GTGTTAGAAATGTACGCCAAGACCCAGTTAGAAATTTCATTCTTAGTAATGTAGATGCTTATACAGAGTTAACCGTGATATTCACTGGTAGATTTGCACATAATAACATTTAGTGGAATCCTCATAATTATAATGAGTAGCTAAGCTTAAATGGTAAAAGAATGAAAAAACTTACTATTATTTAGAATGGTATGAATCAATATTCTGGTAATATACGCGGGCGGGGCGCGTATGAAGCATTTTAGGGATACGATGCAGTTATAACGGAGTTCAGATGATGAAAATAGCATACGGAAGATTAATCGCATCAAAAGAAACTGATGAATATTTATTAAATTTGTGCAAGGAATTAGGTCTAAAAGATATTTAGAAAGAATTTCATATTACTTGCTTATACACACCCGGAACAGAAGAAACCTTAGAAAAATTAATTACAAGAGAAGCCTCGGATCTTGGTGTATAGTTACCGGCAAAAGCAAAATTTAAATCATTTAGACTTTTTGGTAATACTTTAGTTCTTGAATTAGAATGTAAAGAAGCAACTGAGATTTTTAATCAATTAAAACTCAGAGGCGCAAAATGGAAACACAAAGAATTTATTGTTCATTGCTCATTAAGTTATAATTGCGATAAAATTCCAGATCAAAAAGTAAATATTAAAGAATTGGTATTTGATGACTATAAAGCAGAATACTAGAATGATGATATCAGTAAAGATAGTATTATCAGAGAACATATAGCGCAAAAAGAACAGAAATTATATTCTTTAAATGATTATTTCATTCAAAAATTAAATGAAAAATATCAAGATTATAATTTTGGATATTAATAATAAAGGCAGGAAATCCTGCCTTTTGTTTTTCTAGCCGCTGCCTAGAACTCCTTCTACTTGCTCATTATAAGCTGGCCGAAGTTGCACTCTGCGGATTCCTATAAGAGGGAACATTTACTCTTTATTAAAATTTAAAGAAAATCTAAACTTCTTCAGTTTGGTCCATCTATCTAATAATAGGTGTTCTATTTTCAATATAAAGCAATTCACCAGAATGTTGAAGTAAATCATCTTTACGATGAGAATTCCCAGTAGCTTTAATTTTACTTTTCTAAGTGGAATTTTTTAATTCTGGGTTCATAATTAACCCTAATTGTCTAAACCCAGTATTTCCAGGTAATGTTGTCTCCGGAAAATAAATAGAATCCATGTATGCTTTAAATCTAAGAGTATTACATTTTGTTCTGAATACTAATTGATTATCCTAGTCCCAGCTTAATACATTTTTATATCCCCATTTTTCTGGGTTTTTCTAAAGTTCATCTGGCATAGGAACAACTAGGTATTCATTTGTTACTCTATTCACAACAACATCAACTGGAATCGAATACAAATATTCCCATTTATATCCATCTTCCATATCAATCGCATCACCCGTTCCTCTAGGAGCATAAATAGATTCATATTTTGGAGTCCATTTACCGCCAAATTTCTAGCATGTGATTTTATCGGTTGCGATATCAATAGAACATTCACCTTCACTCGGAACATCAACACATCTATAAACTTTAATACCTTCACCCGGTGCGATCTGGTTAAAAATACCAGTATTCACTGCAATAATATCATTAATGTAGAATGTTTTTGAGGTTGCATATCTCTAATCGCCCCAATCCTTTCTTGGAATTACAGCATCAAAATAGGCCTCTGGTATCTTTATAATACCAACCATGTTATTCCATACGTCTACTATACCAGCAGTGTTATCTAGAGGCATCGGTGGGCTAAAATCCTATTCAGTTTCGCGTTCAGACCAAGATGATTCTTTACCAAACTACAAATAAATGGAATTTTTATCAGCGGAATCACCCACCTTGTTCATAAAGTTTACTAAGTTTTGTGTTCTAAATTTAGATGTAATTAACTATCTATAACTTGGCATGATTAAACTTTTTCAACATACGATTTAACTTTGTTAAATGCTTTTTCATCATCTCCAATGTGCCCTGAATTATAATCAAGCATAATTGAAGCAGCGATATTTGCATTTTTAAGTTTTGCAATTAAACCATCTAAAAATGTGTCTGTATTGAAATTTTTTGCATCAGCAACAGTATCTTTCGCAATTTTCATTAATCTTTTTGCATATTCTGTGTATAATGCTCTATAATCATCAGCAGGTTCATCTTTAAATTTTAAAGCTTCTGTTAAATTATCACGTTCAACCGATTCGAATAATTCTGGGAACATGTCTTCAGCATCTAACTTATCCATGTTATAGCCATCTGGTGATAAAATATATTTTTTAACTTTATCTTTAGGGCCAGTGATATCACATTCGTGGCCACGTCTAAATTTAAATTTAATACCAAATTTCTTTTCGGTTTCTTTTTGTTCTTTAGCACCGCCGTCAAAAATTACATCAGCATCAAGTGTAATATTTTTTTCGGTGATTAAAGATTCGTTCATTAATTCTTGCAAGGATTTCATATTTTACCTCTTTATTCCATTTAGATAAATTTATTTAATATTCCAAAATCCTTTTCAATTAATTTATATGCATTACTCATATCTTCTTTTGACATATCAGAAATTTTAGATTGAATTTCTTGTTCAGATAGTTCAACGTATTCAAAACAATATAAATTTGAATCATCTGGGAGTTTATCATATAATTTAATTGATAATTCAATTAATTCATTTACTTTCTTCGCAAAGAATTCATTATTTTTATGATGTTTACGTTGGAAGAAAACTTTTTCAATTTCAATTGGAATAATGCCACGTTTATCTTTTCGATATAACATGCCATTTGCTGCTTGAGCATATTCTGTTGAAGTTTCTACTTCTTTATTCAAATATTTTTCAACAGAATGATAATCTGTTCTTCCGGCAATAGTTTCAGGACTAATATTCCATTGTCTTACAATTGAGGGATATAAGCTTGTGAGGTCATCTGATACAATCCATCCGTATCTCATTCCAATTTTAGGTTCTTTTACATAAGCGCCAACATAAGTTTCTTTTGGATGAGATCTTTTCATTGGAACAATTTTATTTTGACTTAAAAGAGAATTAAAAATAATTCCATCCCATGTTGTTACAGGTGATAATACTTTTTCAAAATTAATATGTGAGTAATATGATAGACTTACCGCTAATAATAAAAATTTTAATTTATTATCAAGCTTTTCAATTAATAAAGTATCTTGAATGTTATAATCACAATAACGTTGAGGATCTTCTTCAGCAAGTTTCCATAAAGGACCATCGTATTCAAGTTTATTTTCGCCAAGTTCTAATTCAGCAATAAAATCTAATTTATATGATGATCTTGCGGTGATTCTGAATTTTTTATATAAAGCAAGATAATCTAAAATAGCAATACCAGCAAATGAATAAGTTTTTTCCGGAAATTCATCATCAGCGCTTGAACCTTCTGCAATTCTAGAGCCAATAAAGCCAAATGGGCTAAAATTAGATGTGACTTTTTCTCCAAATAATTTATTATATCTATTCACCATGTACTGGATATCATAATTGTCAATATTCCAGCCTGTTACAATATGAGGATAATTAGATTTCCAATATGTTAAGTAATCTAATAACATTTCTTGTTCTGAATTAAAATACTTATATTTAGCTCGCTTTAAAATTTCTTTAGATAAAGTACTTTTATTTCTGTCCCATTTTCTAGTTGAAAAAAGCCAGATATCACCTGTAATTGAATCGATGTGAGAAATAGCATCAATTTCTTCTTTTGCTTCATTAGGATATGGGAAACCATTTTTTGAAACTGTTTCAATATCGATAGATGCAATTCTTAATTTACTTGCATCAAAACTAACTGGGCCTGGATATAAATCAGCTAAATATAATAATTCAAGATTTTCTTGCCCAAGTACTTCTTGATTTGCGTCTATCATCAGCCGACGATTATCTCTATATTCTTTAACAGAATTAAAATCAAATCGTTGAACGTTATTCCCGTAAATATCTTGATAACCAGTTTCATGATTACAGTGCAAAAAATACCAAGGATTCATTTGAAATTTTTCAATTTTATCTTGACCATTTTCAAAATATCTGTGATATAAATATTCACCGCGCGAATACACATTTGAATAAAATTTATTCACTTTTTACCTCTTCTAAAGTCGTGAAGAAATCACTTAATTTATTTGTTTTATATTTCTTATCTGTAATAATTGTAACACATTTCATATTAATTATTTCTACAAATTCACCAGAATAATATTCATTAAACACAAATTCATCTGAATAATAATCATACTTAATTGTTTGGTCTTCTTTATTTCTTGCTCGTAAAATAAGTTCTTTATTTTGGTCTTTACATAATACATAATAATTATATTGATCATCATTAGAAAAGACACCAGCATTTACGCTCATCGAAACCAATAAAGCAAATAATAACTTTTTCATAAAATCCTCTTTATACAAAATTGTTCTTAAATAATATAAAATAATTTGCAAATTATTACTAAAACAAAGGTTAACTTTAATGAAATTTCAGAATAAGAAAAGATTAATTGACGTCGGAGAAATTGGTAACGCTTAGACCGGCGATATCATTTTTAATGGTGGCGTAAAAATTAATGAAGTTTTCTAGGATTTGTATAATGTATTTGGTGATAGACGATTACTAAAAGGTAACGATGGTCAAAATTTAATGATCCTTCATGGTACTGGATATTATCAAAAACTTCCCAGATCAGAATATACAGCAGAAATAGAAATCGGTTAGATGCATGATATCAGCACATCTGATGGTCCATTAACAATCAGACTACCGACTAATTGTAAAGCAGGTGAACGAGTAAGAATTTAGAATTTTGATGGTTCATGGAAAAACTTTACTTTATAGGTTGATGCAAATTCTGGCGGTAATATTGATGGTAAGCAAGTACAAAAATATAATCAAGATTTTTGTGAAATTCAATTTGTGTGTACAGATGATTCACAATTAAACGTTCGTGGATGGAAAGCTTTAGTTACTCCGTTATATGGGAATCATTATGTTCCTGTAGATGATATTATTGATCTATAGAGACAACAAATTCTACAAAAAGAAATCTTTAAAACAAAAGACTATACTGCATTAAAATTATTAATTTCTGGCGAAGAGATTATTAATACATCAGAACAGACATATAAACAACTTATGGAAGTTCTTGTTTTAACTGATAAAGATCAAGTATTAAGTACTGAATACGGTGTTTTATATACTTCTCCAGAAAAATTATTTACTGTTGAGTTTGTTTTATCCCAAGATAAATCTACAGTGTATGCAAAAATCTAGTAGAGTTCTACAAAACAACTTAGAATTCAAATTAAATCTATAGAGCAAATCAAAATTTAAAAAAAGGAGGCAATGCCTCCTTTATTTTATACTCTTTCCTTCAAAAGATCATAACACTCTTCATATGTTCCGGCAACAGCGGTTAAAATAGTACCATTTTTATGTTCTTCAACAAAATAATGAGTTGTTAAAATAACATCTTTTATATATGGATGTCCTGATTCAACTTTAGCAACAAAGAAAATTTTATCATCTTTCTTGAATTCTGCTAAAATATTTTCTTTTACAAAAATAAACATAAGTCCTCCTGTTAAATACGAATCTATTTTTATATCTTTACTATAATAATTAACTTTAAATTTCAAATAATGAACTTAAAGAAGCTTTTTTCTCATGTTGCCATCCAATTGCTTCAGTCATTAATTTTAATGGAGCATCAAATCCTTTTTCAATCATTGTGTTCAAATCTATCATATTTTCAAGATCTAAATTAAATTCTTTTGGCGGCTTAGTTCCTGTTGGCCAACCGAACACTTCACCAACTGTATTAGGCATTGTTAATCTTAACATATAGATTTTATCACCTGACTTAATTGGTTCAAGGTCTTTATGATATTGTTGCAGTTTATTATATGCAGCAGCAGCCTTATGGTTTTGCCCTGCTCCTTTTAATGTAACCCATAAATTAGTATCAATATACTTGTCAAATCCATTTACTGATGAAATTTGCGCAATTTGATCTAAAGGTTGGGATCTATATTCTTCTTTAACTTTCTTAACATATTTTTGAAGATCAGATTCATCTTTAGTTAACATAATTTCAATTGCTTTTTTCAAAGCTTTTTGCGCAAATGGTGGTGTACTAGATTTCTGAGTTTCTAATCCCATTACTTTTAGTTTATATGTTAGATGGCCAGTATCATCGTATACTCTATCACCTTCGGAATCCCACACTACTGCTGCATATTTTTTCTTAGCTGTCCAAAATGCTGAACTTGCAATAATTTCGCGGTCCATGAACATTAAATGTTCTAATGAATTCATATATTTATGGAGATCTTGATATGCATTGTCAATAGCAGGCTGAATTAATTTATTATGAAGTTCATCAGCTTTATTAACTCTCTGTTCCATAGATGAATCAGGATTTCTTGATATATACATTTGCATTAACGGGTCTATATTAACATAAGCACTATCGGTATCTTGGTAGACGATATAATCTTTATCATTTGTTTTTAATACTTGGTTTAGTTTATTACTAATAGCATGACCACCCCATTGAATAACAAGTTGACCTGTAGAAGTAACTGCTTCTGCATTTCTTAAATCATAAAATCTAAAGTGATTATTCCCTAGCGCGCCATATAACTAATTGATGAGGATCTTACGCGCATATTGATTTACATATTCTATAATAGAAATACTCGTTAAGTGTTTTTTGGTATTTTTTAATTTTTCTAATGATGGTTTCATATATCCTCGAAATAAAAAAGGGTTTAGAATAATTCTAAACCCAATTATAATTTATTAATCTTAATTAATTACTTTTTAATTTAATACCAACAAACATCTATAACTTCTATTTGCCGATTAAGTTATTCCAATCATCACCACGATTAATCTTTTCATTCTAATCAATAAAAGGATTAACTGATAATGCATATCTTGTCATTAATAAGACGTTATTATGGAAACTCATAGGATCTCTTGAAATATAAATCTATGAGCCATCTTCTTCTTGGTAAGGGCAATAATATAAAGAACCGATAATATCATCTGGAATATATTCTTCATCTTCAGGCTCTTCATCTTTTGATACAGCTTCAGCAATATCAATATTATGTTTACATCCAACTACAAAATAGTCAAATTTGCTATAAGTGTCAATGTAAATTTTGAGACCTGATTTTAAATACCCATGAGATCTTGTCATTTCTGATTCTTGGTTGAAAACAACTAAACCAGCACCACATAATAAACCATACACATCAGGAGATACAATTACATAAGTAGCTGAATATGTTGTGTTCTATAACATTTTCGCTGCTGCAGCACCGATCATAGAATTGATATCTCTACCAATTTGCCATAAAGGGTCAGTTCTTGTTGATAAATCAATAAAACCATTAGTAATACCCAATGCTTTATCATCAAAACGTTTACTTACAGTGATTAATTTACTAATAATATCTTTATTAACTTCATTAACCAAAGCTGTTGCTAATGTATCCTCAACAATTGCGACAGAATCCATTCCATTTGCCTCAAGATCTTGAATTAATTCTTGTGTTAATTTGATCTAAATTTTTCTAGTTCTACATGGAACAACCCATTTACCAATTTCAAATTTAGCTTCAATAGGTGCTTCACCTTCAGTATATGAAACTTCAGCGGCGTCTGAATATAATCTTAATGTTCCATCGATAACAGCTTTTAGCACAACAACTGATAAATCTGCATCAGCACTTAATGTTCCAGCTTTAACTGCGATATAAATTGCATCATTATCAGGCGTTCTATATACTTTATCTTTAGTTACAGATAAACCACTTGATAAAACCGGTAAATCTTTAACTTTATTTTTACTATTTGTGCCAGTAACAGTTAAATTATTATCATGTAATGTTTGACCATCTTCAGTCAAATATTTTAACCCAAAAATTTGTGCTTCTGGGTTATTTGTTTGTTGAATAGCTACCATATCACGGAAAACTCTTGAGGCAACTGTTTTCTATAATGATACTAAGTACGGGCGAGTTCCCTAAATTGCGTTGGTTTTTGTCTATTCTTGTAGTAATTCTTCTAAAATTCTAGCCATTATATGCCCTTATTATTTTGTAGAAGTTAAGTACTCATTTACAAGTAGTAAAAGCTCTGTATATCCAGGAGCAAATAATACTTTATCTTCAGTGATCCAATAATATAAGTTTGTATTTGTATCGCGATAGAACACAATTTTGTCTTTTACTGAAATTGCTTGGTTATAAACTTTTCTAGTAGATGGATCTTTAATTGTTCCAGATAAAATTTCATTTGCTTGATATGTAAAAATGAAATCAAATTTAACACTTTGAGTGCTTGTTAAAATAGGATAGCCAGAAACATCTGTATCAGATTTTTCTTCTGTAGCTGTAGGTTTCTATTCGGTTTCTTCTAAAGTGTCTGTATGGGCTTCTAATTCATCCTAAACAGTATTAGTTTCTTGTACTTCAGGTTGTTCAGTAACTTCTGTAGTTTCTTGAACATCTTCATGATGTTCAGTATCTTCAACTGTTTCGGCAGTTGTTTCAGCAGTTTCTTCTGGACTAGATAATTCAAAGCCAATCACTAATGGCTGAGGCTCATCTTGAATTGTAATATAAAGTTCAACTTTATCTTCTGGGTTGTCAAATTTAATAACAGCAGATTTGTTTAATTTTACTTCTGGCGTTAAAATATTTGCTGTAGTCTATTTTACTTGAGCAGTAATATTTCTTTGACCGGTAATTTCTTTTCCATCTTGTTCAATTTTTAATGGAACTGTATAAACGCCGTTTTCAACGGTATATTCTGGAGTATAGTTTAATCTAATCATTTGCAAATTTTCTCTATTAACTATATTTTTATTTTATTATTTATTATAAAAATAAAGGCGATTTAATAATCGCCTATAAAATTATAAAGAAATCAAATATTCACGAACTGATTCAGCAACACGTTTATTAAAAAGTTTAATTACTTTATCTAATAATGTGATATCTTCAAAATCCTTTTTAATATCTTCTACTGCATCTAACAACGTTTCTTTCACCACATTACCAAATACTTTTTGTAATTCTTCACGCTCAGAAATACCGAGGTGAGAACACACATTCGAAACACGATTTACATTAGCATATCCAATAATCTGTTCTAAGAATTTTTGTTCTTCTTCAGACAAAATAGATTCTTTCTTGATCGGTTTAGATGTATGATTTTCTGAGAATTTTTGATTTTTATTTTTCAGAATAATACGCCCGAATCTTGCGAAAGTAACTTCAGTTGGCTCAATAACAACACCTTCGGTAATATTTTTACCAGTGAATGTTAGTTTTTCTTTATCATATAATTCTTGATTATATTTTAAATTACCGGAAATAGAATCAAAATCATTAGGAAACGATAAAGCTTCATCTAAGTTATTTGTTTGTAACAAAATAACAGGAGATGCTAAACCATAAGTATTTGCTAAAATTTTAACCGTTTCTTTATTAACTGCTAATGGAACTTCAGCATCATCATTAACAAATGTTAAGAAAATGTCAAACAAATAAAATTCTTGATTACCATAGTCAACTTCTTTTTGAATTTTATTACCAGCGGTTAATGTTCCGGCATATTCACCAAATAAATTAACTACTTTTAATGTAGGTCCATAAAAACTACGAAGATAATCGTTTAATTCAGTTACTCGCTGAATTAATGTTTTTCCATTATTTTCTACACGTTTTAACCCAGGCAAATCATAGAAACTTGAAAATTCATCTAATAATTGATTTCTTGATGCGAAAGAAATATTATTATTTTCATCAAAGATAATTTGAAAATTAGCACCATGAATTTTTTCAGAAACAATCCATGTTTGTTCCGGTAAATTCATACGGATATAATCGATTACTTTCTTTTGGGAAGCATTTGTAATACTTGGATATTTTTTAAACAAATTCATATTTTACCTTTAATACGTTACTTTAATTGTTACATCAACCGCATCTAATTCTTCAATCATAGTTTCTTTTAAAAGAGGGAGATCCGATAATAAATCATCAATAGCATTACCAACAATCGTGGCTGGTGTTAATGAAATCAATAAAATGTTATCATCTACGGTATACAATTTCTCTACAACTAGTTCGTAATCCCCAAAAGCTTGACGATAATCATACGGTTGTTCCGGGTCAATTTCTTTGCCATCATTTTGGCCAATCATGTTAGCAATAAATTCAGAATGAATGTGTTTCACTTCATCTCTTGTTAAGCTTCCTTTAGGGTTAGACACATTAATAAAAATCGAAGGTGATAGATTATAAGATAATCTTTGTTCTAAAATCGCAGCCAATTTATTAACTACTTGAATGGAAATCATATTTTCTCCCATTAGAATTTTTTAAGACGTTGTTCAAGAACGTGCTTATATGCTTTTAATAATTCAAATTGTTTTTGTAACAATTCATCCGATGATAAATGAGAACAAACTTTAGCTAATTTTTCAAGTTTTGTTTCCAATTCATCAAGTTCAATTTTAACATTATCTTCCCATGTCAAAACTTTTTCTCGATAATATTTTTCTTGTACTTGATACCCATATACATTCCACATTTTATCAAATGTATTATCGTATGCAACTTTTTTACCAATTTCAAAATCAAAATTTTCTGGATCGATTACCCCAGCATCACCCTGAAAAACATATCCATTTTTAACCGTAATAACGCAATGAACACATCTGCCAGGAACAGTTTTAATATATTGAACATCTTTGATTTGTGATTCTAAAAATTCTTTTGTTAATCTGTACATATTATTTCCAAAATTTTAATAATTTATAAAGTAATGATTCTTCTTTTGTTGGATATTCAACAACAGGTTCCCAAGAAACCTTAACAATATATCTAATGAATATACTATATTCTGCTTTATACCCATTTGCTTTAAAAATTTTAACAAGCTTTTCACATATTTCAACAACTTTTTCATGAAGTCCTAATGCTTGCATATCTATAACATGAAATGGGATATCTCTTTCGTTTTCTAGAAATATGCTAGCTTGATAATCACCTTCTTTTGCTTTATATGCAATTTCTTGATTTAAATCATTAATGAATTTATTAATATCATTAAGTTCTTCAAGAATTTCACCAGCTTTATCACGTAAAGGTGATAATTCTCTAGGAATATTAATATCAATTGGTTTAGCTGTTATTTCAGTCATTTAAAGTCCTTGTAGTTAAGTTAAATATCTATATAACTTTTATATAATAAATTAAAAATAAATTAATTAAACTTATAATTATGATTAGATTCTAGAAAATTAATGAAACATACGGTAAAATCTAGACTCTTGACAACGATGCCTTATGGGAAATTAAAGATTATTGTTAGTTTCAACCAGAAGGCTATAGATTTAACAAAAAATATAAATATGGTGCTTGGTCCGGAAAGATTTAGCTCGTTGGATAGAATGGAGAATTTCCATTAGGTTTACTAAAAATCATTGTTAAATTTTGCGTAGAGTCTAAATATAAAATCGAAATCTCTGATACATTAAAAACTCATAAAGCATTTGAATCAAAAGAAGAATTTGATAAATGGATCGATTCAAAAGAAATTTGGGCTAAAGGTGTTAGAATTGATCCATATTGGTATCAAAGAGAATCTGTTTTTCAAGCATTACAAAAAACCCGTGGAATTATTAATGCGCCTACTTCAGCTGGTAAATCTTTAATGATTGCATTACTTGCAAAATGGTTTTCGGAAAATTTTGATCAAAAGGTATTGGTGATTGTTCCAACTACATCTTTAACTGTGCAAATGAAAAATGATTTAGTTGACTATAGATTATTCAAAGAATCTGATATCGCTGAAATTAGATCCGGAACTTCTCATTTTGTTTATGATAAAACAGTTGTAGTTTAGACCTGGCAATCCGCTCATAAAAAAGACCCTGAATGGTTTGAACAATTTGGAATGCTTATTGTTGATGAAACACATTTAGCTACAGGTGCTAGCATATAGCAAATGGTTAAACTAATGACTAATTGTGTTTATAAGATAGGTTTATCCGGTTAGTTAAAAGATGGTAAAGCAAACATTTTAAATTATATCGGTTTATTTGGCGATATTATTAAACTTGTTTAGACTAATCAGTTAATGGAAGAAGGACAAGTTGCTAAATTAAAAATCAAAGCACTAAAAATTGATTATCCGGAATCAGACAAAAAAGAGCATAAAAAAGATACTTACGACGAAGAAATAAAATTCATTACAAAAAATGAAAAACGTAGTAAATTGCTAGCAAAACTTGCTATTGGGTGTTCTTCAAAAAATAATGATGAAAATACTTTGTTAATGTTTAGATATTAGGAACATGGTAAAATGATGTACGAAGAAATTTGTAAATCATATCCAAAAGAAAAAGTATTTTTTATTAATGGTGAAATTAAAACTAAAGATCGCGTAAAAATTCAAGAATTAGCAGATAAAGTTTCTGGTATTATTATTGTGGCATAGTACGCAACAACAGGTACTGGTATCAGTATTAAAAATCTTTAGAATGTTATTTTTGGATAGCCGATTAAATCTAAAGTAACAGTGTTACAAACAATCGGAAGATCTTTAAGATTACATAAAGATAAAGAATTTGCTACAGTTTATGATATTATTGATGATTTAAGTATCAGATCTGCAAAAACTGGAAAAATTACCCATTAGAATTATGCACTAAAACATGGATTAGATCGTATTAAACGATATAATGAAGAGAAATTTGAATACTAGATTAATTCTTATTAGTTAAAATAAAAGGAGCTTAATTGCTCCTTTTTAATTTGTTATGATGCATCGACACCCATATTATACTTCCCAACCTTCGTTAGAAATAAATCCATCCCAAGCTTCTGCTGGCGAGCCGTTCCATCCTTCAGAAAGTGTGCCACGTAATTTAATAGAATTAATGATTTTACTTAATTCTAAATTTAATAAACCTAATTTACTCATTAAACACTCCTTAACTTAATAATTGATATTCAGAAATCTCATTATTTACTGATTCAGTAATTGGTTTATCATGATAATTTTCATTATCTTTTGTTAATAATTCAACCATTACCTGGGCACAATAACCTTTATGGACTTTCTTGCCCATAATTTCTTCTACATCTTGATCTAATAATTCAGTTTTACAAATAGGACAAATTCTCATTTTATACCTCTAATTCTTTTATCGGATTTTTGTATAATCTTTTTTCATATTTTTCTTCATATCCATAAGGATTTGAAATAAACTTAATACCTTGTTCTTCAAATTCAATTGGGCTATGAATATGTCCAGAAATCCAATAATTTGGCTTTCTTTGTAGATCTTTAAACATTTTAGAACAATCAGTAAAATATGAATAATCTAATAATTCAATTTCCGGTTTCCAGTTTCTAAGTTTTCTAAAATTATCAACAAACTTTTGCAAAGGAGCATGATGTGTAACTACAATAAATGCTTGATCTTTTCTTAATCCTTGTGAAGCAGAAATTAATTTTTGCCAAGATTGATCAAATTCAACAAATGCATCTTCTGGTAAAAATTTTCTATAACCAGCTTTTAGAATCATTTTTCCGAAATCATTCATTTTTAATTTTGCTTCTAACATCGCCATCGGTTCTGCCTTATTAAAATTTGTCCATAATGTTGCACCGTAAATTCTTACGGGTTTATCTTTTATAAACAAATCAATATATTCTTTTTCTAAAAAATATAAATTAGAAAATAATTCTTGTTGTATTGATTTGCAAAAGAATTTAGAATCAGTTAATTGATTTTGGTAATTTTCATGGTTTCCCTTAATTAAAATAACTGGGCAACCAAAAGAACACATATGTCTGATAAATGTGATATATTTCCCTTTAGCAGTTGAGTTATGACATTGACCTATATCACCAGCTAAAATAATTAAATCAAATTCATCTGTTTCTTTAATTTTTAATAACTTAAAAACAGTTTCTTTATCAGATAAATCAGAATCCCAGAAGTCAATATGAAAGTCAGACGCAATAAATGTTTTTAATTTCACTTAGAATTCCCCTTGTTCAAATTTATCCCTGTCTAGAATATTCTTCAATGCAAATCCACGTTGTTTAATTGCTTCTAATGCTTCTCGAATAAAATCTAATTTTAAGCTTAATACATATAACTTCTAGTCTGCTTTTTGTAATTCAGTATCAGCCGCTAAAACAATTTTCAATTCAGACTTTTCATATGATTCCATACAAATACCTTCGCGGCCAGTATAATAATCAAGTCTTGCTTTTAATGTTCTAGATTTTTCATTTTCAGCTTGCTTCATTAAAAATTTTACGTTCTAAAAATAATTAAGCCACTTAGAATACAAGTAAGGATTATTTGCGATTTGCTATTGCAACCCAATTAGATTAATTTTAATATCTTCAGCAAGTTCTTGCTGTAATTGTTCTAAATTTTTTTCCATAATTACATAAAAATAAAGGTAGACTTATTATCTACCTTATAATATAATTTTATTTAAGCTTTGTAACTTTTTAGTTCATTCTGTTATTTCTACGAACATCATCGAATGAATATTCTTTAATCAATTGACCGTTTTCAAATACAAGTTCAAGTTTACCGCCTTCATCTTGCCCTTTTGACAAATTATCAATAAAGGTTTCAGAATCTAAAACTTTTACACGGCCTTTTTGCGATTTTTTCATTCCGCTATCAGTTTTTGGATCTTTGAAAATCGGAACTTCTTTACCGTTAATAATTGCTGAAGTTGCTTTGATTGCAAATCCAAAAGTATCACGAGTATTATATTGGAATGTATATGATCCGATACCTAAGACGATATTACTTGAAGCAAAACCTTTTTCTTTTAATCTTGAAAGAATTTGTTCAGCACGTTCTAAAGTAATAGAATCGCCGTAAATAGCACCGATATGAGGATCTAAAACTTTATATCCTTTATCATTAATATATCCACCGAAAGTTTCATATAAGCACTGAATCAAGCCTTTTACATAAGGTTCATTTGTTACTAATTTGAAACTAGGTTCAAAAATATTTGTACTTGTTACTAAATAGATATCTTCATTAATAATACAATATTTAGGACCAAAGACTGGCGAATTTACATAATAATTAAATGCGTCTTTTAATGAATTGAAGTTAAATGCTTCAGATAAATCTACGCCACAAATAATTTCAACAGGATCGCCAGAATCTGGGCGAATAACCAATTTACCTTCACGATTTAAAATTTTATCTTTTAACGCAGGCAAAACATTTTCAACCACGTTCCAGAAATCATATGTGTCCGATACAACTGAGAAAATACCTTCTTTATATAAATCAAGTAAAAATTCAAATGTTTTCTTATCATCTAAACCGTGTGAACTCATTACAGAATGTTCTGTTGCAGGAATACTTGTTCCAACTAAACCTTCTGCGTTATAATATTTTTCAACAGCAGTAATTGCTGGGATTGTATCAGTTCCAACAAATGATACCAAATGGCCTAATCCAGATAATTCAGCAGATTCTAAAGAACTCATTCCACGCATTGAAAAATCATGACCTTGGAACATAATATGATTATTATTATCACAAGTTTCTTCAGAGTATTTTTCAAAGATTTTTCGATATGCTAAAGAAATAGATGCAGAAGTCATTGGTTGCCATGTAGTGCAGCTAATTAAAGTTTCAAAATAATTTGTTAACCAATAAAATTTAGGATGTGTATTTTCGATTGTCATTACCGGAACTTTAATTCCAACCGCTTCGCCTTCAGGAATTGCTTTAATTCTTAGCGGTAAGTAGCCAAGTTCATGAAGTTCTTTAAGGTGTTCGCCATTGTCTTCAACACCTAATGTATTTTTAATAAATGCTTTATACTGAGCTAAAACTTGTTTTAACGGAACTTTAAAGAAGTTATCATTAAAGAAATCAATTAAGTATTTTTTAATTAAGTATTGAAATCCTAATACAACAACTTGGTCAATAGGTTTTTCATTAACTTTTGGAGCATATTTATTTGTACGAGGAGTTAATGTACTATAAATTACTTCAGTTCCCGTTGGGTATTGCGCTCGATGCGAAATTTTATAAAAATCGCATAATAAAGCAGGGATACTTGATGTTTTTAAAATATTATTCATTAGTCTCTCCTTTATAATTGTAGTCAAATGAATTTGATGTAGTTACTGATTTAAGATCGTCAAGATCTTTTAGTTTTCCTGAAAAGAATGATCTTTCAAGATGCGATACAATTAAATGAAAACCTGGAATAAACCAACGTTTTTTAATTTCATCAATCGCGCCTATAAATGTTCCTCCATAAGAACAAATATCATCCACAATAACAACTTCTTTATGGTCGAAGTCATTAACATCAGATAATACTTTCAAGTCAAACGATAATAACTTACCGGTGTTAAAATCTCTGATTTTTTCAATTGAAATTGCGCCATAAAATTCATTTGCTAAATGACCATAACGTTTAACCGCGGTTTTATCTGGAAAGCAAATTACATAATCCTTTAATGTTTTTCCAAGTGGAATTTCTGCTATTTTAAATGAATTATAAATTAACGAATCAATTTTGTTAATATTTTCTACATTTTTAACAACATTCAATAACATATCTGAATGAGCATCATTGACAATTACTTTTTCAAATCCCAATGAATTTATGAAATCCGCTGCATATTGCAATGAAAAGAATTGATTAGGTGTTTTTACACGGTCCATTCTTGCGTACGGAAAATACGGAATATGTAATTCTTTAAAATTTTTATAATAAGGTGGAATTCCAGGCATACCTTGTTTCATGCTTTTGATTTTTTGAACAATAAACCATAAAGTCATAAAATCTTTATCATCTTTATAATGCCATTTGATAACAACATCTTTTGATTTCAAAATTGCATTTAGATTTTCTTCTGATAACTCAAGAATTTGTTCTCCAACAGGGTATTCATTTTGTATAAATTCCGTTCCGTTTATCGTAATCATAAGATCTCCTATTAAGTTAAACAAAATAATTTGAATTTTAATAATAATAATTAAAGAAATTACTTTTATTTGTAAAAATAGTATCATCTAGAATGTACTTTTTCATCTTAAATGATAAATTATATCAGATAATATCTAGAATGCATTCTAGAGTGTTCTAGATGCATTTATAAGATTTAGTAGAAAATCTGAATAAATATTCAGAAAAACTGAATAATTATACGGTAGTTTAATAAAATCAAATAGATACACTATCAAAAATTCTATCATAAAACTTTATTCCTTTCTAAATCAATAGGTTATGCATTAGAAGTTAAAAAGTGCATTTTGACTAGTATAATAAGAATTAAGTTCTGCCGGTTGGGTTAGATATATAGAAAAGAGACTGGAATTAAAATCTTGATATACAAATAATAGAAATAAATAAAATATCAGATTGGAGCTTGCTCCGTTGACTGGAAACCAGTCAACTAATTCTAGTTTTATAGAAAGGTAAAAAGGTATTTGCTTTAATGAATATATTTCCTAATAAATAGATAGCTCATAATATAAGAGTAGAATTTCCTTAGTTAAGAGATCAGACTGTTGCTAGTTCATGGGCAGCTCAGATGACTCAGTTACCTTAGTTTACATTAAATGCTTCTCAGATTGCAAATGGTCCTTGGATGATGTCTAGTATTCCAGCAGCATCAGTACAGTTTGAACCTATCACAATTTAGTTTTTACTTGATGAGAAATGGCAAGTATACGAAGAAATGTATAAATGGGCTCTAGGTGAAGGTGATTATATCAAAGGTCATTAGAATGAAATAACTACAACTCCTAGAGATATGCTTATTCATGTGTTAGATAATAAAAATGAAAAGATTGTAATGACATTCAGATTTTCTAAAGCATTTCCTAGTATGTTTGGTGGCGTTGATTTCGATTACACAGATGAGCAATCTACATATAATAAACTTCAAATAACCTTCCAGTATGCATGGTTTACTATTGAGAGAAATGGCGAAACATTATATAAAGCTAAATTCAAGAAATAAGTTAATTAAAAGATCATTTTGTTATAATTAAAATTATTTTTAGCAAGGAGATTTTATGGTTATTGTATTAACTGGTCAAAAACGAACAGGTAAATCTACTGCAGCTGATTTCTTCAATAAGAAGGGATTTAAATCAGTTGCTTTAGCAGATGGATTTAAACGTGATTTAGCGTTTACTATTGATAGATTAAAATTTTTAGGTAGACCGTTTAGTTATCAAGACGCGAATGGCGAAACTGAATTTGATAGAGAAGAAAAGATTTTTTCTAAATTTATAAGCGAAATTATTGTTCAAGAAACTTTTAAAAGAATTTTAGGTGACGATCAAAAATATTATTTTGTTGATGATATTATTGATGAGTATTTTGATTCAGATGAACGAGAAATGTATTCATTTCGTGAATTGATGCAAATAACTGGTACTGATATTGGTTGTGATGAAATTGATACACAAATTTGGACGAAAAAAACTATTTCAGAAATTATTAATTCTAAAGAACAAAATTTTATTATTTCAGATTGTCGGCAAGATCACGAGTTAAATGCATTTCGTAAATTAGGATTTAAAGTTTTACATATTAAACGAGATACAACAGGAATTGTTGAAACTGATACTCATATTACAGAAAGACCTTTGTTAATCAAAGATAATGATATAGTTATTAATAATAATGGAACTTTAGATGAATTTTATATCAAGTTAAATAATTTTTTACACAAGGAATAAAAATGGACCAAACTCAATTATTATAGCAATTACAACAACAAAATGCTGCGTTAAAAATTCGTGTATTTGATGCGGAAGAAGAATTAAACCATATCAAAACAAATATACAATCGTTTTTGAATGGTGTTGCTGATTTACTTCAACAAGATCAAATTACTCTTCAGACTGTTTATGATTATATTAAAGAGATTCATCCTGAATCTCAAAAAGAAGCAACTGATACTAATAATGATAACGGTGAAACATTATTGTTAGAGGGTAAAGAATGAGTAAAGTAAATTATGTTGGATGTAATCTTGGTAAAGTTGCTCAACAGATGATTTCTGACCTTTATAAAGAATATAAAATTCCAGAAGAAAATCAAGTTAACTTAGACGATTTACATATTACTATTTTCAAGTCAGCTGAATTATTTGATTTTGATGACGATGAAAAAAATCTTTTAGAAGCTTTAGATTTTAATGAAGTAGAAATTGATTATTGGACACCAACTGGCAATCAAATGATTCTAAAAGTTAAATCTCAATTTTGTAATGATATATTTGAATCGTTACAAAAAATTGCGAAACCGATTTATGATGATTATATTCCTCATATCACAATCGCAAGAGATTTACCGGTTGAAGTATTAAATACTTTACCAGAAAGATTAACTAAAGTAAAATTGAAATATTATCCAATTATTACAGAAGTTTATTCTAAAGTTCTTTAACAATTTAAATAATTTAAAGTTATATTAAACAATAATATGGTATTATAGATCTGTAAACAACAATACGGATCTATAATTTAAACAATATAATAGATTACATGCAGCAACAAAATAGTACTGTTGATTATTAGGTATATAAAAAGAGTGTAATCTGTTATATTGTTTCATAAGTCCTCCTTGTTGTTTAAGTTGAAACGATTTAGCTTGCAGTAGTATAAAATACAGCAGATCTTATATTAAAATAAGAAATTTTCATTTTGGTTGAAAAAAGTTCGAGTAACAGGTCTTGAATTAAAATAATAAAATCTGGAACTATGCAAGCTGTTTTTAATTTGGTCCTATGGTATAGATTGGTTAACATACTGCGCTGTCACCGCGGAGTCACGGGTTCGAGCCCCGTTAGGACCGCCAATTTCAAAAACAACTATAAAAATTTAGTGTTTTAGCGCTGATGTTCAAGGTTATAATAAATTAACTACAAGGCCTAGTTGTTCACTATTTATTAAATGCCCCGTTAATTCAATTGGATAGAATATTCGCCTTCTAAGCGAACTGTTGCAGATTCGAATTCTGCACGGGGTGCCAAATATTTTAAATCAGAATACTAACAGCAATAATTATTTTTATATTTTTCATGGTTAGATAGAACGATAAAACAGTATTCTGTTTTAAAATATTTCATGCGTCTATGGTATAATGGTATTATTCTTGGCTTCCAACCAAGTGATGAGAGTTCGATTCTCTCTAGCCGCACCAAATTATAAAATAAAAGTTTATACATAATTTTGTATGATATAATAAAACAGAATTACGTAATCGTGAGTGAACCACGTTAATAGTTCGGTAAGAGAGGCAAAGTACTCCTTATGGCTAAAACAGAGGTGTAGTTAGTAAAGACAATGTCTAAAGTCGAATTACTAAGTTTAATTTTATATTAAATGGTTTATAGATACCCAAACGAAATCTAAGAAGACACGTATTATGTATTCTTTTTGCAGTATTTACTACAAAATTTTACTTTAGATTTTCTTTTATTATTAGTAGAAAATTCTTTGTTACATCTATCACAAATGTATGTATATTTTGGTTTGTAATTTTGATACATTTCTTGTAATTTTTTATTAGGAAAATTAACTTTAAACCAATTGAACATAAAATCTAAATCTTTCTTATATAATATTTGTATATTATATCCTTGTGATTTTGCAGCATTTAATTTTAAATCTACTAATGGGGTATGAAATCCTTTTATTTCTATGATTGTATTATCTCCTAGAATAAAATCTGGATAATATTTTTTATTATTATCATATAAAATATAGAAATCACATCTTTTGAATTTTATATTATGATGTAAATTATAGATTACCCATAGTAATTCATATGTTGACCCGCAAAATATATTGTTATAATAACCCTGGATAGATCGACCACTATTTTCTCTATATCCTCCGGTGTTACCTTTATTAACATTAGAAATATGTTTCGCAGCACATTCTAGGGAACAACATTTTTTATTCTCTTGACATGGATTGACATACATAATTTTATTACAAATAATACAATTTTTAATAATTTTAGGCTTCTTTAATTTTTCGGAAGCTTCTTTAAATTTAATCTAATTTTTGATAGATTTCTATAATTTTTCTTTATGTTCTTTAGACCATGATCTGCTATTAGCACATTTTCTAGAACAGAAAGCGCCGGATTTATTATGTAGTGTTTTACATTTAGGACATTCTTTCATAATATTATTTTAAATAAAAAGTTATATATATTGATTATTTAAATAAAATCAATTTAAAAATAAGGGTTCGATTCCCTTACGGAATACCAAATAAAAGTTTACATACATAAATTTTTATGTATTATTAAAAAGAATTTTGGATTAACTACAGCAACTTAATTAGACTTGACTTTTAATCAATAATCTAGAAAGAATAATCCGTTTTATTTGGCTCAGTAGCACAATGGTTAGTGCGTTCGGCTGTTAACCGAGAGGTTATAGGTTCAAGTCCTATCTGGGCCGCCAAAATTTATTCTATTGAGTCTATGGAAGACTGGCAGAGCGGTCTAATGCAGCGGATTCTAAATCCGACAACCGGACGTATCCGGTTCCCGAGTTCGAATCTCGGGTCTTCCGAGAAAATTTTAATTTTAGAGTTTTCCCGGAAGATTAAAAATGATTGAGGTTAGACTATTTTGGAATAGTAGTAGAAATATTTCTATTTGTATAAAATTACAAATTTAGTTAATAATAAAATTTATATCGGTGCTCATTCAACAACAAATTTAAATGATAATTATATGGGCTCTGGTAAGCTAATAAAATTAGCAATTAACAAATACGGTATTAATAATTTTAAAAAAGAAATTTTAGAATTTTTTAATTCAGTTGAAGAGTTATATAGCAGAGAAAAAGAAGTTGTTAATCTGGATTTTGTGAAAAGATCTGACACATATAATTTAATTGTAGGCGGAACTGGTTAGTGGTTTTACGTTAATAAATTTGTTAATTCAAATGAGTTTATGACTAAAATCGGAAAACTTGGCAACGAGGCATTTTCCGCTAAACTGAATAATGATTCAAATTTTAAAAATTCTTGGAAAATAAAAATATCTAAAGCTAAAAAGAATTTTTATAAAAATAATCCGGAAGCAAGGTTTAAAAATAGATATAAACATGATGGTTTTAAACATTCCGAAGAAACTAAATTAAAAATGAGAGAAATAAAAAAGAAAAATCCTCCGGTAGGAGATAAAAACTCTCAATATGGCACGATGTGGATTTGTAATTTAGATTTACAACTAAATAAAAAGATTTCAAAATATGAACAAATTCCGGATGGTTGGATTAAAGGCCGGAAGGTAAAATAAATAAGTGTAAAAAAATACTAACAGCAATTATTTGTCGCTGAATGTCGGCGGGTAGCTTAATTGGAAAAGCAGCAGACTGAGAATCTGTATATCTTGGTTCGAATCCAAGCCTTGTAAATAGTATTTTGTTTTTAATTAAAATGAGTTTTATTAAACCAGAATTCGAACAGCAATTATTTTCTTAAATTTTCCTGGTACGAAAAGGGTGTAGGTTCGAGTCCTACTGCGGAATTTCCGTATGGTGTAATGGGAGCATGTAAAAGAAAGAATCCTGATTTAATATAATTTGTTATTGCGATGAATTAGAGCTGGTGCACTAACTGGTCTCATAAGCCATGATTAGGTGGGTTCGATTCTCACCATCGCAACCAATAGGCCGTTAGCTCAGTCGGTAGAGCAGTTGACTTTTAATCAACTGGTCACAAGTTCAAATCTTGTACGGCCTACCAAATTTATTATTTTCTCGGATTAGCTCAGCTTGGTAGAGCAAAGTCTTGATAAGGCTTGGGTCACTAGTTCGAATCTAGTAACGAGAACCAATTTATGTGGCGGTATCATAAATGGTAATGATCTGGATTGTGATTTCAGAATATGTTGGTTCGAAGCCAACTCGTCACCCCAAATAACTATAATAATATTTGTACCTTAAAATTTTATGGAGTAGCTAATTTTGGTTACTCCTTTTTATTATAAGCGGAGCACAGAATATAATATGAAATATGTGTTTAAATTATTAAATCAGCCTAATACAGATTTAAATTTGAATTTAGATGATTTGTATATCGGTGAGTATCAAAAGAGCATTACAGGTGATCTAGTCATCAAAATTACATCAAATATTCAAGAAACTAAATCGTATGATTTTTTAATTCCAACTGATAAAGCAGAAAAACTTTATACTTGGCAATAAAACTATTTACATTTGTTAAAATTTTTGGTATTATATATTTCTATTAAACAACAAAGAGGAATATAAAATGGCTTGGAATGATGGATATGATAGTTGGAGAACTGCAGAACCAGAACCAACAAAAGCTGAAATGTTTTCAGAAAAATATGTTGAAGAAAAATCTGAAGAAATTGTAAAATTTTTACAAGGATATGATGAGTTAGATTTATGTGAATTTGTTGATTGGGATAAGTTATCAGAAGTGTTATCGGAAAAATCTGAAGAAGCACGACAAGATGCTAAAGACCAAGCAAAAATTGATGCATATGAATCTAGATTCGATTACTAAAGAAGGTGGCGAATGCCACCTTTATTTTTATGCTAATAGTTCTTTATATTCTCTAGTTCTATCTTCTAATCCAATTGTGCCGCCATTAACTCTTTTTGTTAATAACACAAAATCAGAGATTCCCTAAAGTTTATTTACATCCCAAAAGAAAACACCAGTCAAGACAATCAATTTAGCTGAACTTAAAATTTTATCGGGATTTGATAAAATTTCTGGGTCACCTAACCATTTCTAAAATCTTGTGTAATTATCTTTTCCTGTTAATTGAACTACACCACGACCACGATATTTCCAACCGTCGCCCGTAGATGCAGGGCCATTTCCCATTCTGTTTGCATACACAATATTTGCGATTCCAGCTTGGTCGGCTTTTTGAACAATTACGCCTGCTTTGTTTTTAATGTAACCATATTTCTATGATGTTATTCCTGGAAAATATTTTGGAAATGTTTTTCTTAAACCATCAGAAGAGTAATTTAAATTTTCCTAAAATTTCTAAAAACCAGCTGATTCATGGGCACATTGAGCAATAAACATGGCTAACTGATTATCGGTCTAAATACCAGCTTTTTGTACATTCTAAATGATCTCCTGATAAATTCCGGGTAATGCTTTTGGGTATAATTTGTTGAACTTTTGTTCTGTTAATTTAAAAGCCATAATCACCTCATAAAATTAAAGGCAGATAACTTGTTGCCATCTGCCTTTATTATTTAATTTTAGTTATTTATTATTTTGTGATTTATGATATTCGATACACTGAGAAGATTCTGGGTTTTTACAGATTTGATCTTCCATTTCAAAATACCCAGCGGCACCTAATGCTAATAAAATAAAAATTAAGTATCTGTATTTGTACAGAAGAGCTGATGCCTTTTCAGAGAGATCTGCAATTTTTGTTAATAAACTGCGGTTATCATTAAATTTTACGTTTTTCATATTGAACTCCTAGTTGTTAAGTTAATTTGTTTTTGTTGTAGATATAATACTACTTTTATCAGTTGATGTAAATAGAAATTTTAAGTTATTTTTAAAATTTTTTCATTAAATTGATATAAACAGGAGGATTTATGTCAAAAGTATATTTTATTTCAGACCTACATCTTGGTCACCGAAACATTCCGAAGTATCGTGAACAATATGGTGATCAATTTAAAACTTTAGAATCCCATAATGAATTCATTATCTCTCAGATTCAGAAAACTGTTGGGCCTCGTGATACATTATGGATTTTAGGTGATACATGTTTTACTAAAGAAACGCTACCTTTATTAAATGAAATTAACTGTGTTAAACATTTGATTTTAGGAAATCATTGCACGGAACGACTACATATTTCTGAATACTTAAAATATTTTAAAGATATTCACGGAATGTTTAAACATAAATCCGGTATGTGGCTGACGCATGCTCCTATTCACCCAGATCAATTACGTGGTAGATTTAATATCCATGGTCATATTCACGGTGATAAATTAAGTATTCAGTCATGGAAATATTTTAACTGCTCTGGCGAAAATATTAATTTTAAACCGATTGAACTTGAAGAAATTCGTGAAAAAATTTGGAATAACTTTTTGTTGAGTAATCAAGATATTTTAACAGAAACAAATATTTCAATTCAAGATATTTTGATTCATAATGGATTTACAATTCATAAAGTAAACAAAATGTTAAATAAAAATCTTTCATTACCTGAGGTAAAGCATGAATCAAAATAAAGAAGTAAAAGTTTTTAATAATCCATTAGGTATTCCATCAGAAAATATCAATGGACTTATTTCAAATGGTGTAACAGATAGCATTGAAGTTTCCTCAATAAAATCTATTATCACCAATTATATTAAAGGTAATGATTTACCTGAACACAAAAAGCTTCGATTAATTGAAGCAACAAATAAGTTAATTGTTTTACTTAACTGATGATAATATGAATTACTTAGCAATGATATTAGGCGCCGTGATTATGTATGGCATTATGGAATTTTTCAAAAAACACAAAATCGTTAAAAAGGATGACAATGAATGAACAAATTAAACGTATCAATTATTTCTTTTGTGCTACTGGCTATTGTCGCTATTTTTGCAATCGGTTCATCGATTTATTCTGTAGATGCTGGCGAGACAGCTATCGTTACCAAATACGGTGAAATCGTTGACCAAAAAACATCTGGATTAAATTTTAAATCACCAGTTGAAAATGTTACATTTTTCAGTACACGCGAAGCTAAAGTAGATTTTGGCGATTTTGATAAAACTAGCGGCGATGTTATTTCTGGGTTGTCTGCTTATACTGCAGACCAACAAACCGCAACCGTTGCTTTAACTGTTACTTACCAGATTCACGATCCAGAACAAGTTTATACACGATACAAAACAACAGAAAACATGATTAACACTTTGTTGTCACCTAAAGTTCGTCAACAACTTGAAATCGTATTTTCTAAATATACCGCTCAAACAGCAATTCAAAATCGTGGTGAATTTGGTGCAGCATTAAGATCTGGTATTCAAGATGCGTTTAAAGGTTATCCATTAATTATTACTGATGTTCAATCTGTTATTAATTTCTCAAAAGAATATGAAGCACGTATTGAAGCTTCTGTTAATAAAGATGTTGAAATCAGAAATAAAGAGCGTGAAACTAGAATTGCAATGGAAGAAGCGCGTGCTCAAAAAGCAAGAGCTGAAGGTGAAGCCGCTGCAAGATTAGCATTAGCCGAAGGTGAAGCAAAACAAAAAGTTGTTCAAGCGGATGCTGATGCTCATGCAATTAAAGTTAAAGGGGAAGCTGAAGCTGCAAATGTAAAAGCAATGGCGGATGCTTTAGCGAAAAATCAAGAACTTGTTGCTTTGGAAACTGCTAAACGTTGGGATGGTAAATTACCAACATATTTACCTCAAGGTACTATGATGCCATTTATTAATTTACCAAATATGCCTCAAGCAGTTCAAAAATAATTTTATAAAATCTTAAAATAATAGTTTACATCCTCATTTGTTCTTGATATTATAGCTACATCAACAAACAAATGAGGATTTTTTATTATGAAAACATTAGAATTTAAAAATGACAGCGAAGAACTTATCGTTGAAAAATTTAATGATGGATCTGTAGAATTGTCTATTGAATACGAAACGCCGATTTGGGCTTCATCGGATTCCCCTGCTTTTGTGTCATCATCATTTACTCTTCCAAAAGAACAAGTCGCTTCTCTAATTGAATTTTTAACCAAAAGTTTAGAAGGAAAATAAAATGGGTGGTAATGCATTTCATGGTTTATCCAGAATGACTGAAGCTGGATATATTTTTGCTACAAATGTAGTTGCAAAACATATGAACCTAATTGGTTTACATAATTCTTATTTTCCAAAAACATTTAGAAAAGAAAGTTATGGTGATGTTGATGTATTTTTAAAATGTGATGATAAAACATTATTTGAACAAGATACAGGTCTTTTGAATATTATTGACAAAAGAACAAATGGTGATTCAGTTCATTATCTTTGCGAAGTTAAATTAGATTTAGATACATCATTTAAATTCCAGGTTGACTTGAATTACTGTGATAATCCATTATTCCAAGCTGAATATTTTTCTTACGGTGGATTATGTGTATTTTTAAGCTTAACCGCAAAAACACTTGGTTTAAAATTTAATAATAAAGGGTTATTTTTAGAAAAAGAATACATTAATTTAAAAGGTCGTAAAGAAGAACCTATTACAATTTTAATTGATAGTTCTTTTGATAGAATCCTTAAAAAGTTGGGATTCAGCCCAGTTGAATTCAGTCGTATAACTAATTTTGAAGAAGCTGTTTTATTTTTGAAAAAGTCGAAATACTTTAATGACTATGAAATTTTAGATGCAAAAATTAAACAAAAATTTGAGTTATTAGATTATTTCAGAAATAACTATTTAAGATTATCACCAACATATAAAAACGATTATTCTTTTTCTGTTGAATCTGTAATTAATTATTCTTATTTAGCATATAAATTGCGTTTTGAAATTAAACAACGACGAGCTAAAGAACATTTTAATAATCGTTTTAAATTTAACCGAGTTTATAAATTATCAAAATATTTACTTAGAACACATAGAATTAAATGTGAATTAACTAATGAAGATATTGGAAATGTAATTCGTTTATCAAAACAGCGATATTATATGAACAAATTAAAATATGAATCACGAGCAGCATTAAATTGTTTAATCTCATGCGTGATTACAGAATATTGTGCAGCAAATAAAAGTTATTCTTAATCAAAACAGATTAAAATAAAAATCTCAATTTCCGATAAACAGACAAGAAGGATAAAATTATGTCAGCATTATTTCAAGCATTAACTGCAACCCCAACAGTATATACTGAAAATGGTATGCCAACCCTAGCCACATCTGGTAATGAATTACTTGATTTATTTGGTATTATTGGTAATCGTAATTTCAATTTTGAATATAACAATCATAAAATTGAAGTTGCAAAAACAACAGATCCTGTATTAACCGGCCGTTTATTTTTATGGGCACGTGATTGCCGTGGTGGTGCAGGTCATCGCGATCCTATCCGTAAATTAATTTTAAAATATGCAGGAAGCGATTTAAAATTTGCATTAGCATTAGCTGCTAAATTGCCAGAAGTTGGTTATTATAAAGATTTAATTTATCTTTATGAAAACACCTTCTCAAAAGATGAATTTGTTGCATTTAAAACTGGTATTGTTGATTTAATCATCATTGAGTTAACTAATGCATTAAAAGAAAAACGTTTTTCATTATTAGCAAAATATATGCCTCGAAAAGGTCAAACTGCTGTAATGCTACGTAATGAATTGAAATTATCGCCTAAACAATATCGCAAACTCGTAGTTCAATTATCAAAAACAGTTGAACAACAAATGTGTATGAAAGAATGGGATAAAATTAAATTTGAAAATGTTCCATCTGTTGCAATGATGCGTTACCGCCGTGCTTTTGAACGTCATACTTCTAATTATGAAGAATTCCAAAATAAAGTAGCAAAAGGCGAAACTAAACTTAACGCAGCACAATTAACACCGGGCGAAATTGTATACCAAGTTGAGCGAACTTCTCGTTCTGAGAGCACTCAATTAACATATTTGCAAAATGCGTGGAATTCATTACCGGATTATCTTGATAATTCAACTGAACGTTGGTTACCTGTAATTGATGTATCTGGCTCAATGACAACTCAAGCGGGAAATACAAATATGACTTGTATGCAAATTGCAATGGGTTTAGGTGTATATTTGTCAGAACGTAATAAAGGAATCTTCCAAGAACAATTTATTACATTCTCAAGTAATCCAGCTTTCGTTGATATGAAAGGTAAAAAATTCCAAGATATCAAAAATAAATTTGATTGGATTGCTCGTCAAAACTGGGATATGTCAACAAATTTAGAACGAGTATTTGATTTAGTATTAAATGCAGCTGTTGAAAATTCTATTAAAGAATCTGAAATGCCAACAAAAATTGTTATTTTCTCTGATATGGAATTTAACTCTGCAACACGCAATTCAAATGATCGTGCGTTAACAATGATTAAACGTCGTTATGTAGAAGCTGGTTATTCAATGCCTCAATTAGTTTTTTGGAATTTAGCTGGTCGTGGTAATAACATGACAGTTAATATTAACGATAAAGGTACTTGTCAAGTTTCTGGTTATAGCCCAGCGGTGTTGAAAAACTTAACTAATTTGGAAGCATTTACTCCAATGTCTGTGATGCTGCAAACATTAGGTTCAGATCGTTATTCATTTTAAAAGTAAAGGAGGGAAACCTCCTTTTTATAATGGAGAAATAAATGGAAGATAAAGTTGTTGAAATGACAGATGAAGTTGCTAATAAATTAATTGAAAATATTCAAAAATCCATTGATAAAGAAAACAATACAGAAGTAAAAATTTGGCATGATCCTAATACAGATATGTTAAAAATTGAAACCGAAAATTATTCATTTTATCAAAACGTTTGGGATTTTTCAATTAATGATGTTATTGAGTTGCTTCAATCATTAGGTCATAGTACATTCTTAAAGGAATTTAATTACGATGAATAAGTTAACAAAAGAACAAACTTTTATTTCAATGGCTTTGTCAATGGCAGGTTTATCGAAATGTGTTTCTCATAAGGTTTGCGCTCTAATTGTTAAAGATAACCGTGTAATTTCAACTGGTATTAACGGTACTGCTCATGGTAGAATTAATTGCTGCGATTATTGCGAAACCAAAGGATGGTTAAATGATGACGGTACATTAAATCAAGTATACCGACAAGATCATTCTAAATGGTCAAAAATCAATGAATTACATGCGGAATTAAATGCAATATGTAATTCAGCTAGACTAGGAATTTCATTAGAAGATTCAGAGATGTATTGTACATTAGCTCCGTGTACAGATTGCGCCAAAATTATTAGTTCTGCTGGGATTAAAAAATTATATTATTATAAAGAATATGACAATCCAGCTCAACAGGATTTATCATGGAAACAGATTCTAGAAGAATCTGGTGTTAAAGTAGAAAAGGTTGACTTATGACAAATAAATATGATAGCTTAACAGAAGCTCAAAAAACTAAAGTACGTAAACATTTATCTGGTTTATTTTTAAATGGAAATGTTTCATTCAGATTTTACAAAAAGGATGGTACACTTCGCGATTCTGTTGGCTGCTTAGATCAAGCAGTAATGGAAGCAAATAATGCTTTACCTAAAGAAAAATCTGAATCAGAACAAAAACCAATTAATTTAAATGTGTTTAAGTATTTTGATTTAGATAAAAAAGCATGGCGATCATTTAATTTATCATCCCTAGAAGATGTGATGGAAGTTAAATTTGATGATTTGATTGATAAAATTATTACAAATCCTTAATTGGATTTTAGGTTCCGGAATTTATTCCCGGGTTTTATTAACCCTTAATTATTAAAGGTTATTATGTCAGATAAACAATTTCATATTGTTCCCCTCGCTATCGGTGAATATGTTGTTCTAGAAACATTTGCAATTCATCCTGATAATTTAGAAGAAACGACTGATTCCGGTATTGTGATTTCAACACAAAAACAGGATTTCTCTAAAGCATTGCCTCGATATGCTAAAGTTGTGTCGAAAGGTTCTTTAGTTCCTGACTCAGAATTAAATGTTGGTGATTTTGTTGTATTTCCATTAGGAGGTCATGCTTCAAATATTGAAGATCCTCGTATTGTAAATGGACAAAAAATTACTGAAAAAGAAAAGCGTCAATTTTCATATGTTCACTGGAAAAATATCGGCGCACGTTATATTCAAGAATAAATTAAAAGGAAAAGAAAATGTCATATATTGATTTAGAACGACCAAACGCGCCAACTTTCGAAACTCAAGAAAAAGTTCGCAAAATTATTAAAGACGCATTAACTGCACAACGTAAATACTACGATAAAGAATGGCCTAAAGATCAAGGAAATTCTGTAATTGATATTTTATCTTATGCAGTTGATAATATTGCTGGAACTAAACGTGTGTTATATTCATTACCTGAATTCACTGGTTCTAATTACTCTGCAATGTATCATTTAGCTCATGCTAAACGTTTAAATCATTCTGTAGTTACTTTCTTGAAAAAAGAACTTGCGTTTTTGGCACCAGTAGAACAAACCGAAACTAAATAATAAGGGAACAACAAATGGCAAAATTAAAAGCATCAACAAATAAAAAAGCTCGTTTTCAAATTTACGAAAAAGAAAATCGTTTTGCAAAAAACAAAAAACGTGATTTAGAACGTCATTTAAAATTACACCCAAAAGATGAAGTTGCAAAAGAAGCGGTTAAAAATATTCCAGCAAAACCAAGCCGCAGTACGCATGTATCATCTGGTGTTCCGGAATTTAAAGAGATCACTAATAAAACATTAGTGAAAGGTAAATGGATTGATGTTGTTGAACGTAAGATTCGTGTTAGCCGTTTAGATAAACAAATTGCTAAATTAGTTAAACGAACTTTAGTATTCAAAGATCCAACTTTAAAAGCTAAGGATGAATTGTTTAAACAAACCTCATTAGCAAATGGTTTAAAAACTGCTCATGAACATTTCGATCGTATTCGTAAAGAAAAAGAAGAACGTAGTAAGAAGCAAGTTAAACCTGCTGGTAAATTAAAATAAAATATGTAAGGAAGCATTTGCTTCCTTATTTTATAGAGGTATAAATGAAAAAAGTTATCATTACTGATGTTGATGGTGTATTATTAAAGTGGCAAAGTATGTTACCATTTTTCGCCCAAGAAAAAGGTATTGATTTGTCTGAAATTTTGAAGTGTCAATATACTGAGGAATTCATTCATACTAAAGATCTCTTTAAATGCACATTAGACAGAGCTAGAAAGCTTAAACATGAATACCATAATTCTAATTGGATTCGTCATTTAACAGCTTATAATGATGCTCTAGAAGTGTTGAACTCTTTAAAAGATGAATATATTTTTATTGCGGTCACAGCTTTAGATAATACAGACACTGCTTTAGAAAATAGATCGTATAACTTAAATGTTTTATTCCCGGGTGTATTCTCTGAAATTCATTTAACTGATAATGATAAAACTGGTGCATTTACTGAAATTATTGTTAATCAGAGTAGAAAAGGTAATGAAATTGTTGCTTATGTTGATGATTTACCTGATCATATTTTAACATTCAGAGAAACATATAAAAATTTAACGCGGGATGATTTCCCATTCGAAAATTTATTTTTATTAGCAAGAGGCCCTAGAGATTCATTTTTTAGCTATGACACCGAAAAATATAGAGATTGTAAAGTGAATAACTGGTATGAAATTAAGGAAAAATTATTATGAGTTTAAAAGAACGACTTTTAAAACGAAGCACATTAAAATCAACAGCAGTTTTTGCTGAACAGGAATTATTTTAGTTCGATAAAATCCCAACAGAAGTCCCGTTAATTAATTTAGCATTAACTGGTAAGTTTGACGAAGGTGTAACTCCAGGTTTAACAGTTTTAGCAGCGCCTAGTAAACATTTTAAATCAATGCTCGGCCTTGTAATGGTAGCAGCATATTTAAAAAAATACGATGATGCTATTTGTTTATTTGTAGACTCTGAATTCGGCGCATCTAAACAATACTTCAAAAATGCTGGAATTGACCCGGAAAGAGTTATTCATATTCCAGTTCTAAATGTTGAAGAAGCAAAATTTGAATTAACTGCTCAGTTAGATGAAATTCAAAAAGGTGATCATGTTATTATCTTTATGGATTCTATTGGTAATCTTGCGTCTAAAAAAGAAGCAGATGATGCATTAGATCAAAAAAGCGTCGCAGATATGGGGCGTGCTAAACAAATTAAGAGTTTATTCCGTATTATTACACCTCATTTAACTTTAAAAAATATTCCGATGGTTGCAATTAATCATACAATTCAGACTATGGAAATGTTTTCTAAAACTGTAATGACTTCTGGCACTGGTGTTATGTACAGCTCTAACACAGTTTTATTTGTAACGAAAGCTCAAGAAAAAGAAGGTACAGAGCTTGTTGGATATAATTTCACGTTAAAAGCAGAAAAATCTAGATTCATCAAAGAAGGCTCTAAATTACCATTAACGGTAACATTTGATAAAGGTATTAATAAATATTCCGGTTTATTTGATTTAGCTTTAGAATTAGGATTCATTCATAAAAATTCTGCAGTAAGTTATTCAAGAATGTTTTTGGATAAAAACACAGGGGAATTAGTTCCAGAAGATAAAAAATGGCGTCGTAAAGAAGCCGATTGTAAAGAATTTTGGGAACCTATGTTAAATGATGAATACTTCAAAGAAACAGTAGAAAAACATTATTTACTAGATGCTCCTACATTTTCAACATCAGAAGCAGATGAACTTGTAAGTGAAGATGAATAATTTATCATTTCAAGAAATCCAAAATTATATTGAGGAGTTAGAACGCTCCTCTTATAAAATAGTTATAGATGGCATTAATGTCTATATTATTGATATGAAATACGTGAACGGTAAATTGGATTTATCTTATATCTGTTTTGACCAAAGATCAAAAACTCCAGAATTTGATTTAAAAATCAGAACAACCGTTCAAAGTTTAATTAATAAAGAAATTCAACAAGGACAAAAATGGTACAGCATCTTATCTTCGAAAATCTATGCTTTAATAAAGATTATTAGAAAACGGTTTGGCCTTTCCTAAAAAAAGAATATTTCAATTCCAATCAAGAAAAGATTATTTTCGATTTGTTTAATTCTTATTATGAGAAATATAAACAAATGCCAAGTAAAGAATCTTTGTTAATTGATTTAGCTGCTAAAACTGGAATTAATACTGCAGATCATGATTCTGTAAAAGAAACTATTTCTTCTTTTAAAGAAAAAACAAATAACTTGCAATGGTTAATCGATACTACAGAAAAATTCTGTAAATCACAAGCAATTTTTAATGCTCTTTCAGAGTCTATTATAATCCAAGAAAACTTTAAGAAAGATGAATCGCAAAGATCTTCTAAAATCCAAGATATCGGTGCTATTCCAGATATTCTTAAAAATGCTTTATCAGTTTCTTTTGATAGTTCTATTGGTATGGACTATTTTAACGATGCTGAAGCTAGATATCAGTCTTATATTCAAAAAGTCGATAAAATTCCATTTCAACTAGACATCCTAAATAAAATTACAAATGGCGGTGTTGAAAGAAAAACATTAAATCTTGTAATGGCTGGAACTAATGTTGGTAAATCTATTTGGTTAGTAAATATGGCATCCCAGTATGTACAACAAGGATACAATGTTTTATATATCTAGATGGAAATGTCAGAAAAAGTTGTTGGTAAACGTATTGACGCAAATGTTTTAAATGTATCGTTAGAAGATTTTGAAACATTAACGAAAAATACATTTTTAGATCGTTTTAGCAATTTATAGAATACTAAAAAACTTGGTAAATTATTCATTAAAGAATATCCTACATCAAGTGCTCATGCTGGCCATTTTAGAACATTATTAAATGAATTATCATTAAAGAAAAATTTTGTTCCTGATGTAATTTGTGTAGACTACTTAGGAATTTGTGCATCCTCAAGAATTAGATCTGGCGCTGAAAACAGTTATGCTTTAGTTAAAGCAATTTCTGAAGAAATTCGTGGTTTAGCTGTAGAACAAAATTGTGCCGTTTGGTCTGCTACTCAAACTAATAGAGGCTCATGGGAAAATTCTGATTTTGGATTAGAAGCTATTTCTGAATCAACTGGCCAAGCAATGACTGCTGATATGATTTTGGCGTTAATTGAAACCGAACAATTAGCTTTACAAGGTCAACAAATGGTTAAACAGCTTAAATCTAGATATGCCGATAGAAATCAGAATTCTCATTTTATTTTAGGTGTATCTAAATCTAAACAAAAATATTTTGAGTGTGAAACTCAACAAGTAAATTCACAACAAAATAAAATTGAAGAGACTAGTACAAAACTTGAAAAACAAGTTATTCAAAATAAGCTTCAAACATCACAAGAAAAACGATCAAGTATGGAAGAAATACAATGGTAAAATAGTTAAAACAATTAGTTGAAGAAGTTGTAGCTGGCGATGCTGGCGGGAATCCTCAAAACATTGCAGCGGGAACGAACTCTGGTGCAATTGTAAATAAAGGCCCAGAAGTTATAGGTAAAAAGAAAAAGATTAAAGAATCTGATGAAACAAAAGATTCTGACAAGAATAAGTAATTTTTTAATAAAGTCTATTGTATAATTATTATATGATAGACTTTTGTTTTAATTATTATGAATGATAATTTATTTTTTGAAATTCAAAAAGCAATAGAAGTATGTTCTACTTTTGATAGATACCGTTTGGTTCGTTGGAGCCCACTTAAGCTAAACTGCAGATGCCCTGTTTGTTCTGATAGTCAGAAATCTAAAATAAAAGCAAGATTTTGGGTAAATGAAAAAAATGGCGCTTTATTAGTGGGTTGTTTCAACTGCGGTTATCATTCAAATTTTACTTCATTTTGTAAAGATTATTATCCAGAAACATTCAAAGAACTGATGTTTCAAAAATATAATAAAGATAAGCCTAATGATCAACCTAAACCAGAATTACCAAAAGAACATGGTAATTCGTTAAAAGTATCTGAAAAATCAAATATTGAAATACAAGTAAGAAAATATTGTAAATGTGTTAAAGAATTGCCAGAATCGCATCCTATTGTAAAATATATTAAAAACAGACAAATTCCTGAAGAATTTTATGATTACTTTTGGTTTACGGATAAATGGCAAGAATTAGTTCATAATATTCAATCAGAATCATATAAAGATCCTAAACCTGAGTATAGATTGGTGATGATTATAAAGGATTTTGATAAAAGATGGACTGCGATTCAAGGCAGATCATTAGAAGATAATCCTAGAAACAAGTACATCACTATCAAAGAATCAGATACTGCAAATAAAATTTTTGGATTAGATAAAGTTGATATTAATAAAACAGTATTTTTAGTTGAAGGTATTGTAGATTCTTTGTTTATAGATAATGCAATCGCTATTACAGGCGGTTCATTAAACTTTGACGAAATCCCGATTAAAAAAGAAAATCGCGTATGGTGTTGGGATAATGAACCTTATGCAGAACATACAATAAAACGAATTGAAAAAGCCGTAGAAAATAATGAGAACATTGTGTTATTTGATAAAACTCAATGGTCCTCAAAAGATATTAATGACCTGATTACAAAAGAACATATTAGTCAAAAAGAAGTTAATGATTATCTTAAGGATAATATTATAAATGGTCTAATGGCTCAACTTAGATTTAAACAATGGAGAAAAGTATAATGTCAGAATTTAACAGTTGTGCTTCTTTAATTAATAAAGAAGATTACGAAAAAGCAAAATTAGAATATGAACGCGAATTAATCGCTGGTCGTGATCCTTTATGTGTTTTGTTTGGTATGCAAAAATCATTACAAGATAAACTTGCTGATTCATTAGGTCGTATTCCAAGAATTGAAGATATTAAAACCAAAGGCCAATTATATGATTGGATCGAAGACCAAGAATTAGCTTTACGGGATGAACATCGTGAATTAGTTGAAGCTATCGCTGGTATGGAAAAACCTGAAAAAGATCGCTCTGCAATCTGGAAAAAATGGAAAGCTAAATATAACGAAATTCGCAATGAACCTATTTCTAGCTTAAGTGATTTTGAACAAAAAGAACTTAAATTTGAAATTATAGACGCCCTACATTTTTATATCAATAAGCTATTAGCACTAGGCATTGATCCAAAAGAAATGTTCATCCTTTATTATCTAAAAAATAAAGAAAATTTTGCAAGACAAGAACGGAACTATTAATATGCAAGCTAAATGGAAATCACCTTTAAAGTATTTGCCTACAGAAGGTGCTAGAACTATTGTTTTATATTATAAAAATGGTTTCAAAAACACAGAAAATAATTTAGAATTTTGTTGCTGTGTATATCAAAAAGGTAAATTTTATTCTATTGAAACTCAAGTTTCAAAGGATGTTTATAAATGGGATTATTTAGACCCGCAAAATTCTTTAATGGAATTTTGGAAAAGCCTTAAATTGCCTCAACTAAAAGAAGGTCTTACAGTATGAAATCATTTATCTTTGATACAGAAACATTAGGAAAATCACCTGATGGTGTAATTCTTGATATCAGTTGTTTAGTGGTTGATTTAGATCAAGTAGAAAACCCTCCTAAATTTATGGATTTGGTTAGAGCTGGTAAACAGTGGAAACTTGATGTAAAAGATCAACTTAAACTTGGCCGCAAAACTGATCCTAAAGTTATTGAATGGTGGAAAGGTAAATCTGATGAAGCTAAAAAAGTTTTAGTTACAAATGGAACTGAAGTAAAACTTAACGATGCTCTTGATGAATTTAGCTTATATCTAACATCAAACGGAATTGACCAAAAAACTTCATTAGGTTTTTGCCGTGGAATGTCGTTTGATTTCCCATTACTGGTTCATAGTTTAGCTCAAAAATATAATCAAGATACTTTTGAATATGAACCATGCAGATTTTGGAACCAACGAGATATCAGATCTGTTATTTCTGGTTTATTACTTGATGATAAACGAACAACTACTCCGTTAAGAAAAGGTATTCTCCAAGGATTTGTTAAACATAATAGTTTACATGATATTGCAAAAGATGCATTGATGATAATTTATGCTAAACGTTATGCTCTTGGATTAGAAGAAATACCATTAAATGATGACGTAGACCCAGAAAGTTTGTAAAATCTTAAAAATTTTTTGAAAAATCTATTTACATCCTCATTTGTTTTTGGTATTATAGCTACATCAACAAACAAATGAGGATTTTAAAATGAAAACAGAGCGTGATTTAGTATTAGATTTTTTTGATGCAACAGAGATTTCTCCGTGTGGATGCAAAGCTGTGGTAAATAATCGTTGGGAATTTATTACAGACTTAATCGTTAAATACCGCAGAAATCAAAAATCTAAACAAACTGCAAAAATCAGACAACAAAAAATCGTAGCTGAATTTAATTTAGTTAGAGATACCTTAGTATCAGAAGTCGAAGATTTTTGTAATGATTTATTTAGAAATAATGAAGATATCGTGGTTTTTGTAAATAGATCATCTGTTAATGTGTTTGACCCAATTACACAAACAACAGTTTACACAATGTTATCACCTATTTCGCATTGTATTTGTTTTAAATCAAAAACAGTAGAATTTTCTGCAATCAAAGATTTAGCTAAATCGTTAAATTATAATGTTGCTAAAAGTAAACATGAAGAGTGTATGGTAAATCAGTTAAAAGAAACCCGTGAAGTAGCCGAAGCAATTTTCGATATTTTATTAAAAGTTCGTTATGAGTAATATTCAATTTATTTTACAAAAGCTTAAACAGAAATGTTCTGATAAGGTATTTGAGGAAATCATAACAGATATCAAGCAGTTAAATGAGGACCAACGAGCTGCGTTGGTCACCTCTATTAATATTTTGTATAATACAAGAGATTCTGTTTGCATTTCTGGCCCTGCTGGAACTGGTAAAACATTTTTAACTAAAGTTTTATTAAAAATTTTAGAATCGTTATATGATTCATCTAAGATTGCGTTATCAGCACCAACTCACCAAGCTAAAAAAGTATTAGCAAATAGTTCTGGTAGAGATGCATTTACTGTCCATTCATTATTTAGAATTCTGCCTAATCTTGAAGAAGACCGAACAGAATTTACTCAACGGGGTGATGACCTTCCTAAATTACAAGATATTTTATTTTTAGTTATTGATGAAGTATCGATGATTGATGAGAAGTTATTCAGAATCATTTACGAAAAACTTCCAATGAATACACGAATCATTGCTCTTGGTGACCCTTATCAATTAGCACCAGTGAATTCAGAGTCAATCTCATTATTCTTTACCCACAAAGATTTTACTCAAATAAAGTTAACTAAGATTATGAGACAGTCATCTGGTTCGCCAATTATTGAACAGGGTGATAATATTCGAAGACGAGTACAGAATAGTTTAGTAACATCAAATGATGGAAAAAATGGAATCTTTGGTTTTAATACTGAACGAGAATTTTTAGACAAATATTTAAGTATTGTTAAAACCGCGGATGATGCTATTGATAACAGAATTATTGCTTACACTAATAATAAAGTTAATGAGCTGAATAACATTATCAGAAAAGTTATTTACAAAACGAATGATCAAATAGTCAAAGGTGAATTACTTGTATTACAACAAGCAGTAATTAACGATAATGAATCGGTTTTCGATAACGGAGAAATTTTAAAGGTTCTTAATATTAAAGAAAAACACCAGTATTTTTTCTTTCCTGAGTCAAAAGATGAAATAAAGGTTAAATATTATAATATTGAAGTATTATCTTTAGATACTAGTTGTTCTCATTTTATTAATATCATTTCTGATGAAGACATCGGCGATTTTAATTTTAAAATGCATTGTGAAGCTTCACAATTAAAATTAAGAAAGAAAAAACAACCTTATATTAGACTAGGCCAAGAGTGGAAAGAATGGTGGGCAAACAAAAATTTCTTTGTTGAAACAAAACCAATTTTTGCATCTACTGTTCATAAAGCACAAGGTGTTAGTTTAGATAATTGCTTTGTTTATCAAAATGATTTTGATAAAGCTAGATTAGTTGATAATTATTATCAGCTATTATATGTAGCAGTCACTAGAGCAAAGAATAATATTTATTTTGTATAAGAAGTTCTGGCGAAACTTCTTTTAAACTATAATAGGAGAATAAAGGATGAAATCCTTAAGGTTACTATCGAAATGTTTAATTGTAATTGCTAGTTTAATTACTTTTAACGTACACGCATCGGGGTCTAATCATAATAATCCAAAATCCTGGGAATTTTCTAAAGACCAAATTAATGTCTTAAAACATGTTAAGCAGAAATGTAATTCTAAAGGTGTTAATGGGGATTTATGTGCTGCGATTGTTTGGCATGAATCATCTGCTGGGAAGAATAAAATCGGTGGTGGGTCTGTTGGAAATTTTCACAATCAAGTTAGTACAGTTGTGAATAGAGAAAAAGAATGGAAAAAGATTAATGATTCCAGATACTCTGGGTTTGTTTCTAGATCTGCTGTAAAAAGTAAATTATTAAATTCGATGGATTATGAGGTGAAACATGCATCCGCTCAATTAAGTGAATGTAAATCTCATTTGTCAAAGATTAATAAATTTAATAATCAGAATATGTTATCTTGTTATAACGGCGGGTTAAATGGATATAAAATTCCGGCTGCTAAAACGTATGCAAAAAATGTTTTAAAGAAAAAAGATTATCTTAAACAAAAAGGAGTTTAACTGTGTTGAACTTTTTAATTCAGAATACTAAATTTATTCTAGTTGTTTTAACACTTCTATTAAGTGTATAGGGATATTTTAATTATCAGCAATAGGTTACCATTAACTCATTAAATCAGCGTATTCTAGACGTTTCTAATGAGCTTAAAGAAGCTAAATTAAAAATATCCAAGCTTGAAGAAATTGAAAAATTTAGAGTAGAGCAAATTAACAAATGGGAAACCGAATCATTAGCAAAAGAAACAGAACTTGCAAAAGCAACTGCTAAAATTTTAAATCAACAAAACCAATTAGATTCTTTATCTAAAGATAAATGGGAAAAGATTGAATTTACTAATGATTGTAAGAAAGATATTAATATTCTAAAACATCATGCTTTAGATATTAAAGGAAAATGGAAATGAAGAAGTTAATATTTTTATTTTAGATTGTATTATTAGGATGTATTTAGTGTACATAGAAGCCTAAAGTACAAGTTGTGAAGGTTCCTGTTTATAGTTGCCCTGTGGTAGAAATTCCAGAAAAACCAAATTTAGCATTAAATGATATTAATGAAAAATCTTAGGATTCATTTGTGTTAAAATCTTATGGCAGATCTATAGATCAACTTATAAATTACTAGAATTCACTTATAAGTATTATACAAAAACAAAATGAGTTATCAGAGAATAGTAAATTACATCAAAATGATAAATGACATCAAAAGAGATTTAAATTTACTTAAAGAATATGATATCCACTTTGAATATCAAAACGGGCTTGGATTTATTTGTTCAAGCCCGTTCTTTTTTAACTTTTATTTTTTAATTGTTCTTTTTGATGGCGGTTATCAAATAAGAACATATAGAAATGGGTTACTTGAGCATAATTTCAAAGAGCAAGAATACTTTTCATATTTTTTAATTAAAGATATTATAAACATTATCAACAAGGAAATTCAATATGAGCTTCAGTAGACCAAATAATCTTTGGATCACCGTTGGTATTTCTGGTTCTGGCAAAACATTTTACTCTAAATTTTTAACTAAAAATTTTGATTTTGTAAATGTTAATAATGATGATATCAGAAGAAGTTTATTTGGTATAGATCATTGGGATGAATATGATTTTAGATTAAATGAAAAATTAGTTGATAAAATTAGAAAAGATAGTATCAAGAGATTAATTGAAGATTCTAGAGATATTATAGTTTCTAATATTCATTTAACAGAAAAACATCTTAGATATTACAAAAAACTTGCAGAAGATGCTGGGTATAATTTTAAAGTTATTTTGCTTGACACACCTATTGACGTTTGTTTAGAACGAAATAGTAAAAGAACTGAAATGAGATTAAGAGATGAAAGAATAGTTAGTCAACATGTAGAATTTTGTAAAATATATCAAATTGTTCTGAAAGAATATAATTATGAAATTATAAAATGGAGAAAATGATGTTAGAAAAATTTTTGAAATTAAAAGAAGATTCTATTTTATATACAAGTACTATTGTTGACGAAATTAATTTTAGGCTGGATGAAAAGGATCGCATACCATTTGCTCCATTTAAGGAACTTGGAATTACTCGTCCAATTGATTATATTAATAATGTAGAAAATCTATTGAATTACATCTCTGATAATTATTCTACAAAAATAAATCCGGATCTCCCGTTATTGTATGAATTAAACTATAACGATAAATTAACTTTACAAACTTTTAAATTATCAAATTATAATAAGTTGTCTAGCGAAGTTAACCCAAAAATCAGAAATTACATTTTTGAAGTCGTTGATTACTTTAAGCGTAATGGGATAACTAATTTTGACGGTAAGATTACATTTTGTTTTAATAAAAAAGACCTATTTGTTTACTTATTAAGGGTTAAAGAAAACGATGTAGACTGATTTAAAGCAATTAAAACAAATAGGGTTTTAGTTTTTAACCGATGTTTAGTTAGATCAAAATGGTTTATTACAAATAAACAAAAATGATGTAAAAAATTAGGTTTATGCTATTTACATCAATGATACATTAGTTTATATTGGTAAAACAAAACGATGGAGAAAACGCTGGGATACTTATAGAAATGCGGTTAATTGGGTATCTGGTAATTCATCAAATGTTAAAAAGACATCTTTATTAACAGAAGCTATAAAGCAAGGAAATGTTATAAAGGTTTATTATAAACAAGCAATTTTTTAGTATTCTTTTAAAGATTTTGATAATAATGATCTTATTGTTTAGTCATTATTAGAAGAAGAAAAAAGAATGATTAAAAAATTCAAACCAAAGTGGAATATTCAACATGCCTAATTATACAGCTAAAGAAAAGGTAAAAATGTTATCCTTGTTTGATAACCTAATGGAACTATGTTCTGATGAAAGCAATACATTTTTCTTTGTAGATACTACAAGTTCAATGCAATCTAAATTCCGAATTTTTTCATATTATATTGCAAGTTATTCTGAGTGGTTAAAACCAGGTGCCTTAGAATGCCGCGGTATTATGTTTGAACTTGATGACAACAATAATCCTATTCGTATTGCAGTAAGACCGCCTAAAAAATTCTTTAATCTTTTTGAAAATCCATTTACGGAAGATATTAAAGATGATCAAGTCGGTTTAGCTTTTAAAAAAGAAGATGGCTCATTAATTAGTTCATTTATTGATAAAGGCGAATTGTTTTTAAAATCTAAAGGTTCTTTATTTTCTCAACAAGTTTTAGATTCTCAAAAATGGTTATATGATGAACGCCGTAAACCTTTACTTGAATGTTTAAAATGGTATGCAGAAAATGATATTACTATTAATATGGAATGGGTATCGCCAGATAACCGAGTCGTTTTAACATATGATGAACCTAGACTTATTATTTTAAATGCAAGAAATAATATCACTGGTGAATATATTGATCTTGAAGATTTAGTTAAAGACCAAACAGTTAACCAATATATGGTAGATAACCATCCATTTGAAACGATTAACGAATTAATTAAAGAAGTTCAAGAATTAAAGGACCAAGAAGGTTATGTTGTGTATGATTCAAAAGGAGCAGAACCTGTATTTAAAATTAAATGCCCATGGTATGTTCATTTGCATTCTGTAAAATCTTCTGTTAGTTCTGATAAAAATTTATGGGAAGCTGTTGCTGAAGGTGTTTCTGATGATATTAAAGCACTATTTGAAACAGATAAAGCATCGTTAGATAGAATTGCTAAATTCGAATCTATTTACAAAAAACAATTTTCTTTTGTTTATAAAACTACAACAGAAATTTATAATAAATTGCGTGGAAGCAGCCGTAAAGATTACGCAATTGAATCTCAATCAATTTTAAATGAAATGGGTTGCCCACAGATGTTTAATATTGTAATGCGTTTGTACTTAAATGGCCCAGATGAATCAATCGTTGATTTGATTAAGGATCATTTAGTTAAATTTATTGATGTGTATTTGGAGTTATAATCATGATTGATATCAGAAATGAAAATGCTTTGCCTATTAGTATTACACTTATTAAGAAAGTTCAGAATGAATACGATTTACAAATGATGAATGCTTCTATGCAATTCAAAACTGCGATTGACAAAAATCAAAGCATTGAACGACAAGTTTTCGGTTATCTTAAAGGAAAGGAAATTTTTACAGGATCAGTTGATATTATTATTACTAAATTTAGCAGAGATGCTTTATTGAAATTAATGAATCATGAACCTAATCAAAATTATACTGAATTGGTTAAAGAATTTCAAAAATCTGAAGAAAAGGTTTTGTCTTTATCGGTTTGGATTAAAAATGAAACTAAAATCGAATTGTTGGAAAATTGTTAATAAAAAGGGATCGTATAGATCCCTTTGAAGTTATTTAGGCAGCTTAGATTTATTTCGCTTCCATGCATACCAACCAAATAATCTAACAAATAAATGAATTAAATGACGGATTCCTGCAGCAACCTTATCATCTTTCATTGCTTCGTAGAAAATTTTATCAGCTTCTTTCCTAGTTGTGTTTTGTTTTGAATACAAATAATCATGAACAACAGCAGATTTCTAATATCTACCAAATGGAGCATATAAAAACCATAATGCTCTAGGAATCTAAGCTAAATCTGTTATAAATCCTTTAGGGACCGTAATAACCTCATTTGTTTTTGTTACTGTGTAAACAACATCTTCCTTAAGTTTCCATTTAACGTTAGTATTGCTAATTGGTAACTCTTCTAAAATAAGATTTTTTGTCTAAAATCCCATGATTTTCTCCTTTTATAAACAGATATTTTATTTATATTATTAAGTTCAAATAGTATTTTGATCAAAAAATGACCATTTAAAAGATTTTTCTAAAATTTCTTAAAATAACTATTTACATACTTCAAAAATATGATATTATAGCTACATAAAGTTAATCAACAAGAAGTTAAGTTGAAAACTTAAAAAAAAATTCAAATAACTATTTACATCTGTGGATTTCTGATATAGAATAACCACAATAAAACAACAAATGAGGGCAACAAAATGACTACTTCAATCAAATCTGTAAACCATCACGAAAACTTTGTTAAAGCAATTGTTCCATCAGAAAAACAAATTGCTAAATTAGCAGAATTTGGATATGATGAAGAAACCACAAAATTATTCGTAAATGCTGTTAACTGGATTTCTGTAAATGACAACGATCGCAAATCAATGAAATTTTTCAAGAAAAATCAACCTTTAGTTGATTTAGGTTTAGCAGAAACTTTTGAAGAAGATGGTAATACTTACATGCGTTTAACTAATAAAGCAGTTAAAGTAATGCAAGGCCGCAAAAATAAAATCAATGTATCATCTGAACCTCGTCAAAAAATTAAACAATCAAAAGGATATACTGCAAAAGCAGAAATTCCGGTTGAAGTTCAAGAATTTTTAGACAGAACTGGTTGGTCAGTTCGTTCAACTGAATTAATGAAACCTACTTACAACCTACGTGTTCATAAAGAAGGTTCTGCTCGTGCGATGCTAGTTGCTATTTATGAAAATGATGTTAAATTCTGCTTCTTTGGTAAATATAAACAAGACATGATGAATCATGTATTAAGTTTAATCCCATCTGATTTAGTATTACATCAAAAAATGTCGAACACCTTTGGATTTATTTTAGTAAAACAATCAGATTTAGTTAATTTAACTGAAGAAATGTTTACATTTTAATAATTAATTGGAGGGAAACCTCCAATATTTTTAGGAGTAAATATGTTAATTATTAAACACGGCGATATTTTTGAGGAATTTAAAAATTCTACAAATTGCATTTTAGTTCATGGATGTAATTGTTGTAATATTATGGGTGCTGGTATCGCAGCTGCTATTAGCATAAAATATCCTATGGCGTATGATATTGATAAAGCTATGCACAATTTACCAAATAATAAAGTAAATGAATTAATGGCAGGTAGATATTCAATTGTTCCAGATTTCTCAAATAGATGTAAGTCAAATTATATTGGAAATCTTTATACTCAATTATTTCCCGGAAAACATTTTAGCTACGACTTATTCATTTCTTGTTTACATAATTTAGAAAAAGAAGTGTTAAAATCGTTTGGAATCAAAAAGATCCTGATGCCTGCTATCGGTTGCGGTATTGGCGGAGGCAATTTTGATTATGTAGTTAATATTGTTATGAATTGGTGTAGATTTAATGTTCCGGATATTGAAGTACATTTATATTATCCGCAATAAACTATAAGGTAATAAGATGACTGATTTTAAAGTATTAACTGACCGAGATCATATTTTGCTCCGTCCTGCAATGTATATCGGTTCAACTACATTAGAAGAACACCAACAATTTATTTCTGGTAAATGGACGGAATTAAAGTATTCTTCTGGTTTAGTAAAAATCATTAATGAAATTATTGATAACTCTGTGGATGAAGCAATCCGTACTAAATTTAAATTTGCAAATAAAATTGATGTGCAAATTGACAATGAAAAAATTAGTGTTGCTGATAACGGCCGAGGAATCCCACAGGATTTAATTGAAACTCCTGAAGGTGAGAAATTATTAAGACCCGTTCTTGCATGGACTAGAACAAAAGCTGGTAGTAATTTCTCTAACGATCGCGTTACTGTTGGAATGAATGGCGTTGGCTCAAGTTTAACAGCAATTTTCTCGAAAGAATTTATAGGTATCACATCAGACGGTAAAAATGAAGTTCTGGTGCAGATTAATAATAATGCTGATGATATCAATTGGACTCAAAAGAAAAGTGCTTCTATGGGCACTACAGTGTCATTTAAACCAGATTTAAAAAGATTTGAATGTACAGAAATTTCTGAAGATGTAGAAAAATTAATTTTAGAAAGACTCCAATCATTATCTGTTGTATATCCAAAAATTAAATTTTCTTTAAACGGTAAAAATGTTAATTTGAAGTTAACTGATTATTTTGATCAATTTGGGTTAAATGTTCAATACAAATCAGAAAATTATTCTGTTGCATTAGCTGCTTCTGAAGACGGGCTAAAACAAAACTCATATATTAATGGGCTTTATATTAAAAATGGTGGTTCGCATCAAGATTTCTTTTTAGACCAATTTTGTCAAGAATTATTGGTACTAATTAAAAAGAAACATAAAAAGTTAGATATCAAGCCTGCTAGAATTAAAGAGTGTATTACTTTTGTGATGATTGGTTCAAATTTTAATAATCCAAAATTTGATTCACAAACAAAAGAACGATTAACAAATTCAGTTTCTGAGGTGAAGGAATATTTTAATTTAGATGAGAAAAAATTTAAAAAATTCGTAAAAGAATTTTTTGAAACATCTGAATTATTAGATCCTATTATTGAATCTGCATTAGCTAGAATTTTGGCTGCAGAAAAGGCGCTAGAAACAAAATTAGCTAAAAAGATCAAAAAGGTTAACGTTCCATCACATATCAAAGCAGGACAGAAAGAAAATAGTATTTTATTCTTAACAGAAGGTGATAGTGCCATTTCATCTTTATTAGATTCAAGAAATCCAAAAATTCATGGAGGATTTCCGTTAAGGGGTAAAGTACTTAATACATTTGGTGAAACTAATGCAAGAATTTTAGAAAATAAAGAACTTGCGAACATTATTAATATTCTTGGATTAGAATTTAACAAATCGCCAATTGAAATCGATAAACGTGGTAATGTTATTTGTAATATGAATTATGATTATATTGGTATCATGACTGATGCTGATGTGGACGGTGGCTCTATTCAATTATTATTATGTTTATTCTTCTCTAAATGGCCTGATTTGTTTAAACATAATAGAGTAAAAATTGTTAAGTCGCCTAGATGGATTTTAACATCTAAAACTGAATCGTTATTCTTTTATACAGATGAATCGTATGAAGAATTTTGTAGTAAGAACAAAATTAATTCATATGAAATTAGATATATCAAAGGTCTTGGTAGTTTACGTAAACATGAATATAAGAAAATGTTAAATGAACCTTTCTTTGTTGATGTTAAGTTAAATGATAATTATCAAGATTGGTTAGATATGTTATTTGGTAATAATGCAGATTTACGAAAAGATTGGATGTTAGAAGGAATTACCCCAGCAGAAGTTAAATCCGCTCAAAATAATAAACAAAATATTTTTGAAGGTTTATGATGGAAGTTTATCAAAATTTATCCGGAGATCACACAGAAGGAATTGAAATCAGGAAAGAACAGAATCTCGTTAAGCTTACTGTTGTTAATTTTAATAAATCAGTATCTGTTTATTTGTCTGAAAAACAAATCATAGAGTTACATAAAAATTTAATCTTGGTAACTCAGTCATAATTCTTGAATGGTCAATTTTTAATCAATTGACCATTTTCTTTTAAAAATCTATTTACATCACTTTTGAAATGTATATAATAGACCTTGTTAAATCAATTTATTAATGAGGACTTACAAAATGATTAAAACAGAAAACCAAAAACCAGAAAACAAAAATTATGAATTATGCGCTGACATCTTAGCAACATTTTCGATTTTAGAAAAATGGGGATTTGATAGTATCACAAGTAATTTATCTTTGTTTGCTGAGGTGTTAAATGAATTAGATTTCAAAACCTTTAATGGATTACCGCTGAATTCATCGAACTTATCTAATATGTTCCGCCGTTTATCTAAAAAAGAACGTGAATCATTATTAGAAGAATTCAATTCTGGTTTCAGATCATTCCATTTAATGCAAGAACAAAACACAAGAAACATTATTCACTAACAGCATGTAGGAGAAATTAAATGATTATTAATCAACCTAAATCAGAAATCTTTGGCTCACAGGTAGAAACAAATAGTTTTTCTATCAAAAGTTCACCAAAAGCATTCCAGATTTTGTCATCTAATTTATATTCAAACAAAATCCGTGCTGTGATTCGTGAATATTCTTGTAATGCATTAGATGCTCATCGTTATGCTAAAAAGGAAAAAGAACCATTTCAAGTAACATTACCATCTGAACTGCAACAAAATTTTATTGTTCGCGATTTTGGTAATGGATTATCGGAACAAGAAATTAAAGAATTATTTACCACATATTTTGGTAGTTCAAAAGACCAATCAAATGATTTTACTGGTGCATTAGGATTAGGTTCTAAATCTGCGTTTAGTTATACAGATTCATTTAATTGTACTTCTTATCATAATGGAACTAAATCAGTTTATTCATTATTTTTAGACCAAGGTGAACCTAAAGTTACTTTGATGTATCAATCAGAATCAGATGAACCGTCTGGGGTTGAAATTAATATTCCAGTTCAATATAACGATATTTACTCATTTGAAAATGAAGCTCAAATTGTTTACTCTGCATTTGATGTAAAACCAATTGGATTTGATAATAAAACAGAAATTCAATATTACTTTAAAGACTTTGGTACAATTAATTTACAAAAATCTAGCATTAGTCGTGATGAATTCGCTGGTAAATACATTTACGCTAGAATGGGTAATGTTTTATATCCAATTTCATCAGAATATACAAAAAATTATAGATTTAATCTAGAATTATATGGATTTGATTCTTGGTCAAACATCGTATTTGTTGATTTTAATATCGGTGAATTAGATATTGCCCCATCTCGTGAATATTTATCTTACGATAAAACAACGAGTGAAAACATCGACAATAAATTAAAACAAATTTTTGAAAATACTATTTCTAAAATGGTAGAATTCCATAAAGATGAAGTCAATAAGGAATCATGGTTTAAATTTGGTAAATCTATTGCAGAAATTACTATAAAATGCCATGGGTTATCGCGATTTACTCGTGCTTGTCATTGGATGGCTGATTCGCATGGAATTCAAAAATATCTACTTAGTTTATCTGAAAAAATTAATGGGTATACATACCAAGAATATAAAAAGCTTACATTTAAAGATGTGGTTAATGATTCTTATTATAATAAAGTAGATCTTAATGGTGTTGAAATTGTTCCTGAGCCGGTTACAGTTTATTCACGAAATCGATCTTTAAACCGATATAAACCAGTTCGTACTGGTTCTAATTATATTGACCAAGTTTCGCATACTGATTTGTATGAAAAACCGCAAATGTTCTTTGATGTATTGTGGTATGATATGCAAGAAACAGATGTGGTTATTGTTTTAGACAAATCTGATTATAAAAGACGTAAATCAGTTATGGATTATCTGGTTCATGAATATAGCAAAACTAAAAACGGATTTTTGATTATTTCAACTAACAATAAAATTTGTGATGACATCAAAAAATTCTTAGAAACTAAATACAAAAATACAGAATTAGTTCTATTAGATTTAGATAGCAATCTAGAACAAAAAGTTAAGGATTATACAAGTTCATTAAAACCAGAAACAAAAAATAAACCTCAAAAAACAGATCCAATGGGAACTATTTTTGAAATTAATAAAAATACTTTTGATAAAGAAGGAACAACTAAAGACGATTTAACTAAAATTGATTTATTTGGTATCAAAGATCTTCGCGCATTTGTTGCAGATAATCCAGATGCTTTATTTGTTCCTTTATATGAAGGTTGGTATAACTTGCGTTGGATATTTAATAATTCTGGTTTTAATGATATCAGCACATCTAATTCGCAGGAAATTAAAAACCTTATTGAATTAGCAGAACAAACCGGTAAAAAAGTTTATGGATATATGTTTAAAGACAGATGTTCCGATTCTTGGTATGATGTAATAAAACCATTTAAATATGACTTACAAACATTCTTATCAGCAAACCCATTAGGAGCTGACGCTAAAGATATCTATAAACCTTTGATTAAACTTGGTTTTTATAACAGTTATGGTAGCTGGGAATCATATAATTTAAAATGGGATTTAGGAGTATTCAATCTTGGTCGTTTTGTTAAATTAAATGATAAAGAACAAGCCGTATATGAACAGTTAAAAGACATTGCTAGAAAAAATGCATTTTGGATTGAGCCTAATTTAGACTTTTTTGATTCTCAACTAGATGAAATGGAAATAGATATTCCGTTTTATGAATCAGAATTAAGAAATCTATTTACAAAGGTTTTAGAACTTGATAAAATTAAATTCGAAACATTAAATGAAACAATTAACAAAATTATTTCTAAAATTAAACCGTTAGAATATATCCAAGAAATTTTAGGTGAATTCGGTCCAAATAATGTTTCACAATATTCTGATTTTTTAGGGGATTCTGATTCAGGCTCCTATGAAGAACAAGTTAAAGTATACGAATCATTTAGTAAAATGATGAAAAATCAACAAGAGGTATTTTAATTATGAAAGATTTATCTTTATTAGATATTACACGTGAAAGACGCAACGAATATCTTCGCGATTATTATTCACAAGGTTATACATATTCAGAAATTGCTAAAGCAACTGGATTAACTTATGATACTGTTCGCGGTGTATTACGCAATGAACCAAAACCAACTACCCAAAAAGTAGATTCAACCCAAGCACCTGGTTTATCTGAACTTCATTCATTAATGGGTATCAGTACAGTAACACAAGATGAACTTGATGCACCGGTTGAAGGTAATTCAGGTCAAGATTACAATTATTCAGATGATTTTGCTGTGGCTGACGAACATTTAGTTCCACCTGTTGAACCTAAAAATGTGAAATGGGTTGCAAATAATACGATGGTTAATATTGTTATTAACGGTGAAGTAGTAAATGCTGATTATACACATCCATCTTTTAAAGAAATTATTGCAGCATGTTTAGCAGAAGATTTTGAAAAAGCAATTACTTTAGCTAATACAGGTAAAACTATTGAAAAATGGTCTTTAGGTGCATTTGAATTCAAAAATGGTAAATTATATTTTTGTGGTGAAACATTACACGGTTCTTTAATTGAAAAGATTATTAAATCAATTCAAGAAGGTGATCAAAATGTGAACAAGTACGTATTCTTCCTTGAAGATGCACTACGTAATGATAAAAACTCGTATAATGAAATGTGGGATTTTATTAAACACAATGATATTAAGATTCATGATAATGGTGCAATTATCGGTTATAAAAAAGTAACCGTTGGTGCTGATGGTAAATTATACGATTCTTATACTCATACAGTTCCTAATGACCCAGGCACATTAGTTCAAATGCCACGTCATTTAGTTAACGATAATAAATCAGAAACTTGTTCTTATGGTTTACATGTTGGTTCAATTGATTATGTTCGTAATTTCTCTGGCAATCAAATCGTAAAAGTATTAGTCGCACCGGCAAATGTTGTTTCTGTTCCAACAGATTATAACGGCCAAAAAATGCGTTGCTCTGAATATTTTGTTTTAGAAACTTTAGACTATGACATGAACACTTTAGTGCATGAAACTAAATGTTTACGAGTTGCAACTGTTAACCGCGAAGGTTTATATTCTGTGGAAGAAGTTGATGCAGGTTCTGCATAGAACATTTATGTAAGAGAAATTAAGTAATATAAAGGGCTAAATGCCCTTTATTTGGAGCACAAATGATTACTAAAACAGATTTATTTTTTAATAAGTATCATGAACATTTAAAACCGTATATAATGCCAATTAAATAGTTCAATAATTGCAGAACATCTGGTGCATTACATTATTCTCATCCAGGTGATGAAAGATCCGTTGAGGATAAAATACTTAATATTAGTATTGGCGAAACTGTTGAAGATTATTTTATTAATCGATTTGATGATTTAAAATTAAACGGAAACAAACATAATAAAGAAGATCTACATTCTTATTAGTATGATCTGTTTGATATTCAAAACAATCTCAGAATTGAAGTGAAAACATATTCTAGTAATACGATTTCATTTACGATGAGAAATAATAAATGGTCTCCAAGACATGGCACTTATCATCAAAGATGTTTAGATTTAACACATCCTATTAATGGTTCTGCTGATATTATTATTTTCTGTCATTATGAAATGCTTAATGAATTTGAAATCAAAATTACACCAACATTAATTATTGATGCTGAACTTCATATTCTTGATAAAATTGGCAACAAAACATTAAGTCATAATACATATACGAAAAATGGAAAGTTATATGTAGGTGCAAATTGGATAGGATGTAATACAAATTAGGTAAACGCACATAATAAAGAAGGCGAAGGTATTAGAAAGCTATGACAAACAAAGACCACAATAGATTATTATCTGACATTATTAATACAGAAGGGTTAGAATATGCGATGTACACAATTGAAAATCGTGCAATTCCTTCAATGATTGATGGTTTAAAACCGGTACAACGATTCTTCTTATATTCTGCGCTTCAAACGGCAAAAGATAAATTTAATAAAGTAGCATCTATTGGTGGTCGAGTTTCTGAATGGGGATATCATCACGGTGAACAAAGCGCATGTGAAGCAGGTATTTTAATGGCTGCTGATTATTGTAATAATATTACATTACTTACTGGCGATGGCGCATTTGGTTCTAGATTTATTCGTAAAGCAGCTGCTGCTCGTTATATCTTTGCAAAAATTTCTGATAATTTTAATAAGATCTATAAAGATATTGATATTTCCCCGGTTCACGAAGATCCAGAACATATTCCACCAAAATACTATTTGCCATTAATTCCTTTTGTGTTAATTAATGGTGTAAAGGGTATCGCAACTGGATTTGCAACACAAATTTTACCTCATGACTATCAATCAGTTGCTGATAAAGTTAAAGAATACTTAGAAACAGGTGATATCAAGGAAAATCCACTCGTTAAGTATTATGACTTCAAAGGAACTATTGAACCATATAGCAAAATTGTGAACCAGAAGCTTATTAAAGGAGTTACTCTAACTGGTCTATATAAACTATCAGGGTTTACTTTAACAATCTCAGAACTTCCTTTTAACACTGAACGGGAAGACTATATTGCATTACTTGATAAGTTAGAAGAATCTGGTAAAATCGTTTCATATACAGAAGAAATTAGTTCAGAACGAGTTCATATTGTTGTTAAATTAAAACGCGATTTTTTAACAACAGATACAGAAAAAAATCATCAATTAATTTTAAAAGAATTTAAACTACAAGAATCTATTGCTCAAAATATTACTGTACTTGATGAAAATAATAAATTGAAAGTATATGATGAGCCAAAAGAATTAATTAAGGATTTCGTAGATTTTAGATTAACGTATTTTGATAAACGTATTCAAAACAACATCAAAAAAGAAACCGATAAATTTAATTTAGCTACCGCAAAAATTATTTTTATCAAAAAAGTAGTTAACAAAGAAATTGTTTTAGATAAATTATCAAGAAAGGATTCTATTAAACTTATTGAAAGTTATGATGAATTGAAGGATTATTCAGAAGAACTTATTAATATGAAGCTTTATCATTTAACAACAGATGAAGTTAAAAAACTGGAACAGCAGCAAGAAGAACTAAAAAAATCTTTAGATTATTGGAAAACTACTACTGCTAAAACAGAATATCTTAAAGACTTATAGAACAAGTGAGGTAAGTTATGAAATTATTAAAGAAAATTATTATTGCTCTACTTTTATTAGTTGTTGGCGCAGGAGCATATGTTGGATATTATTATGTAACACATGATGAAGTAGTTTCTCCTCAAAAATACAAGGAATCATTAATCCTAAAAAATAAAGTGTATGAAAAAGATTTAGTTCAAAAAGAAGGCGTTTCGTTTACTACAATGGGTAAATGGAATATTTTCAAATCAGAATTAAACTGTAATACTGATAAATACATCAAAGCTTACAGACTAGGTTCTATAGATTATAAAAAATGTACAGACAAAGAAACATTAGAATATTCACCTGATTTGAGTTATAGCACAGATAAATTAGACAGATTAATTGATGATGCAAATGCTTTTGATCGTTATGTTTCTAGCGGAGATTTTGAGAAAAATAAATTTAAAGTAAACACCCCTGAAGAAGTATTTACATTTTTAATTGAAGGCCATGATGTTGTTAAATCATTATATTCAGACATGCAGTCCGGTAAATTAAGAACCAATGATAAATTTTTTGTATCACAAATTACATGCGATTTTGTTAATGCATCAAAAGCAAAAGAAGAAAATAAACCATTTAAAAATTGTGATTCGTATGATGTATTTAAATACTATAAAACAGAACGGTATATGACGCTGTTGCGTAAATTGGCAAGTATTTAAATGTATCAATTATTTGGAAAAAAGATTAAAGAATATAAAAAACAATTATTTGAAGAACAAAATGGTTTATGCAAAATTTGTAAAAGACCATTGAATTCAGTTGGTGAAGCTCATCTTGATCATGACCACTCTGTAGTTGGCGAAAATGCCGGTAGATGCCGTGGGTTATTATGTAGAGCATGCAATAGCCTAGAAGGACGAATTAAAAATCGTTTTGTTAGGGAAGGTCTTAGAGATAAGGTTGATTACAAAACATTTTTAAGATCGTTAGCTGATTATTATGAACAAGATTTTACAAAAAATCCAATTCACCAAAATTTTCCAAATGATTTTATTAAACACTATAAGCGATTGTAGTTATCTGAGATGAAGGATTATTATAATCAATATGGATTTGTATTACCTAATGGAAAAATCACAAAAGAAATTTTGATTAAAGATTTTTCAAAACAATTTAAGAAGTATCAGAAGTAGTTATGAAAAAATATTCTTTACAAGAACAAGAACTTATTAAAATTTTCCGTTTAAACCAAGGAAATCAATTTTTAGCCGATTTTGTTGAGTTATTTGAAAAATTATATTATGGTCCTAAAACATTTATTTGCGAATGTGTTGACAATGTTATTGTGAAAGTAGTTAACAACGAAGAAATCACTGGTGATTTTTCTAAAGAAATTTTTAAAGCGATGCAAGTATATGCCGCTGGATATGCAAATGGGCAGGTTGATAATGAATAATTTAGAATTTTATGATAAAGTAAAATCAGCTTTAACAGATAAAGAATTAGAACGCGAAGTTATTTACATGTTCGCCTCTGACGGTGAAACTACTGATGGTTCTAGTTTTATTAAAGAATATGGCTACTACAAAGAAGTTTTGAATATATTAATGGGTAGTATGTTGAATACATTATCAGATGATAATTCTCATTATGCGGATAAATACTTACCATTGCTTAAAACATTTTTCTATGGTTATTTTTCTGGGCAGCAAAGAATGCTAAAAGGCTCGTCTGAATTTTATAAACCAAAAACAGGTTGTATGCCGGCAAATATCAGACTTTATGGAGATGTTGGTGAAAGTTAAAATTTATGGATTTGATTCGTCGTTAAAATATTGTATGTATTGCGAAATGGCGAAAAAATTATGTAGTCGTAAAAAAATTGATTTCGATTTTATTTCTGTAATTAAAAAAGCAGATAATAAAGATGGGTATGAATTGATCCCAGAAATTGAAAGTGAATTAGTTAAACTTTTAGGTAAGTCTGAATTGAAAGGAACAACAATGCCTCAGATTTTCGTGGATGGAAATCATATTGGCGGTTGCGATGATTTTAAAAAATTTTTAAATTAATTTAGTTTTAAACAAGTCTTTATAGTGTATTATTCATTATAAAGACTTTTCTTTTAGGTGGTTTATGAAAGTTAAAATTTATGGATTTGACACTAATTTATATCCATGCGAATCATGTTTAAGAGCAAAAGAATTTCTAGATTATCATAAAATTGATTATGAATTTCTTTCAGTTATTGAACGCGATGAAAATGGTAAATTAGTACATAAGGAATCTGTTGTTAAGCAATTAGAACTAGAATATGGTGATGATGTATCTGGTATAAGTTTACCTCAGATTTTTGTAAATGGCAAATACGTCGGAAAATTTGCAATCTTTAAACAAAAGTTTCTTGAAGGAGTTTTTAATGGAACTTGATCTAGCAAAAATTGATAAAACTAGTAAAGAATATAAAACAGCAGTACGTAATATGATTAAGTCTGATTGTTTTGAAAAATATTCTGATGGTTTAGAAAATGGTTGGAAAATTTCAAACAAAGAAATTTCTAGTTTCTGTGAAGACTATAAAGAGTATGGTTCTGAAAATTATATCAGAGCAATTATTGTTCCGATGCTTTTAGAAAATTTTGGTGATTGTATCAAATAAGGATAATTATGAAAACTATTAGTTATTATATTTCATTATTCATTCGTTGGTTTTTGTTCCAAAATGCAACGTTTGAAAATGTTGTTAAAGATTTAGACCAAAAGAATTTTTATATTTCTGGTAACTTTAATCATGCCCATGATTTAGTTCACAAAGATCAAACGTATAAAATTTGCGGGTTAAATCATCTTAAACCAACATTTTTAAATATCAAGGATCTTAATACGAATAGCATTGGGATTGATTCTGAATATATCCCATTAATTTATCGTGTAATCATTTTCATCAAAGCTAAAAAATTATATACAGAATTATTTTTTGAAAAGGTTGAAGAAAAACTAAAAAGTGAATAAATCTATTTACAACAGATCTTAAATAGATTAATATAGATCTAAATTTTAGTAAATAGGAAACAAAAATGAAACAGATCAAAATCACAAAACAAGAATACCTTGGCATCTTAAATGATAACTCTAAAAAATTAGTTGTTAAAAAAGTTAAGCAAGGTCTTAAATTTAAAGAAGTTATTTTTTCTGGTGTTGATGTAGTTGCTGAACGTGTAGTAACTGCTGATGGTGTTGAGTACTTTAAATATGCGTAAATTTTTATAGATTATTTTATTAGGATTAACATTTGCAAGCCCATCAATCGCTAAAGCAGTTGAGTGTCCTGATATTGAAACTTAGTTAAAAGTTGAAGTACAGTCTGATGATATTGTAAAAATTTGCAATGATCAGTATATTTAGTACTTTAGTAAAGAATGGAAAATTCCAGTTGCTGTTGTTGAAAAATTAGAAGAATCTGATTTTAAACAAAATAAAGCTCATAGAACAAATGATTTTAGATTTGATTCTAGACTTAGCTATAAAGATCAATTAAATCCTAAGCAATATGCTAAAAGTGGTTATGATAAAGGTCATCTAGCAGCATAGTCAGATACATCTGATTATGATACTGTAAGTCAATAGTACTTAATGACAAATATTGTTCCACAAGATCCTGTTTTAAACAGAACTACATGGAAAAATATGGAAACATTTGCAAAGGATTTAAGAAAGTCTAATTATCATGCTAAGTATGTGATTTCTGGTATTGTATTTGATAATTGTGAAATTCATAAAACAAAAAACGGAATGAATATTCCTGATAAAATGTTTAAAATCATTGCGCATGATAGAATTTCTACTGTATTCTTTATTGACAATATAAAACCAGAATAGAATAAAATTTTTAATTATGAATCTAATTTAGGTGTTGTAAATTCATAGTTATGCAAGGTAAAAATTAAGTTTAATCCAGAATAAAGGTAATTATAATGGCTTTGATAAACGAAATTGAAAAACTTGATGAAAAAGAACGTCAACAACTGTTTAATGATTTTATTAAACTTTTGAATAAAAAACACGAATATCACGAAATCCAAGAAAGAATTGTGTGTTCGGCTTGTCAAGTTTTTGTTGATGAACGTGATGGCACTTTAGAAAACGGCGATTATATTATTCACGAAGTATATGGTTTAAGACACTATGATTCTTTTATGAATAAACAAATTAAAGAACTTGAGAAAATGTATAAACATGCTTTATTAGATTGGGAACAAGGTTTTTTGACAAATAAAGGTCGTTTTGTTGGACGTGAAGAAGCAATGAAAATTGCTAAAGAACAAAATCAGATTATTCGTTTATCAGGCTCACCTAATTCTGATATTTTGTTTTCCGAGGATTTATATTAATGGCTGCAATTTAGTTAGATGGTGCAAGCACTACAGGACATGGAAATTTTCCTCCAACAACATGTAAAGCAACTGTATAGAATGTTGTTGTAAATGGAAAGGCTCCATTAATCGATGGCGATCAAATGTTAACCCATTGTGATCCATCGCCATCTTGTCATGACTCTGTTGTAATCGGAAGTTCAACAGTGTTCATAAATGGGAAATCTGCAATTAAAATCGGTGATTCTACTGCGTGTGGAGATACTGTTGCGGATGGTTCTGGTAATGTATTCATAGGATAAAATAAATGAAAAGATTAGAAAATGGTCGTTTTGAATTAACTGAAGAAGAATTGGTTAAGTTATTTGCGGCTGAAGCTGAATTAGAAGCATTAGAATGTGCTGGTGTCGATAACTGGAGCGGTTACGATTATCGTTGGGAATATCTTGAAGAAGATGGTTTTGAAACATTCCGTGGGTATGCTGAAGATAAAGTAAAAAATCTTTAAAAATTAGTTTACATCATATAAATTTTGTAATATTATAAAAATCGTTACTCGGTTAGATTCTGCGGTAACGATTTTATTTTTCTTAATTAATAGGAGTTTAAATGAAACAACAAAAAATTTCTGCTTTAATGGTAGCGTTATTAGTATCAGCCGGTGTAATGGCGGAAGATCCAAGTTTAAAAAATCCACTCGTGTTAGATGGTCAAACTGTAGACACTCGTACTGTGACTGAACGTGAAACTTACAAAAATACTGTAGTTCCATCTGTAGTTGCAGGACCAGGTCATGTAGTTGTTGGCCAATCGAATATCGTAAATGCAACTGACGGTTCAACTACAGTAATTGGTGGTCAAAACTTTGTAGCGGATACTGCTAAAGATGGTAACATTTTTGGTGATGGTTCTAGTATTACAGGTTACCAAAGCCAAGCTGGTGGTGATAATAACCATCTTATCGGAGAACAGAACTCTGCCTTTGGTATGAATAACCAAGTAAACGGCAATCATACTCATGCTTACGGCGGCGGTAATAATATCACGGGCGATCAATCAACTGCTACAGGTCACTACAATTTAATTACAGGCCATAATTCAAGCGCATTTGGTTATGATAATAAAGCTTTAGCTAATGAAACTACAGTCGTAGGCCATCAGTCTGTCGCAAGTGGTTTAAATGCTAGCGCATTTGGTTCAAAAGCTACTGCATCTGGTGAATCTTCTTTAGCAATGGGTACAGGTTCAAATGCAACTGCTGATTCCGCTGTTGCAATTGGTAATGATAGTAATGCAACGGGTAAAAGTTCTGTTGCGCTTGGCGAATCAACAAATGCAACTGGTGTATTTGCAACATCATTAGGTGATAGTTCAAGCGCGTTAGCAAATGGTTCTGTTGCAATTTCAGTTGATTCAAAAGCTAAAGGTGTTAACTCGATGGCTATGGGCCGTGAATCTTTAACCACCCACGATAACTCAGTTGCGTTAGGTTCATATTCTGTTTCTAAATTAGAAAAATCAGTAACTACAGCAACAGTAGGCTCTAATACATATACAGGTTTTGCTGGCACAACCCCGATTGCAACAGTTTCTGTTGGTGACGAAGGAAAAGAACGTCAAGTTGTTAATGTTGCAGCCGGTGAAATTTCTGCTACTTCTACAGATGCAATTAATGGTTCTCAATTATATGCAGTTGCTTCAAAAATCGGCGATGCAGTAAAAGTCCCTGTTGTTGAAGCTGGACAAAATGTTACCGTAGATACAACTACAAATGCAAATGGTCAAACTGTATATACAGTAAATACAAAAGATTATCAGCCAGCGATTGATGCTCTTGAAACTAAAGTAACAACAAATACTGCTGATATCCGTTCTGCTGAAAAATTGATTGATAAAAATGCAAAAGATATTGCTGAAAACACTAAATACATCAAATCAGTTGAGCAAAAATTACCTGAAGTAAAATCTGGGGATAACACGACTGTTACATCTGAAACTGATGCAAATGGCAAAATTATCTATACAGTTTCAAGCAAAGATTATCAACCAGCAATTGATGCAAATACAGCTAAAATTACTGAAGTTGAAAAAGAAGCTAAACGTCATACTGTTGTTGAAGCAGGTGATAATATTAAGGTTACAAAACAAGCTGGTAAAAACGGCGAATCTGTTTACAAAGTTGAAACTGCTAAAGATTTAACTGTAAATTCTGTTACCACTGAAAAACTTGAAATTAAAAATGGCCCAAGCGTGACTAAAGATGGTATTGATGCAAACAATACACGAATCACTAATGTCTCTGATGGTGTTGATTTACATGATGCTGTTAACGTTTCTCAATTAAACGGTGTTAAATTAAAACAAGCAGTTCAAGGCCGTAAAATTAAAGAACTTCAAAATAGTACAGCTTTAGCCCATAAACGTATTGATACTTTAGATAAAGAAGTTCGTAAAAATCGTAAACGTACTGATGCAGGTATTGCTGGTGTAGCTGCAATGGCAAATATTCCTCAAGTATACTTGCCTGGTAAATCTGGTGTTGGTGTCGGTATTGGCCATAAGCATGGTCAATCTGCTGTTGCAATCGGTGCTAGCCGCTCATCTGATAACGGAAAACATATTGTGAAAGTATCTGTATCATTTGATACACAAAAATATACTACAGTAGGCGCTGGTTACATGTACCAATGGTAATTGATTAATCTGTGGGGTTAATATTAACCCCATTTTATAAATAGAAATCGTTTAAGGAATACAAATGAAATTATTAAAAACATTATTAATTAGTTTATCTGTTGCATTAGTTGCTGCATGTGGTAATTTAAGTAAAGTTACAAATGAAGGTACTTTAGCTGATGGTCATGAACTTGTTTGGCCGAAAATTGAAAAATCTGGATTTAATCATGATGGTTCACAATTTGGCACTTGGCCAAATTTAGATAATTTAACAACGGTTGAGTTATCTGGTAAAGGCATGAACAAAGATCAATTACATAATTTATTAGGACGTCCGCATTTTGCTGAAGGTTTATTTGGTGTATCTGAATGGGATTATGTTTTCAATTTCAAAGAAAATGGTGTTCATAAAATCTGTCAATATAAAATCCTATTTGATAAAAACCATAATGCTCAATCGTTCTTTTGGAATCCAGTAAATTGTGGTTTAGATAAACAAATTCACGAAGTATCTGCTGACTTTTTATTTGGTTTTGACTCTTCTAAATTAACTGAACAAGGTAAAACTTATTTAGTTGAATATCTAAAACAATTAACTGATGCTAAATCTTTAACTGTAATTGGATATACTGATAAACTTGGTTCAGACAAATATAACGTGAAATTAGCAACCGCCCGTGCAGATTCTGTTAAAGAATTTTTGATTCAAAATGGTATCAAAGCAGATATTAATACCACAGGTTTTGGTAAAGATGAAAAACAAGTACAATGCGATAACTTTAAATCATCTGAACTAATCGATTGTTTAGCACCTAACCGTCGCGTAGAAATTATTTCTTACAAATAATAAATTTTTTGAAAAATCTATTTACATCCTCATTTGTTTTTGGTATTATAGCTACATCAACAAACAAATGAGGATTTTTATTATGCTATTACTACAGTTAAACTTTTGCACAAAAGAAGTGCTAGATCAGCAAAGAGATTTATTTGATGGTGAAGATTTATTTTGTGTAAATCGAGATGGTTTAGTTTATAAGTTAATTTATAAAAAAGAAATTGATAAATTAGTATCATTAACCGGCAAAGAATATGAATTTGATGATTTTATTGAATTCGCTACCATGTATGTTGAATAAGGAGTTTAAAATGGAATATATTTTCTACGTTTCTTTTCAAGAAAACGATTTTCAAAAATATAGTAAAGCATTCTTGATTCAGTGTACTGAATCAAATGTTGGTCAAAAAGTTCAAGAACTTAAAAAGAAATATTCTGAAGAGCTTGAAGGAAAAGATATTGCTTACATCGGAACTGAATGTTGCGGACAAGTATCGGTACGTTGTGGTAAAGAAATTTTAGATTATCAAGCAGTCATTGATTTCAAAAAGAAACCATTAATTCTTGATATTGTATTTGGGAATTGGAAACATTTTCTAAATTAATTAAAAATTTTTAAGAAAACTATTTACAACTGAAAATAATTGGTGTATTATTAATCCATAAATTAAACAAATAGGAGATTAAAAATGAAATATACCAAAATCGACGCCCCAATCGTAAACACCCAACAAGTAAAATTAAACGGTGAATTTATTACTATCCCATCAACGTATGATGGGATCCGCATCCGCGGCGACTACGATCGATTAACAGTTTATCTTTGCAGCTTCGAACCTGATACTGAATGGGTTTTTGCTACTGTAGAGCTCGACGATGCAGAAGCTATTGATGGTGGCATTCGTACTGAACACGACATCTATGATGGTTATGACATCGATGTGGCGATTGAATATGCATTAGAACAATGCAAAATTGATTAAAATAAATGGGAGATTAAAAATGACTACTCGTTTCCAAACAATTAACAACCGTTCACAAGTACACGAGTTTTTCAGAAACTTAGAACGTTTAGGTAAACAAGGTTTCAAAATTGATTGCACGTTCCATGTAAATGGGCGGGTAGATGATGTTGTTAATATTGATGACCTTAGTAGATTCCCAATTGAAGTTACTGAAATTATCACAGGTAATACAATTCACTACGTTGTAATTGAACCTCGTCGTTAATAATCATTTATAAACCGATTTAATCTTGGTATAGGCTAACGTTAAACTACTGTTAGAAAGACAGAGAAGCCAGTTAAATTCTGACACTGGGATTAAATTATAAATCCAGAAATGGTTACTTGGAATAATTATTTGAATGGTCAAACGGATGTTCCAAGTAGGTTTATAATATTAGGATGCAATAATGGAATTATCAGAATTTAAAAATCGCATTCAAATGCTTTCTAAAGGAAAATCAGAGTATTCTGTGGAATATTGTAATGCTATATTATTAAATGCATTATTAAGCACTACAGATGCATCTATTAATGGGATTAATAAATTAGTAAAATTAAAAAATGTAAAGAAAGCATTTGAATATGGTATTTTATTATGGAAAAATCCAGAAAAATTTGATGTTAAAAAATACATCAAGTTATTAAAGAAAACTATTTCAGAGATGGAGAACATAAATGAATGAGCTATACAAACGATTGCTAATTGAATCAAAAGCAAAACTCGAAGATGCTTGGAGGTATCTTTGACATAAGTCAGAAAAAACTTGATCTCGAAGAATTGAATTTAGAAATGAGTATTCCATCATTTTGGGATAATCAAGTAAAAGCTATTCAAAAATCAAAAGAACAAGAATCATTAAATTCTGAAATCAGTAAACTAGAAAATATTAAAGACTCAATTGAATTATTACTTTCTGAAGAAGATGAACACCAAGATATTTTGGATGAAGTCATTAAAGAACTAAATGAAATCGAATTCCAAAAAATGTTTTCTTCTGAAACAGATTTTCTAAATTGCTATATTGATATTCAAGCAGGCTCGGGCGGTACCGAATCAAACGATTGGGCTCAAATGCTTTTAAGAATGTATACCAGATGGTTATCACAAAAAGGATTTGAAACTGAATTATTAGATTTTAATAAAGGTGATGTTGCTGGAATTAAATCAGCTACACTAAAAGTAACTGGTAAACTTGCTTATGGTTGGTGTAAATTTGAATCGGGTGTGCATCGTTTAGTTCGTAAATCTCCGTTTGATTCCAATAATAAGCGCCATACATCATTTGCAGCGGTATTTGTTTACCCTGAAGTAGATAATTCAATTAATATTGAAATTAATAAATCTGATGTACGTGAAGATACATTTAGAGCATCTGGTGCTGGCGGCCAGCATATTAATAAAACAGACTCCGCAATACGATTAACCCATATTCCAACTGGTATTGTTGTTACTTGTCAATCAGAACGGTCTCAGCATTCAAATAGAGCTTCAGCTTGGGAACAATTAAAATCTAAATTATATCAATTAGAACTTCAAAAACAAAATGAAGTTAAATCTGAAATTGAAAATAGTAAATTAGAAAATGGATGGGGATCACAAATTAGAAGTTATGTATTAGATGATTCTAGAGTTAAAGATTTAAGAACAGGTTATGAATCGAAAAATCCATCTGCAGTATTAGATGGCGATTTAGATCCATTTGTTATTGAAATGTTACATAAAGGAAATTAATTATGCAAGTAAACCTTGGAAAAGCGATGAATCCACCAGCGTTTGAAATTAGCTTAAAAAATGTTGGTGATGCTGTTGAATTCCACGATGGTAAAACTGGTAAAATTGTTGCTGTAGCTGGGAAGAATTTTCCATACCATCCATTTGCAGTTAATGTTGATGGAAATCTTAAACAATATGACTATTTTGGAAATCCGTTGTCAGATGACGACCCAATTATCATTAAAGTAATCTCTAGATTTAATGAAAAGAAAATCATTCAAATTTCAACTGCATTATCACCAGACACAGAAGAAACATGGGGTGAACATATCATTACAGCTTTATGCGATGATGGATCTGTTTATGTAAAATCAAATGACAAAGAATGGAAAAAATTACCACCAATTCCTAAGGATTAATTTATGAGCAAAATTCAGCAAGTTTTTAAAACAACCGATGGATATTTCCATTCATCGTTAGAATTAGCAGAAATTCATCAAAAACATTTGGATAATTTTAAAAATTCTCGTAATGGATATCTTGCATTTGAATTTCTCAAACGTTATCATCCTGATATTTATGAAATGAATAAGAAATGTTTTTGGCTGATTTTCAGTGGAAACGATTCCTCTACTGATATCTCAAATATGATTTCTATTTTCTATGGCGAATATAAAGATGCGATCCTTCACGCTTTAACAAAATCCTGTTTTTATATCCATGATACATTCGGTCAGATTATTCCTATGGAAGGAGAATTTAAAAATGGCTAAAGTTATTTTGAAGTTATTTACACTTCTTATTATTGTGATTTTTATCTCGACGTGTATTTCCGTTTCAGTTGGATTTATTGCTCAAGGATTTTTAATGTTTTCTCCTAATGCAGCATCAATCTTGACAATGCTTACTTTCTGTGTTGTATTAGGATTTATTGGTCATAAAGTTGTAAATAGTAAAAATAAATTTATAAATTTTTTCTTTTAACTATTTACATCCTCATTTGTTCTTGATATTATAGCTACATCAACAAACAAATGAGGATTTTTATTATGTCTACAGAAGTATTATTTTTCAACAAAGAAGGTCAAGTTCACCGTTTATACAAAGAAAAACAAAGTATTCCAGATTCCCGCATCAAAATAACTGCTCGTGAACTAGGTTTATTTTCAACCTTTATTGCACAGGTTACTAAAGATGACAAATATGTTACAGTAACTGCATATCGTTGGAATAAATTATTAACCCGTTATGATTTAATGCAAGTTAAAGAATACTATAAAGAAAACGGTCAATTGATCCCAGCTAAAGCTAAACGTAACTAATTGGAGGATTTATGTTATCAAAAATCGCAGATGTTATTTTATCTATTATTGGTTTTGTTGTACTTGGCTTGTGTGTAGCTGGGTTTATTTTATTGGTAAATTTATAAGGGGTTTATTATGGCGCAAAAAGAATACGTTGTTAAGTATAAAAGATCAGCAAATGTTACAATACAAGATGTACACACAATAGACACCGATACTCAAGTGTTTACTGATATCAATGACTTTAAAAAATTTATCAGTTCATTACAACAAAATCAAGTTATTGAAATGTATGAAAAGGTTGAATTAGATTATAATGACTTCATGAAAGATACATTATATCATCTTACATATCAGATAAATTCTCTCATAACAGGTTTATCACAAACCCTAACAAAATCATTTAAGACTTTCGAAGAACTTAGTGAATTCTTTGATTCTATTGCCAATAAGCATACTATTTTGTCGGTTGACCTGCCAAAATCCGCTGAATGGATTAAAGAATTCAAAAGAATTTCTTAAAAATTTTTGAAAAATCTATTTACATCCTCATTTGTATTTGGTATTATAACTACATCAAACAACAAATGAGGATTTTTATTATGCGTAACTCAAAATTTATTCGTCACCCAAACCGTGAAATGTTTATCGATGCTCAAGATGATATTTATGGACCAGGTAATTCTTTTGTTACTTGGGAAAAACATAAAGGCGACGAAATCCCAGTTAAAGTTATTGATGGTATAAAATATACTATCGCATCTAAATGTGTTCAAATGAGTAACGGTATTTGGGTTGGTCTTGAAGAACAATTTCCATTAGAAGATTACTTAAACTCACATTATAAAATTAAAATTGATGGCAACGGATATATTTTAGTGGAGGAATAATAATGAAAGGTTTAGGATTGGAAATTCGATGTACACTAGAAGATGGAAATCAATATCAATTATATGAATTTTGGGACAAAAAATTCAATTATGATCTGATGATAAGATTTATGCTAGAACGTATTAAATACGTTAATAATAAAGATATTGATTATTCTAAAAATATCATTTTAGTTATTCATGAAGATAATTCCGTTGGTTATTATAAAGATTATGGCGAGGACTACACAAAATGGAATATAAACACAATAAAGGTAAAATTAATGAATCTATGGTTAAGGCTTTGGTAAGGGATTCGTTATTTAAACAACGAATTGAGAAACCAAAGAAAGGAAAAGGATCTTATTCAAGAAAGGATAAATATAATAAAGGAGCTATAAGCTCCTTTTAATTTATCTAGAACAAGAGGTAAATATGAGTAAAAATAATGAACCAGAAGAGCTAGAGACACTAGACAATGAATAGCAATAGGATAATTCAGATTTAAACGAAAATGATTCTAATGAGCTTCTAGATGACGATAACGGCGATAATGAATATAACCCAGAAGTAACAGAAGATATAGAATTAAAGGAAGAATATAATGATTCAGAATATCATAACTACAATAAAATTATTCCGCCTGAATACAACGATCAAGAATTTGATTCGTTATCTAAAACAGAACAAAATAAAATAGTTCGTAATAACATTATTAGTGTTATTGCTTTCTTTATATTTTTTCTGATTATTTTTTAGATAATTTTATAAAATGGTTTACATCCTCATTTGGATTTGTTATTATATGAAATAATCCAAATGAGGATTTTTTATAAGGATAATTTATGAGAAGTTTATCAGAGTTACTAAACGAAATGGCACCGCAGAGAATTCAATTAAGTTATGGGTATGTTAAAGAATATCAAGAAGATATTCTAAATAATATCGAAAAAGCAAAGTTGTTATCAGTTGAATCTAGGGATGTTGGATTTTATTCTTTAACAACTTCTAAAGGTAATTATTACTTTCTATATAAAGATAGAATAATTTATTACTTTGTTCACTATAAAGAATTTCCAGGTTTCAAAAATATTTCAAAAACACCATTCAGACAATGCCTAGTATGGAGAAATAAAATTAATAGAACCGGTGCTACCGTCGGTTTTGCTAAAAAAGTATTTTGGGATATTTTATTCAAAAAATATAACGCAGTTATTTCAGATTCGCAACAGTCTAAAGAAGGCGAAGGTTTATGGGATAACTTGATTCAGCAGGCATTTGAGAAAGGATATATAGTTAAGGTCCATAACACTAATGATAAATCGTTTAAAGAATATACATCATTTGATGATTTAGACAATGGCAAAGATTCCCATTATGGTGATTCAAATTTTTACCAAAGATTTATCATTTCTATTGAAAAACCATAATTAAACAAAATAAAAAGGTCCAATCAAGGACCTTTAATTTTATGCGTATTGTAATCTTTCTTGAAGCAATGCCATCTGATGTAAAATGTGATGGATATCAGTATTCTTTTCAAACCATTTAGTTAACTTATCAAAATATTTTTCAACCATTTCTTCAAACGGCAATTCCGATACTTTAACATGCCATCTAATTGAAATATCTTCAGCCATATCGTTAATCATAATATTCCAATAATCTTCATTTTTCTTATTAAGAATATGAACCTTTACTTCAATATTATTATTTGTCTTACGAATGTTTCCGTAAGTTTCTAATTCTTTCTTTAAATCTTCTAAATTCATTTCTAACACCTTTAGAAGGACTGAATTATTCAGTCCTATTAATTATGCAGAACAACTTTGACAATCCTCTAGATCTCTTTGTTTAAGCTTTCTAGAAAATTCCTGAGCAGCATTCACATTAAATTGATAGTATAATGTTTTTACACCAAGTTCTTCAGCTAATAAAGTTAGTTTACTGATTTCCCCTCTAGGGGTTTCTTCTGTAAACATCAGGTTAAGCGATTGGCTTTGGTCAATATATGCTTGACGCTGAGCTGCTTGTTGAATAATTTTTAGTTGGTCAATTTCAACAAATGTTTTGAATACACTCTTTTCTTCTTGTGTTAATTGAGACAAATGTTGAACGGATCCGCCATATAACAAAATTGATTCCCAAATTTCTGGAGTATTAATTCCTTTACTTTCAAGCAATTCCTCAAGATAAGGGTTTTTATAGATCGATTTTGTTTTTGCTAAATCTTTTACAAAATAGTTTGCTTTAAACGGCTCAATTGATGGTGATACTTGGCCAAGAATTGCTGAACTTGATTTAGTTGGTGCTAAAGCCATTAATGTAGCATTACGTCTACCATATCCTTTAAGTAATTCAGGTTCACCAAATAATTCAGCAAGTTCTTTAGAAGCTTCTAATGTTTTTTCTTGCAATAAAGAAAAGATTTCATCATTTAATCTAAATGCTTCTTGGGATTCAAACGGAATCATTTTTGATTGCAAATAACTATGCCAACCTAAAACGCCAATACCAATAGCTCTCTGATTTTTTGCAAAACGAACCGCTCGTTCTAAATGTTTATATTTTTTAGCCTTATTAATAAATTCAGTCATTACTGAATCTAAGAAATAAGTTAATACTTTTGGAGCATCTGTATCTTTCCATTCATCATAATGTAATAAATTCATCTATGACAAACAACACACAAACGATTCTAAGTTATTGTTATTTAAAGCTATTTCTGCACATAAATTCTAATGATAAATTTGTAAACTTTTATCAATATAAACATCTGGTTTATTTTCATTTACATTATCGCGGAAAAACAAATATGGAATACCAGTTTCACATCTACGCTTAATAATTTTACCCCAGATTTTGCGTTTCTGTTGGTCTCCAGCTTTCATTTCTTCTAACCATTTACGACCAATACAAACACCATAATACATTACTTGGATTGGGTTTTCATCCTATTGAATATCAAGCCATTCATCGATATCAGCATGTTCTACATCAATATAACCAGCAAATTGCCCGCGACGTGTAGTTCCTTGAGAAATTACATTAATAATAGTATCATATAATTTTGCAAAGTTAAATGTGCCATCTGATGTTCCGTTGTCTTTGATAACAGATCCTCTTGGTCTAATATGACCAAAATAACCAGATGTCCCACCACCTACTTTATTCATAACACCAACTTCTGAAGCAGTGTCCATAATTTCTTCAACGGAATCACCGATATAAGAACCAAAACAGCTAATAGGTAAACCACGATCTAATCCATAATTTGCAAGAATCGGAGACGCTAAACTAAACCAACCTCTCTAGAAATAGTCATAAAACTTTTCTGAAAAACCTTGAATACCTAAACGTTTTTCTGCAGTATCTGCAATGAATTTAAACCGCTCTTTGGCGGTTTGACCGTTTACTAAATATCCTTTTTCTAAAAATCTTTTCTAGTCATTATTCAACCAATAAAATGGCTCATATTGTCTTGTCATATTTATTCCTTAATTAAACCAATCATCATCTACTTCTGAATCTGCACCACGTTTTGTATAATCAACAGATCTTTTATTAAAAAAGTCGTGTTCAACAGGTGCTAGCACTTCCACATCAAAAAACTCAGTAGGTTTTAATAATTCTTTATTTATTGGGTATTCGAAATTTACCCCTAACGTTGTTAAAGATTTATTGTATCTTGATTTGACATATTCTTTAACTGAATCTTTTGGCATAAATGATAAATCAGTTGTTTCATAAATCCAGTCGATGATATCCATTTCTGCTTTAAATGCATCTTTTGATAATTCAAGCAAATCAGAATAAAATTCATCAGTAAATAATTCACGATTTTCGATATGTAAAATTTTGAAAATTTCTACACCAAAATTACCATGAATTTCTTCTTCTTTAGCAGTTGCCTGAATTGCATTTGATAAGCCTTTAAATTGATTTCGATATTTATTAAAGCTCATCATAATTACAAATTGACTGAATAATGAAATATGTTCAATAAACATACTAAAAAGAATAATCGACAGCACGAAATGTTGGTCATCCAAATTTTTATCTTTCATGAATTTTTGCATATAATTTACACGACCCATTAATGCAGGGATTTCATGAATTTTAGAGAAGTCATCATTGATACCAAGCAGTTCTAAAATAGAACTATATGCGTCAGCATGACGAACTTCGGATTCCGCAAAGGTTACGCCAACAGCATCAACTTCTGGCTTAGGAAATTTATAATAAATGTCAGCCCAAAATCTTTTTACAGTAACTTCAATTTGGGAAATAGCTAACATACATCTACGAATAACTTCACGTTCTTCTAAATTTAAATTAACTTTATAATCCTGGATATCTGGAGTATAGTTGTACTCACTAGACAACCAATAACTTTTTCGAATTGCATCCCGATATCCCATCAATTCGGGGTATTCATAAGGCTTAAATGCTAATCTTGGTTCAAATAAATTTCTCATAATAAAATATATCCACTTTTATAAATTTGTTTATTGTTAATAATTTCTTCTTTAGGTTCTTCAATTTCACCTGGAAAATCTAATATCTAAAAATAGTCTCTAGGCAGTTTATTTCCAAATGAGTTTTGAAAAATCTAGAATTCATTAGAATGAATTTTATTTTTTAGGTATAATTTCAATAAGGATTTAATAAATTCTTTATTAGAATGCCATTCATGTTCCCAAATATGAATTAAGCGAATTCCTTTCTACTCGCATAGGTTAGTTTTATTCAATTGTTTAAAACATTTATCTTTTAGATAATCCTTCTAATGCCAATAATCCCCATTAACTTCTATTGCTAATTTTAAGTCCGGAATGTAAATATCAAGTTGGTATCTTGAAATCAATCCCCATTTTGATGTTTCTATTTTACCATTAAAAATACTCTTTAAAAACTAAAGAACATCTAATTCTAATTTCTATACAGGGTTTATATGTATTAAATTTAAGTTCTATTCAACACCATATCGTTTTAAATTTGTGTTCTTAATTTTATTTTTAACAATCTCACTCTGAACGGGATTTTCTACACCATACTTTAATAACTAGGTTTCTCTGAATTTATTTTTAAAATCTAAAGTTTGAGTATAATGAGCAACACCATATCGTTTTAAATTTGTTTGTTTAGATTTTTCTTTATTAAGATTTAATAATTTTTCTTTCTAACCATATTTTTGAATAACTGTATTTTCAGCTTGTTTATACTAACATTCTTTAGAACAGCATGATATTTTTTGAACATTAAACTAATGGCGCAAGTTAGCTATAGATAACTCTTTATTACAGATAGGGCATTTCTAATTTGGAAACGTGCTGCCCTTATTGTGTTTAAGATATATAAATGCAGCACAAAACAAATCCTAATGAATAGTTAACAAATAATCTTTTTCATCATCCTATAATTTTTCTAAATTTTTAGAATTTACTCTAGATTTTTCTATTAACTATTTTATATACATTATACCACCATTTCAAATTTCATTGTTGGGTGACAATTATAATTTTCAATTTCATAATCGTCTGGAATTGATTTTTCAACATCTTCTAATGTTTTAATATGATTCGCAATTTTTAGAGTTGGCAATTCTAAAGTATCACGTTTTAATAATTCATTAAATTGTTCGATATGATTTTTGTAAATATGAACAGAACCTAATGAACCAATTAAATATCTAGGTTCTTTATTTGTAATTTTAGCAATAATTGATAACAACAGTCCATATGAAGCTACATTATAATATAATCCACAACCAACATCTGTTGAACGTTGTGTCCACATCAGATCTAAATATTTGCCATCAGCTGATACATTAAATTGGAATGAATAATGACATGGAGGTAAAGCCATTTTACGCAAGTCAATTACTTGCCAAGAATTGACAATAATTCTACGCGAATAAGGATCATTTTTAATTAAATCTATCGCTTCTTTTAATGGGTCTGTTAATACAGCTCTAGAAATTTCTTGATTATCTTTTAGATATTTTTTTCTCCATTGACCGCCGTAAATTGGGCCAAGTTCACCATTTTGATAACCTAATTCAACGGCTTGATGTTCATAATTATCATCCCAAATAGTTCGTTTATTACTATTTTCACCATGTTGAATTTTTCTTAATTCATTTACATTTGTAGAACCTTTAATAAACCATAATAACTCAGATACAATAGATCTCCATGGCATTTTTCTTAAAGTACCTAATGGAAATCCTTTTCTTAGATCAAATTTAATTGTATGGCCAAATGAATCAAGCGTATCTACACCAGTTCTGTTCTATTTTAATTCGCCAAAATCTAAAACAGTTTTTACTAATTCTTTATATTGTTTCATAAATCTCTCTTAACATAATGATATAAATTAACATTTTGGTCGATGTTTTTAATTTCAAGTAACTGATAATCTTTAACGAGTTCTTGTAAATCAGCAGGGCTAACCGTGATTAAATCACCAGTAGTGTTGAAATCAGATTCAAAGATGGTAATATATAGATCTTGAATTTCATAATCATTTTGGGCTCTAGAATGATTGCAATCAACACATTCTTCTGTGTGCTCATGGCCGCGATGGTCATGAAAATGAAATTGATTATCTATTAATTCCTTAATTAAACCAAACCCACCGATGATAGATACTAAACTGTTCTCTGGTAGATTTAACATTAATTCTTTAAAATCATCAATTGACTGAATTACCATATCAGGCTCATCGCCATTTTGAGCTTTGATTTTTGATTCCTTTGTACTTAATACATAATTAAGGCGATCTGGTAATTTACTAGGAAATGACTTAAATGTATTTGAACCCATTATAATAATAGATTTTTCGAATTCATCAGAACCGATTGTAGTTTTTTTGAATTCTTGGAGATCATTTTTATTTCTCCAAAGCATTTGATGATTACCTTTTTTTCCAAAAACAAAATCATCGCCATAACGATGCAGCTAAAACACCTATTGAATTAACGCCATTTGTTTAACCCCTTAACTTTAATTTTTTCGTTATTAAGTAAAATAGCAACATAGATCGCAGCAATTAGATTTACGATAAAAATACCAATGCCACAATATAACGGAAGCCAGATATAAAATGAAGATAATACTAAAACACCAGCTTCATTTAAAATTAATAATAAAATACTTATGAATAACCCTACTATAATCATTTTCACCTCATAAAATAAAAGCTATGTAACATTTAAAATATAATATTACATAGCTTAAATTAATAAACTTTTATTTTATATTAACCGTTTAATAAGGCTTCTAATTCATCGTCAGACACTGTATCAGTGCTACCTGCTGTTGATTTAGATTCGTAGTCGGTCATTGCAGCATCAAAACTAGAATTACCAGAAATACTTTCTTCTAATTCAGCTGCAGCTGATTTCACTGTGCCATTTGTTTTTGATTGGAATTTTGCAGTTAATTCTTCAGCAGATTTAAATTTGTCAGGAGAAATATAATCCATGATGTTATACATTTGAGCAATTAATTCATTTGCATAAGCTTCATCATTAATATTTTCAATTTCAGACGCTGGCATAAATTTAGAATCATCGTAATTTGCGAATCCTGCCACTTTCTTGGCTTTAAGAATGAAATTACTACCCGTGAATACACAAGTAACATCTTGACCTGGTGTTCCTAATTCAGCATCACCTGCTGCTTGAGCAATAATTTTATCCATGATTTTTTGTCCAAAGCTAAACACACGTACTTTGCCGTTGTTTTCTGGGTTTGTTGGATCTTTTACTACAAGAATGTTTGCATAATAACGGATTTTGCGTTTTTGTTTTTTAGCAACTTCTTTATCTTGTTCAATACCAGAATTCCATAAAGAACCATTATGTTCGCAAATAGGACAAGGTAATCCAATTGTACTTGGGCAATTTTCAATAAACCATTTTCCATTAGCCATTTTAAAGCCATGGGAATAAAGTTTTACAAAAGGAACAGATTCGGCGATGTTTGGATTTGCTGGTAAGAAACGGATAATTGCTTGACCGTTACCAGTTGCTGGGTCAGTTGATAAAGTCCATTCATGTTCTTTATTTGAATCGAATGAATTTTTTTGTGTTAATTTTTCAAGTTGCTCTTGAAGAGCAGAAGGATTTGCACGTTTAAATGTAGCCATATTTTTATTTTCTCACTATAATTATTTTATTTTTGATGTTGTACACAGAGCCCGCAACACCTCGGACGAATTAAAATTATATCAGGTAAATTACTAATATAACTTTAATGATTCTTTAAGGATTTTAATAACTTCAAGTTTATCTATAACAAATAAATTTTTATATGCTTTAATTCTAACAGAATACGAATCCCAAATAAAATTTTTAGAATCATCTAACATCTCTATGATATTAAAATATGAATCTAATAGTATAAATGTTTCATACTAAATGGAATCATTCTGTAGCAATTTAAATATCATCGGTTCTTTATTGTCTTCTATCAAAAACAAGCTCTTAAACATTCTGCCTTTAGATTTACAAAATAAAATTAAGTTTTGTAAATCCTCTTTAAACAAAATACTTAAGTCATTAAACCGACTCATATATTTACGATAAAACATAATAGAATCTTGACTTAACATATCACCGATCCATTGATCTTGATTTGCTAATAGATTCACCATAAAAATTTTTTGTTGCTCAAAGATATCAAAACTCTTCTAAATTTTTTCGAAAAAATACTTGTCTTTTCTTTTTTCAAATGAATTTTGCTAGACCCGAATTTTCCACGAATATTTTACTGGATCATAACCTTTCTTAAAAGCATTTACTAATATCAAATATAGTTTATAGCTCTAAAAAGAGTTTATGTAAATCGGATGTTCTGTCGGATGAATCATCTTTAATAACATTAAGTTTAACCGATTCCATTTTTAATCTGTTGATCAAAACTTCAGAAACTTGATCTTCAAATTCATGATAATCAATATCCTTATCTTCAAGCCAATCAATAATAGCCTCGAGTAAAGTCTATTGATTATCTTTTGCTAATTTTTCAATTTCCAAAGAATTTTGTTCTTTAAGTGTTTGCTAAATTATTTCTTTCTTTTCACGCATTGTTAACTTGGTCATATAAGTCAATCAACTCATCAGTTTCGGCTTCGAATTCATCCTTCGATTGATTGAACATTAATTTTAGTAAAGCATTGAATTTTTTAGGTTCTAAACCTAATTCTTCTTTTGCACGGGTACGAATATCTTTAATAGAATCAGCATATAGCTGAACTTTAGATTTAATTTCAACAGCTTCTTCAAGCATTTTCTTTAAATCTTCACCGTGTAAAGACACATTGAATTCAACTTTTTCTTTTTTTGTTCTAGCCATTTTTATATTTCCTTTGTTGTATTTAAATTAAAATTCTTGAATAGATTCTAATAGTTTAGTTAACTTATTACTTAATAAGTACTGATACATTTTAGATTTATTTCCTTTTGGAATAACTAATAATTCATTTTCAATTTTATCAGCTTGCTCTTTAGGAATATTAGATAAATCAATTAACTTAACATTTTCATTTAATCTTTCATAAAGATCTGTTGATAACAAACTTGCGACAGCTGGAATAGAACCTGCTTTAATATAAAGATCTAATTCCGATTGTTTAATACTAGGGGCGCGTTTTTGTTCATTTAATTCAGATTGACCCATATTTTGATTATAATAAAAATCAGAAGGACATTTAACTGGTGACACAGAGTCTTTTTTATCTCCCTTTATAATTTTTGTAATCATATCACCAAATGCAGTTGTTTTTGGTTCAATTTGTTTTCCATGAATAAATGAATATTGCTTAGTATATTTTGAGTGTAATTGAGTAAAATCACCATCAGAGCTAACAATCATTGAATGATATTCACCAGAATTTCCTTTTGTAGCAAGATAACCAATAATATCATCTGCTTCTAAACCTGGAATATCAATTACTTGATAACAAAAATTTTCCTTTAAGTCTTGAATAAGTTCTTTCGATGCAGAGAAAATCATTTCCCAATTTAATGATGAATCCTCACGGCTTTTTGAACGATGCGCTTTATAAAACGGGGAAATTGTTCTTTTATAATACGGAATAGACGCATTATCACAACAAATAACCACATTAGGGTATTTCTGTTTATATTTTTTCAGAACATCTTTTAACGATCCCAAAACAACAGCTTTTACTTGAAATTTTGTTAGATCTTTTTGTTCTTGTTCGGTTTTAAAGGAACCAGTAACTGCAGTAATAACTAATTGGCTGAAATCAATCAATAATTTGTTGTCATTACTACCCAGTTGATTTTCTAAAATATTTTGTTTTTTAAATGGATGCATAATTTTACCAAAATGAATAATGAATAAATAATTTTAAAATTATACGTATAAATTTTAACTTAACAGGATATATAAATGACCATCAAAAAACAGCTAAGAGCTACATACGGTTTAGATTAGGCTGGTGAAAAAATCATTAACGTTGGGATGCCTACAGAATTAACTGATGGCGTAAATATCCAATATTTTATTGATAACAACACTGTCCAAGAATATGATCCTACTCGTGGATATGATGAACATTTTATCGTTTAGTATAGAAGAAAATTATATTCAGCTGCAAGAAAAATAACTAAACCTGCTGGTAATTTTGCTTTACAAGATTGGAATGAAATTCGTGTAGATACATTATGGCAGAGTTTTAATCATCAAAGCACGTTTGAGCTTGCACCAGAAGCTGGTTCTCAAATTTTATATGATGTTCGCTTTGCTTAGAGATCTATCATTTTACCAACAGATCCGACACATGGGGATGCTATATGGATTAAAGATAATTTCAATGCATTACCATATAATAAATTAACAGTTCATACAAGAAAATTCTAGTTATAGAATGGTTCAGCGGAATTCAGCCCAACCGTTCCCGGTGAAATGAATATGTTCGTTTGGGATGCTGGGCAAAAATATTGGAGAATTTTTAGATTTATTTCTGAGTCAACTCAAGGTGGTATCAAAAGTACACCAAGATTTAACCAAAATGAAGTAATTCAAGTTGGGGTAAATCAAACTGTTGTAGTGAACTCTTTAGAAAAAAATCATGAAATCAAATTCCCAATTTTTGCGAATGATAATGAAAGAATTACTATTATCGATGAGCATCAAAATTTAGGATAGAATCCACTAAAAATTCATTGCTTTAATACTACATATAAAATCAATAATAAAACTGGGTTTTATATGTTAGATAAACCAGGTGTTACTACATTTATCTTTAAGAAATCTGATAATAATTGGCACCCGGTGTTTGAAGTAACTAATTCATGGAAAAAAATCTCTTAGAACTATAAAACAAAAGCATTTGAAAAATTACATTTACGACCTACCTAGGATATTGAAATCACTTTACCTGATAATGCATAGCTAGGCGATGAAATTACTTTAACAAATGCAACCGGTTATCCGTATTAGGTAACTATTATTCCAACAGGTGATCATAAAATCGTTGGAGATATTAACCAATATTATAACAGAAAATATTCTCAATTAACAAAAGGCACTCCTGAGTTAACTGACAGATTTGTATTGCCAAATAACGGCCAAGGCACTTTAGTTCAATTAACTTATCTTGAAGATAATAAATGGTATGTATAGGATTTTTAGACAAGAGTTGAACATGTTGATGAAACCGCAAGAGCAAGACCTGGTATTGCAAGTTTAGCTGAACAGGACGAAGTAAATAAAAATCATGAAGATAATCCTAGAGATGACCAGATTATTACTCCAAAAACGTTAGCAAACAAAACATAGACTGAAACAAGACGTGGTATTTAGAGAATAGCTACATTAGATGAAGTAAATCTACCGACTTCTGGTAATCATTTACATGATGTAATTGTTACTCCTAAATAGTTGAATAATCGTCAAGCTACAGAAGAAATTCGTGGTTTAGCTGAAATCACTACTAACACTGAAGTAAAAGATAATAATAATGATACACATATTATCACACCTAAGAAATTAGATCATAGAAGAGCTACAGAAACACTTTCGGGTGTTGCCTTATTGGTTAATACAAATAATCCAAAAAGTGCATCTAGCAGATCTACAGAGGGCACTGGTGTATATAAACACTTAACAAATAATATCGATATCATTACGCCAAAATCTTTAGCTCAAGCGCAAGCTACAGAAACTTCTAAAGGTGTTGCATATATCAGTACACAATCAGAAGCAAACGAAGCAAAAGAAAACGCTTAGGATTCTGTAATTATTACACCTAAAAAATTAGCGAACAGAACAGCTCTTGAAAATAGAACTGGTGTTGCTAGAATGGTTAATAAAGCAGATAATGAACATAAGAAAAATATAAATGATTCATTACACTCTGAAGTGTTTATTACTCCAAAAGCATTAGCTGAACGCGAAGCAACAGAAGATTTATCTGGTATTGCATTTATAGCAACACAAAATGATGTAGATCAAGGTGAATTAGATACTAAAATTCTAACACCTAAAAAATTTAAAGCATATAACAAATATGACCATTTTATCACTCAAACAAATTCAGGTATTGAACATTCTGGTAATATTTGGGATAAAGTTACTTTTAACATTAGAGAATCTTCTGAAACGCAACGTGGTACTTTAAGAACTGCTACACAAGATGAATCAAATGTTAGAACAAGCTTAGCATCTGATTTGTTGTATATTACGCCTAAAAAATTAAATGGACGTAGAGCAAAAGAAGATCTTGAAGGTATTGCAAGAATCGCAACAAACCAAGAAGTTGATGCTGGTACATTAAATGCTGAACAATTTATTACCCCAGCGAAATTAACAAGATGGACTAGAGTTTCAGCAAATGCACAAGCAACAGAAGAGAATCGTGGTGTTGGTAAAGTTGCAAATATTCAAGAAGCATGGGTCGGTAATCAAACAGTTGGATAGACTAAATCATATCAAGATTATTCTGACCAATATATTATCACCCCAAGAAAACTTAATTATACTTTACAAAACTACTTGCCATTAAAAGGTAAAGCATTTGATTAGGATAAGCTTGACAATTTAGATTCTACACAATTTTTAAGATCTGATGTTGATACAACAAGTACCGCTAAACTTACAGTTAATAAACAAACTAGGGTCGGCGCATTATTTTTAAATCCAATTGCTAATGCAGAAACTGCATTAACTACTAATGTAATTAAAGATAAAACCGGTGGATTGATTTATCAAAATGGCGCTAATTTTACATTTGATAATAACATAGAAAACGCTGACAAATTTATCTTTGAAATAAATGGATAGCAAAAAGCGGAATTAACTAAAAACGGTGAATTCAAAACCACAACAACAGATACTACAAATGTAAATACACAAAATTTAAATGTTACAAATACAATGACATTTAAAAACCGTTAGTTCGATGATTACTTTGTTAAATCTGATGGCCATACAATGACAGGCGAATTAACTGTTAGAAAAAATGGTTCTGTAACTGTTGGTAATGCTGCTGTTAAAACAAATCTTAATAATCAAAATTGGGATTTAATTAATAACAACGGTTTTTAGATTAAACATAATAACCAAGATGTTTTAAGTTTCACTAACCAAGATGTTGCTACATTTAAATCCGCGGTGAAAGTTGGAAATACTGAAGTTATTGATTAGTCGGCTAAAATTGATTATCAAAGACTTAAAAATGTTCCACAGGCAAATATTACTCAATTTGGTGTGATTAAATTATCAAATGAATTGGATGATTCGTCTGAACAATTAGCACCTTAGATGAAAGTATTTGCAGATTTAAAAGCTATCGTTGACCAAAAAGCAGATACTGTTGGTTAGTCGTATAAAAACCTTAGAATTAAAGAATATCTTCAAATTGGAAATATTCGACTAATCCCAGATTACGCAAATAAAACAGTTAAGTTTGTTTGGGTTGATACTTAGGAAGAATCTGTATAATGAAAACATTATTTCAAATATCTCAAATCGGAGTTCAAGGTAAAATAACCGAGAACTCCGGTTATAAAAAGAAAATTTATATTCAGAAAAATGAACAAAAATTCTCTACTAATATAAAAGATTTTATAAATGGCGAATACAGAGATTCTTAGCCGTTAAGAGAATTTTATGGAAACGCGGGTTTTCTTTATGCAACAAAAATTAACTTATAGAATAATCAATAGAATTCATATGATTTTAAAATTAACTAGAATACATTTTTTCAAAATTTTAATCGTGTAATTAATGATTTGAATGATGATAATTATATTCTTTGTCTTTATTATGAAAAGAAAAAAGACGAATCTTATCAGATTACACAAGAATTATATGATTACTTGGTAAGTTTAGGGTAGAATTAGTTTTATCCAGTAAATTCAGAAATGAACCCATATTTTGGATTTTGCGGAATAATTCATAAAGGGAAATTTGTTGCTCAGTAGTGTAGCTTTATTCAAAATACATTTGACCTTGAATTTTTACTAAACACGAAAGAAGATATTGGTTAGTCTGATTTTGGAAAAAATTTAATCCCAGATGATAAAGTTAATTTTTAGACTAGAAAAGAACAAGAAATTATTTGCGAATTTCCAACACCTAATGCAAAATTTCTTCATTTATCTGGAATGATTAAAAAGAATATGAATGTATTATCTGGGCATCCTGACTAGATTTTTACAATTCAGTATCTAAACGAACAAAATACAGTTTTAAATTCCCATGATTGTCAAATGAAATCTGCTTATACTTTTTAGGATATAGAACTATATTAGCTAGTAAACAAATAGTCTAGAAAAGTTAGAGTAATAATGCAATGTAAAAACGCATTAACAGTCCCAGGTGATTTAGAAATAAGAAATCTACAGTTATTTGAATAGAATGGAAAATTTAATCATCAATCAACGGATGATAATTATAAAAATAATGATTTTTTAACGGCTATCTCAGAAGCAGGTATTCAGACAAATTAGTATAATGAGTCAATCGGGTTTAATCCTAGAAATTTTGAGGAATATAAACAAGAATATAATTCACAAATGAATTTATATAAAGGTAAATAGTTACCGGTTGTTGTAGAAGAACCTATTAAAATTTTTAATGAAATTATTGATAGCAACTCATTAAGAACAGTTATAAAATAGACAAATAGACAACACCAGATTACATTACCTTAGGTAAACGTAAATTCACATTAGTCATATATATTTGGCGTATGGGTTAATACAAAAAATAATTAGAATATCAAGTTATAGGTTTAGTGTTAGCAAAAAACAAGAACTTTAGACGGAATTGATATTATTAAAAATCAATAGATTTTGCTTGATGAATCTGATATTACTCATCAAGATTATAAATTCTATTATGGATTTGTTTACCCGTATGGCTTAAGAAAATATTCAGCACAGCAAACTAAAGATTTGCTTGCTAAAATAGATCAGTAGTTATCTGAAATTTAGGTAAATCATTCTAACGAATAGAAAAGAGGTATTATCTGTTTAGAAAAAACTGATTTTACATTTACTCCTACAATTAGTTTTACATAGGAATAGCAAGTTTCAGGAACTATTGTAATGCCAATCTTTAAGGAATTATAGATTGCATAGTTCAGAAGAGATTAGATAACAGCATTAAATCTTGAGGAGCGCACTTTCTAAAGATAAATAAATTTAAGGAGAATAATATATGACATTATATTTAGTATTATTAAGCTCATTACCGATATGGCCAATTCTAATTCAATTATTGATTATAGGCTATCAGATACTAGCGCATAGTTGCGAATATCGTGGGCATAGAAAATAGGTAAAATAGAATTAAAATGGAAAATGCTAACACTTAGATTTTATAGCAATTTCTCGATTTTTTCTAGACTACAAATAAATAGAATTTTTTCGTAAGAGTTGGATCTGTTTTTGTATTAATTCTTTAGGTATTTTTGTATAATCAACAAGATGCATTAGTTTCAGTGTGGAGAGAATCTAGACTTGAGAATGTATTAGAGAATATACACAAAAAAAGAGTTGAAGAATATCCAGCGACAGCAAAAGAACAAGTTCAAATTTAGTATTAGGTTATCAAGCCGGATATTGTTTTAGTTTATGAATATCACCCATTAGGAAAAAATAATTTCGCAAATGTTGTTGAATACGAAGGTGTATTACCAGAAAACACTACACCAGAATAGTTAAAAACAGTACCTATTAATAAATAGTAGAAAGAATATGTTGAGCATATTACTGGGAGAAATTATGAAGGTGATCCTCAAGATCGGGCACTATTAATTAAAAACTATCTTAATCAGAATGTTAAAAAAATTTATTAGTGCCCGATTTATAACTTAGATAATATATATTCAGGCCAGGTAACATACATTTGGTATAAAGATTCTGATATTTAGAAAATAAATAGCGAAACACTTGAAGCTCAATGTACGTAGTCTGCTAGAATTTTAGGTCGTGCTAAATAAAGGGTAGATTTCTACCCTTTTATTATTTCAAAAATTCATCATATAATTTAATATCAAAACCAGGCTCATTACAAAATTGAATAATATTTTCATAAGGAACCCAAACTGAAATAGATGGATTATACTTATAATAATTAATACCTTTCGAAATCAAATCAATTAACCAAACTTCATCTTCATACAATACGAAAATTTCATTTTTATCAGATCGTTTAATTTTAATCTTTGAATCTAAATTAATTACTTTAAGTAACGATTCAATAGCCTGTTTATGTAATACTGGAATAAATGCGGAATTCATTTTTAATCCTTAAAGTCAGATAACAAATTAGTGTCGGTTTTATCAAATCGGAAGCATGTAATTCTAGGCAAGAATAATGAGTATTCTTCTTTATCTTTTGATTTAATAATACTATTACATTTTACCGTAACAACTTTGCCAATTAACTCATTATTCATCGCGGCTTTATAAGCTCCGCTACGGTCCATTAAATCATCAGTATTTGAATCCTTAAACCCAGAACCAACTGATACTTTAATTAAACCATCATCAGATTCAACTAACAATGCACCAATTTTATTAGGTTGTTTTGAGTGTAATTCATATCCAACAATTTTTAAATCTACATCAAATTCATCTTTAAATTTAAAAGCATCTTGAGATCGTTTATTTACCCATCGCATAAACTGGTTTTTTAAGATAATTCCTTCATACCCAGCTGCACGATATTTTTGGTATAAATCTTTTGCTTCTTGTAATGACTTAACGATATAATTATCCACTTTAATAATATTAAAATTATCAATTACATCATCAAGTTTATTAAAACGCTCAAAATACATTGTTGCATTTGATTCTTTTTGATATTCATCTAATTCAATAAAATCCCACACGACATACTGAAGATGTTTAGACTCTTCTGGAAGGATTGTTCCTTGAATAGATTTATTAACTATCCCATTAGATAATTGACGTTCTTCTGGTGATGTAGAAAGTGAATTTTGACACTTATCTTCAGATGGATTGTAAATGATTTCACCGTCTAATACAAAATTACCGGAAATATTTTTTAATACATTTTTAATATGATCTAATCCAAGATATTCATTTCCAGATCTTGTTAGAATTTTAATATCTTGATTTTCTTTAATTAAAATTGCTCTAGCGCCATCTACCTTTAATTGGGCAATAGCTGGGAATCTAATATTTTTATCAATTTTCTTTTGGTCAAATGCAGACACAAGCATTACCTTTGGTTTTTTAATAATTCCCGGGAAAATCTTTTCTACTAAACCTTCATTTACACCTGCATTTAAATCGCGTGACAAAATACATTTCATAAGATCGCTATAACCCGAAATTTTAGCTGAGCTCATAATATAAGAAACGTATTCAATTGCAGCATTTCCTGTATAAGTACGGTCAACTAATCTGTCAAGTAAAGAAATCAAATTAGAACATGGTAATCTTTCAGCGTCTAAGCCAAAAACGTCAGCCGTTTCTGGAATTTTTTTAATACCATAAGTATAAGTCACATTATCATAGGTATAAGCCAAAATTTTCTTGAGTAATTCTTGATCTTTAAATTCTTTTAATAATTTAATCTTTTCAGATGATTTAGTTGTAGAACGTAAATCTTTAAGTAATTTATTTACCATGGAAATCTTCCCATACTTCACGAACTAATTTAGCGTCATATTGACCTTTGTGATAAATTGATAGATATTTCATAAATTCGCCGAACGATTTATAATTATCCTCAACAAAAATTTCAATTAGGTCTTCTTTAGATAATTTAATTGGTAAGTATTTCTTAATAACTTCAAGTTCATCATTTAGTTCTTGAACAAATACCTTGTTACTAGAAAATGAATCGATATTTTTTAGTAGATTCTTTTCATAACGTAAAATAATATCCATCATAGCGGATTCTTGTTTATCTTCTGGTAATTTTTGAAGCTGAATAGAATCTGCTTCTGATAAAAGCATCGTTAGAACCTTGGTATCAATTTCTTTTCGAAGTTTTCTTGCTTCTAATTGATCTGTTTTAATTTTTTGGTATAACATATTAATAACCTTTTAAATTTTCAATCGCCGTTTTAATTTGTTCTTTATTATAAGGAGTAAGATAGTAAGAACTATTAAACTCAAAAAACTCATCTAAAATCCTTTGATATTTTTTAATATAATTAATCTTTTCATCTTTTGAACTAAATGATAAATTAATTATCGCTTCCCTGACAGAACATTCCCATTTCTTTGATAACAAAATTGCTAATAAAATATCTTCAAGTTCAGATAAACTATTATCTACCTTTTTTGAATATCTTTTCGTTTTTGTTGTAATACTTCTTTGTAAAAAATCAAAATGTGATTGTTTATCTAAAAATTTAGTTCTATTAGCAAAACCTGTTGCAAGAATACAATCTACATTTTGAGATAATAATCTATTTACCATAAACTCAGAATAATTATTTTCAACTTTTATTCTGTCATATGAACTTGAAATTTTATTAACGTAATCAAATAAGGAATAGCTAGATTTTTTGTGTTTTTCTTCAGGTTCTTCTTGACTTATAGAAATATTATTTCCACCCATTAGTTTATCTAGCATACAAAACTCACTTAAATGATAAAGTTAACATCAGTTGTGCTAACATATAAGTTAATTCAATTTGAAGATCCGCGACTAAATTATACTGACGATTACTATCGCCAATAATTGTTAATAAATCTGGAATGCTTGCTGGCTGAATTTCTTTATATAATGTTTCTTGAAGCTCACGTAAAAAATCTGGATAATTTAAAGCATATTTTTGAGCATATACTTTTAGTTCATTAAATTTTTTACTTTTTAATGCTTCAATAACACCTTCAATAGAATCATTTTGCACAGCAGATAAAATAGAGCTATCGATTACACCAGATCTACCAAATTTTTGTAAAGAACCAATAAGTTGTCTGATATCTGGAAAGAATTTATTTACTAATTCACGAATGATTTGTGCATCTGTAACTTGAACATTTTCATTCTTTAAAATAAAAACAATTCTTTTGAAAATTTGTTTAATAACATCTTGTTTTTCTGTTTCATCAACAAGATCCGCAAATTCAATCGTTTCACATCTAGACTTAATTGGGTTAATAATATTTTCAGCATCATTTGCGGTAATAATGAATGAACATGATTTTGAAAATTGTTCCATTAATGGTCTTAGAATTTTTTGTTTATCAACAGCATTCCCACGGTCAAACTCATCAATAATAATGACTTTATGTTTTCCATCAATAGATTTTGTTGCTGCGAATTGTGGAATTTCATTTCTAAATGAATCAATACCAATTTCAGAGCCATTCAAAAACATATAATCTACATTAAGATCATTAACTAATGCTTTAGCGAAGCTCGTTTTACCTGTACCCGGCTGCTTAGACACCAACAATAAATTAGGAATTCTGCCCGATTGAATAATCGCATTAAAGATTTTTTTAACACGTTCTGGTGCAATTAAATCTTCAACCGTTTGTGGACGATATCGTTGAATCCAGAGATGTTCGTTTAAGTCAATTTTTTTCATTAGATCACCTGTGTTAAGTATAAAATTCCTAAGATCATAAATGCAATTACACCAAGTTTAATAATGACATTTAAAATCCAGTCAATAGATTTAGTAATAAAGGTAAATAAAATCATTTTAGTCCTCATAAAATAAAAGGGATAATATATTTTATTACCCCTTCGAGAAAAATTAACTTACATTAGTAGTAAATATAACTTCATTGCAAACACTGCGGTTAATCCTAACCATGTTCCAAAAATCAATGAAGTACTTAAAATGATATACAATAATCCAATTACGTATTTCATAGATCAAAATCGTGAGAACTTGTTTCTTGTAATGCAAGAATATAAGAATGTTTATCTTCTTGATCTTTAGACTCAAAACGGATTGCACCAGCTGCCGCAATTTGAACGATATAATCACTTTTCATAAAGTTCATTGTTTTGATATCTAATTGGAAATCAAACTTATTAGCGCCATCATAGTCTTGGATTTCGATAGCAAAAGCATTACTATTTTTTGATTTAGTTTCAAATGCTTTAAGGATTAATTTACCGTTTTTTGTAGTAATAGATAATGTATCTAAACCAAGTGCTTGAGATGCTTTTGTAATTTGACTTAATTGATCATTTGTTAATTCAAAAATTACATTTGCAGCAGGTAATTGCGGACGTTTTGCTGGATATGCAATAATAGATGAATCAGAAAGATGATAAGTAACTTCAGTTCCATTACCAGCAATAGTCAATACTTCGCCATCTGATGTAATTTCAGCATCTTCACCGATTAATGATAAAACACGTAAGAATGCAGATAATGAATAAATACACCATTCTTCTGTAAATGTTTCTTTAATTTCAGATTCAGCATATACAGTGTTGTTAATAGATTTAGTCATTAATAGTGAACCAGCATCAATTTTAATCGATGGATTAATTTGTGCAAAATTCTATAAAATTTCACGAGTTTCTTTACTTAGTTTCATTAAATTTCTCCAATAATATTCTTTAAGTTGATTTTAGAAGGTTCTTGTTTCTTTGGGAAATCAAGTCTCTGTTTAATATTATCTTGTTTTACAAAATTCTAACTTGATAATTCTAATTTATTTTCTAAATATTTTTTAATTTGTTCGCCGATGTATCTAGCAGTTGAAACAGGAACATTCTGTGTTATATGCTGCCATTGACTTTTTGGGTTCAATAACTCAAAATCATGAGGATGACCCATTAACCATAATAATTCACGAATTGTTAAACAACGTTCTTCTGTAGGATGAATCGTTTTGCCACAATTTTTTCCGATAATTGCATTTGTAAATTTACCTTTGTTTGGTAAATATGGAGTTGAATCCCAATATCCCAATCCTTGCTAAACTTTGTTTAAACAATGATTCTATATTCTAACATAGTTATCATTTTGTTTTTCTGTAAAATATTCAACGGCTTTATCAAATCCAACTTTTTCCGTTAACTGCAATGCAGTCCATGATGTTTTCTTAGTTCCTTCTGGAACAATTTTTTCAATGGCATCAGAGAATTTAGACTAATTAGTATAATCAAGAATAAATTGATAAAAAGGATCATTTGTCCCACCCCATCCTATATTTTGATCATGGTGGACGCTATCTTTAGGAATTAAATCTAAATATTCAGCAAGTTCTTTAAACTCTTTACTTTCATATTCAAATAAGCCTGGATTTGTGTCTCTATAGAACATAATAAATGTTCGTTGTCTAGACTGAGGTATTCCATGTAATAATGTATTTGTTTTTACTAGCTGAATAGAATAATTATTTTTAGACGAAATTTCTTTTAAACGTTCTACAACACCTTCGCCTGTTAATGTATATGCGGCGGGAGCATTCTCAAAACATACAACTTTTGCTCTTGTATTAAATCCTAGTTGAGTTAAATTATACATGTTTTGATTTTGATCATTATTAGGATCACCGCGTTTTTTAGAGCCTGATGACTGTGCATTTAACATCTATAAACCAGCGCAAACAGCAACATGAATCAAAACGTCAATTCCTTCATCAACTAATTTATTATAAATTTCTTCAGAAGTTTCATCTAAAAATTTTGTATACTAAACATCCATATTAATCACAGGAATATCCAGTTTACGAATATTATTCATATAATTAATATAATGCTAATCATTTTTAAACCCAGCTGAAATAATTGCTAGCGGTGGAACGCCTAATGCTTTTTCAAATCCTAAAGCCATTCCACCACATAAAGGCTGAGCAACTACCCATTTGATACTCAATTAAATTCCCTCATTATAGTGTCTGAAATTGTTTTTCCATTTATATCATTTTCAGTTATAAATTTATTTTGCAATTCAGTGATTAATTTTACATAAAAATCATTATCAGATTTTATAATATCTATACGTTCTTTTAACTGATTAGGAGATTCAATTCTTAAAAAGTCCGGTATATCCAAATTCTTTTGAGAATCATAATCAGGATGGAAGAATGGAATAATTCCATTATTAATTAACTCAATATATTTTGAAGTAACCCAACCAGGTGAAATTGGAATAATAAAACTAAATTTAGATTTTTTTGTAATATCAACAATTTCAGTAAATGGTTTAGGACCTTTGAATCTTAAGTCATTTTTAGTTTCTTCAGAATACCATTCGCCGTAAATATTAACATCATCAAAAAAGTTCAACACATATTTTTTAAGCTCTTGGTATCTAGATTTGACACCATTTTTTCCTTCGTTTAATATAATGTTGAAATCATTATTTTTATTTTCAAAATTTTTATTTGTTTTATTGTTAAACAACATAATTTTTTCAACACCAGAATATTCTGAATTAATTGTCATATTAATTAAATCATTATCATTGTCTGGAGGTAATTTTGAAAACACTTTTTTAACAAAAGATTCATTATATTGCGACAAATATTTTAATGGTTTGTTTGTTAGATCACGAACATCTTTCAAGTAATATCTTGGATCGTTACATACACCAACCCATTTTACATTAGAGTTATTTAGATAATGAATAATAGGAGCGCAATAACTTTTCGCAAAGCCAAGTCTCGGCCAATATTCTAAATTTTTTCTACAAGTCGGGCCTAAAACAATAATAGCTCCAGCAATATCTTTATCTTTTAATGTATCAGTAAAAAAACTATCGTGCATATTTTTTAATGGGCCTAACGATTTTAAACCATTAATAATATTTGATGGTTTATTAAACTGTACCTTATCAAAATCATTTGAACTAATTAAAATAAATGTATCATTTGGATTTTGCTCAGCTAATTTAAGTATTAATGATGGAGCTTCATTATCACCACCAGTAGCTCCCCATTTTTTACTATCAAATTTAATTGCCTTTCCGATCTTACCAAACACATATGTTTTACCTGTTTGTTCGGGTTTCTTATCTTCAATTAGATTTTCTAAGAAATTCATTTACAATATTCCGTATAAATTGTTTTAAAAATATTAAAGTATATTTTTTGATTTTGTTTATTATGAGCATGCAAAGGAATCATTGATAAAAATAAAGACGCGCAAATATAATAAATTAATTTGATTTCGTTTTTATTATATCTACGATTTACTTCATCAATAAACAGATGTTTAATTGATTCTTTACCTTCATTATAAATCACCGTGTTTTTATTTGAATCTACTAGGTAGAGTTCCGCGTCAATAAAATCATAATCAAACAATGCGCTATGCATTAATTTAGCAACTTCATAATAATGAGAACCAAAAATTTCGCCACGTGGGTCAATTAATCTAAAATCATTATTAGAAATATTATACAAAATATTACTAAAACAAAAATCACCGTGCATTACGCATGGTATATCTTGGCTATCAAGAATAACATAATAAAAATTAGTTAAGAAATTATTAATTAATATTTTATCATAATCATCTGATAATTCTTTTGTTCTATCAACTGTCTTTTTGTATATTTTATTCAAATAATTTTCTTTGACGGTAAATTCTTTTAATTTAGCATGGTCCAAGTAATCAAACAGATAATTGAATACATTAATATAATCTTCTTTTTCTGATGAAATAAACAAATAGAAATCCCTTAAAGTTGGGTATTTAATTGTTTCCATTGTGTATGAAGTTTCTAACAAATTAAGAGAATACACTCTAGGAGTAAATCTTTTAAGTTCATCAGGAATATTCATAAACCAATTATATTCATCAATAATTTTTTGACGTTTAGATGTGCTCAATTTTGTAATCTTATAGTCATCTTGAGTTAATTCATTAAATGATCTTGATTTTTTGATTGAACGATTTTCTAAATATTCTTCTAAAGTTCCAAAATCAATAACATCAATAAATTTTACATGTAAATCGAGTTTTTGTAAAACTGTTGAGAATTGAAATTCATTTTTTGTTTTTTCGTTATTAGAAAATTGTTCTTCTAATAATTTTTTCACTTTATTGATATCTTTAAGATAATAAATACCACTTACCGCTAAATCTGTGTCAGGTTGCTCATCTGGCTTATCAATAAAAGAAATTACCTTTCCGGATTGGTTGATTTCAACCATACACCATCTAGAATAATCAGGAACTTTCTTAACAGAAATAAATTGATTATCTAAAACAAATTTAGAATTAGGTAGAATATCACCTAAAATAATTAATAAATTATCATTAGTTGTATAATCATTCAATCCTTCATATATCGCGCCAGATAAACCATTTAAAGTTGTTTGTTCAAACAGTTTAACATCAGTGTGATTATACGCATCTAAAAAATATTTTACTTTCTGCTGCTGATGCCCAACAATAACTCTGATATCAAGTTCTTTGTTAGAAAAATTTTCTTTTATAAAATTAATCTGATGAACTAGAATGGGGACTTCTTTATATGGTAAACAACTTTTTGGATATTGTTTACCTAATTCCTAAAAACGTGTACCTTTACCAGCTGCTGGTATAATAACGATTAGTTTTTCTTTCATAATAATTTCTCTAATTGTAAAATATCATTAGGCAATAATGATAAGTCATCAACATAATATAAAGCTAAATCTTTATTAAAAGATAATTCATTATACAACACATTATTATCTGATAACCATTTCTCAATAATAGGTCTATATTTTTTATCAGCTTGTTCTCTAGATTTACATGATAAATGACCACGTGCTGTTAATATTTTGATATAAAAACCATTTTCATATAATTTGTTAATAGTTTGTATTAATGATATATTAGGTTCACATTTAGAAATATCGGAGGTGTCATCTGTTTTATGCAAACCTATTGTATTATCAAAATCAAAAATAATTTTATTTGTTTTCATTTAATTTATTAAGTAACTCAGTTAAAACAACATCATCATATTCGCCATGTTTATTTATGATTGGTTTTTTAAGCTCAATTTTGTTGAAGTCAAAATCATGTTTCAACATATCTTCAACTAAATCAAAATCAGGCTCATAAATATGCAGTGACATTGCATTATGATAATAATATCCTAGTTCTAACTCAGGATAAACTTCTTTTAATAATAAAAACATATTTTGAAGTAATAACATAAAGAAAGGAATATCAAACGTTGTTCCTTTAATTAAATCATTAGATCTCATATTAACAATTAAATGAAGTTTATTTTTTCTAATAAAAAATTGCAAAAAACTTGTACACGGCAGATCTTTATTTGATTCGTATTGAAATTTAGGAGAACCGATATACATAATTGCTTGACGAGTATCTTTATCTTTGATTAAAGAATTATACGCCCATTCCCATTGCGAAATATCATATTCATTTAGATCTTTGAATAAACGATAGCCATAAGCAGAATTACATGTACCGTCTTTATTTGCAATATGTTTCCAAAATGAACTATATTCAATAATATCACTTAATTTATTCTACCCAGTGAAATACCATTTCAATTCACCAATCAAATAGTTCATAGGAGTCTAACGAACTTTATTTTTGAAAATAATATTTGTTGGATCTTTAAAAAGATACTATGAGTTTAAAATTTCCTTAATACCTTTACCGCGTGGAGATGAATATTCTCCGTCATTAATAACATCAGATAACATCTGTTTATATGTACAATTCATTGTTGTTCCTTATAATATTGTCTAACTTCAGATAATGCCTTTCCTAAAAGGTTTTGCCCTTTCCAAAACTTTTCTGGTGTTTGCTCTGCATCGTATTGTGATAAACCAATACCCCATATTCTATCATAAGGAGATGCCTCAACAAACTTACCATCTTGTAAAATAAATGGCTTTAAATTTGTAGAAAATTTAGCTTTTAGAATTTCAACCATTATTTTATACCGAACGGAATCCCATTTATCTGTATAATTCTTGACTTTACGCCCAAGTTGCTTGATTTTATTTACTTCAGCAGTCCATTGATACTTTAATTTAGTGTTTACTAAAATATCGTTTCTAGTAATGGCACCTTTCACAAATAATCTGAATAATTCTGAGTATTTAGTGAAATCCAAAATTTCTTTCATAATCTCGGTATCACCAAAGTATTTTGCTTTTTCATACATAAAAGCTTGTTCAGAACATACAAATAGTTGATTATTGTACTCAAATTTTGAGGGGTGAAAGTTTGAATAAACGTCACTCATACCCCAGAAAAATATATATTTGTTCATTTTTTAATCACTCAGTAAGATTTTTAATAATTTCTTAAGTTATCTATTTACATTTTTTCTATATATGGTATTATAACCACATAAACAAACAAATAAACTTAAACAACAAACAAGGAGCTTATCATGGCTAAACAACAAAAAATCTACAAAATCAAAACAATTAATTTTAGAAATGGTTCTGAAAGAATTTCAGAAGGAACTTTAGAAGAATTGATTGAAGGTTGCCGTTATACTTTAGAGTGTGGTAAATCATACGAACATGAAAAAGGAAATAAGAAAATCAATCTTAATCCTAAATCAATTAAAGCATTTATTACTGCATTAAACAATGCACGAAATAATTCAGCAGCAAATGGATGGTCAAATTATCATTCTGAATTAGTTGAAGAATAATTTTATTAAAATTAAAAAGGCAGGAATTATCCTGCCTTTATTATTTGGAGACTAGTGCCGGATTCGAACCGACGAATAATGGATTTGCAATCCACCGCATTAGACCACTCTGCCAACTAGCCGATGAACAGATTATACAGCACAATAAGAAACTTAAGAATCAAATCTGTTCAAACTCATTCTCAATATAATCTTATTGACGTGTCAAGTTTTATTGTGAAATTGGTGCATATATGATAAAACTTGAAATTGGTCGACAGAACTCGATTCGAACGAGTATCTCCGGCTTCTCCACAATTCGAAGATTATGCTGAACGAATTTTAAACCAAAATTCAATTATAGCGGCATTTTCCCAATTAAACTATCTGTCGAAATTTGGTCCCCGGGGTGAGACTTGAACTCACAACCTCTCGATTATGAGTCGATTGCTCTAACCAATTAAGCTACCCGGAGATTGATATATTTAATTATACATCAAAATTTATTATCAGTAACTTTAAAATTAAATCCTTTAAAATATTCCTCAATCACACGACCATATCTTCTATAAAGAACGGAGTGATCAAATAAAACTGGATCATCAATGCCATATAATGATAACATATCCCAATAAATTGTTTTGCTTAAATCGCCAATTACAATAACATTAGCATTATGACCAAATAAACGTTTATAATGATACTTCATTGGCTCAGGAACAACAAAAAATACTCGGCCTTTTAATGATAAATCATTAACCTCTTTAACAGTTCTTGTTGTTCTTCCAGTTTGACGAAAGATTTCTTCAATCATTTTCGGTTACCTCTAATATACTAAATCTACCTTTCTTAATAACTTCAATATGTCTATTAAAATCATCAGAAAGTTGTTCTCTATGTGAAATAATATACACATTAGAATCTAAACTATCTAAAACAGATTTTAATCCACTAACACCGGATGAATCAATCGCTGAATCAAAAACTTCATCTAATACTAATAAGTTAATATTAGTGCCAGAAATAATTGAAGCAATATCTCTCCATGTAAACATAATTGCAAGGTCTACACGAGATTTTTCACCTTGGCTGAAAGAAAAATAACTTGATTTTTCTCTACCAGCACCACGAATTTGTTCATTAAATTCATTGTCTAATAAAAACATATAATCAGCACCTAATAACTTTAAGTACATATTAATCTTTTTATTAATAACAGGAACAAATTTTTTGATAACAGTTGCTTTAATGCCAGAATCTACTAATAAAGTAGATAAAACTGTTCTCAAATATTTTTCATTAAACCAATTTTGTTGGGATAATTCTAATTCTGAAATAGATGTATTTAACTCATTTATTTTATCTTGAACAGATGAATCTACAATAGTTTCTTTATTCAATTCTTCAGTTAATTGTTTTACTTCTTGAATAGCTGTAGAAAATTTGGTATTCAATTCAACTAATTTTAGATTATGATCTGATAGTTCTGTCTGACGTTCTTTATGAATTTTTAATTCATCCATAATAGAATTCAATTTTTCTTGTACTTGATTTGATTTATTAGTATCATTATCAATTTCTAATTGAATTCCTTTAATAATAAATGAACGTTGTTCTTCAGATATTTTTTGTTGACAACTTAAACAAAAATCTTTTTCACAAGTTTCTTGAATTTTTTGTGTATTAACTGCGATTCTATTTGTCAAAACGGATGAAACATTATCCAGTTTCTTAATCGTTTCAACCACATCATTTGCTTTTATTAAATTTGTTAATGCTTCTACTTTAACTTTTAATTCATTAATTTTACTTAATAATTCTTTAGCAAAAATTTTCTTTTCAATTAGTTTTTGTTCCAGTTGCTCTTTATCAGAAAAAACGGAATTATTTTTTTCTTTTAATAAAAGAGTATAAGCAGTAAGTTCCGATTTCAGAGAATTTAGTTTAATTAAATTCTCATTCATCTGTTGATTAATTTCCTTAATGCTACCTTTATTAAGTTGATCCATTTTAGTAAAGATAGAAACATCTAGAAGGTCATCTACAAGCTTTCTTCTATTAGCCGATGATAACTGCATAAACGGAATAAAATTTGCTGTACCAAGCACTACAAGCTGTTTGAATGAAGCTAAACTCATTCTTAATACTTCTGACTGAATGTATTCCTGGAAATCTTTAACAGATGCTGATTCCGGAATTAATTCATCATTTTTAAACAGCTGTAAAATATTAGGCTTTTGACCGCGAATAATTTTATATGAATCTGAGCTAATAGAAAATTCTAATTCAACTACAGAATTCTTGTCATTAATAAAATTAATTAGTTGGCCTTTCTTAATATCACGAAATGGTTGACCAAATAATGCGTATGTTAAACCTTCAACTAATAAAGAACTTTTACCAGCACCATTCGAACCAGTTACTAAATTTAATTTATAATTTTCGAGATCAATTTCAGTATCATTATTTCCAAATGATAAAAAATTCTTAACTTTTAATTTTTTGAAAACAATCATTGATGTAATGCCTCGGTATATAACTGATTAAACAGAGTTAATAATAATTCTTTTTGTTCTTCTGACTCATCTAATTTATAAATTTCTTCTTTCACTAAATCCATCGTTTTTTGAGTATCTTCAAAATTATCTGCAATTTCTTCAGAAGATTCTAGAGCTTCATAAGTAATCTGATATTTAAAAGAAGAACATACTTCTTCGAATTTAGATAAGATCTTATCAAGTTCTTTTTTATCAGAATAATCTTGAACCATAACAACAACACTTTTATTTTGATATTGCCGAATGTCGTTAAGATCAATCTTAGACGTATCAGATAAAAATAATTTATAATGATAAGTTTCTGGATTACTTATAAATTGTGTGTGGTGTTGTACATCTGAATACCGTTTGGTATTAAAGATCCAAATACCTCTTTGATCATTAGCATCACCGGAGGTGATTGTATAAGGAGTTCCCAAATACAATACATTAGAATTACTGCTAATTGTATGGAAGTGCCCACTATAAACATATTTGTATTTCTCCAAGAAATTAGTTTCTAACCCATGGGATTTTAACCCGCGATAATAATAGAATCCATTTAATTCAAAATGACCAACACAAAATTCTGAATCACTATTTTTAATAAAATCAAAAATTTGTTGTTCGTTTTCTTGACAAATCCAAGGAATTAAATCAAATGAATATGAATTAAATTTAAATGTAGTTGGCTCATTTATAACTTTAAAATTATCGTAATTACTTAATAACTCCGTTGGAGAATTAGGTAATATCTGATTTTTAAAATGTAAATCATGATTTCCAACTGGAATATAAACAGTTAATCCATCAAATAATGGAACAATTTTTTCGCGATTGAATTCCATTGTTCGGTGAGAAATTGCTTTACGATTGTCGAACCAGTCCCCGGCCTGAATAATCGTATCAATCCCATTTGATTTACAATAATCTGTAAAGTATTTCAAAGAATTATAAATACACTCTTCAAGCCATGGATTATCTTTTGACACCCCGATATGAAGGTCCCCGATTAATGCAATATTCTCAGAACATTTAATTGTTTTCGATTTCTGGTTTTTCATATAATTTAAATGCTTCTTCAAATTCTTTTAAGTAAACTTCAGAAATATGTTTAGGATTGTAATCTTTTAATGTTTGATATACAAACTGAACAATTTTCTTATATGCTGGCTGTTCTATATTTAGACCTTTATTAAGGTTAAGCGAAACCCCAACACCAATTTTTAATACATTTACTAATGAGTATTCAAACTTCTGAATATTATCTTCTTTACAAGCTGTTTGAATCTGATTTAGCATTGATTTTAATTTTAGTTTTGTTTTAAATTTTGATAATCGACGTTCTTTCATTGTTATTCCTGAAATACTGCATAAAATCTATCTGTTAATTTACAATAACACAAATTACTTTCAAATGATTGATGTTCTATGTCTTTGTAATTAACATCAATATTAAACTATTTCTAAAGCAATTCTAACTTAATAAGATATGGAATTACTCTTTTGTCACCATTCTAATCTTTTACGATTTGATCTACATCAATAATTGTGAACATAATCAAATCCCTAAAATATTTTCTTTATGTCTAGGAACATACTTGTTCTTCATATCTTGAAGCATTTTTTGTTGTTTTGATTTTTTAGCATCTAATGATTCTTCAAACTTTTCAAGTTTTTCCTAAACATCATCTAAAAATGGCTGATTAATATATTGTTGGAAATCTTCATCATCGATTTCACCAGAGATATCTAATAACATTCTCCATTTAACAGCATTTTCTGCTTGTTCTCTAGGAATCGTATTGATGAATGCCATATAACAAATTTGAGTTAAGTAACTATGTGGATTTTTGTACTTTTTATGATCGAAGTTTTTTCCATACTTAACGCAATTGTAAATAGCTGCGCCGATCATGTTTTCCTTCCAAGCATCAGAGTATCCTCTGAATTTATAATAATGAGCAAATCCATTTGCAATCGTTAAGATGCACTTGCCAATATATTCTGGCATTCTTGTCTATGGATCTATCTCTAGTTTTTCTTTCCATTCTGAGAAAACTTTATACAGTTTCTCATTATCTACAAAATTTCTCTAATTCTTATAATCTTTTTGCATTTTAGTATAAGTCATAATTCTAATTATTCTAAATAAAATATAACAAACTTTAGTTAAAAAATAACTTCACGAATTTATAAAATCTTATAAATGAATTTCAGATGAATTTTTATACTTAACCGATATAATTTATCAGATTAAATCAAAAAATGCATTCTGGTGTTACTGGTGAGATATTTTGATATAAAATAAATTAAGTACAATACCATAAAATAGTATTATAATTAAAATTAACCAATAAATTATACGGTAATTCAATAAAATCAATACTTTATTAAGTGCAATTTACCGTGTATCAACTTTATTCTTTTTGAAATCAATAGGTTATGTACTAGAAGTTAAAAAACCTATTTTTGCTAGTATAATAAGAATTAAGTTCTGCCGGTTGGGTTAGATATATAGAAAAAGGATAAACCTTAATTTATAGGAAACTATTAGTTTATTTTAAAAATAAAAATCTAGAATAAACAGATTGGAGCAAGCTCCGTTGGCTGGAAACCAGCCAACAAATTCAAACAAGGATAAAAAGGATTAGAAATGAAAAATGAATACTTTAGAATTAAATCATCTGATAATCATAATAACTTAATTTTAGAATTGATATCGGATGTTGATCTTTATCAAATCAATTCTGTGTTAAATCATCAATACATAAGTACAGATGGATCGTTACCAGAAACTATTTATTTTAAAGTTAGATATATTGGCTATCAAGAAAAACCGGATATGCTTCTTTTACATAGTGTATTACCATTTACTGCTATTACAAAAAGCAGAATTAAAGATTTTGTAATGTTACCTATGGAAAAAGTAACACATTTACCTTCTGATATTGGTGTTTGGGTTGATTATACAGAACATAAACTTCGTTATAAAATGCAATATAACATTAAATTGTTTGATGGAACTATAATTAAAGATTGTTATCCTAATGGAAATACATTTACTAGCTGGCACGGAAAGGAATTTCATGATGATGAGATTAAAGAAATTCAATTATGTGATGAGTTTGAATCAGAACTAATGCAAAATTCGTTAAGAAGAATCTCAGATAATTACAAAACTTTTAGATATTTTCTGTTAAATGAAAAGCCCAATTAAGGGCTTTATTTTTAGTTAAGAGAAATTCTAGAACCTTTGATTGTTGTTTCCCCTGATGATGTCATCGTACACTATGCAGATTTAACATTAAAAGAACCGGAAATATTCAAATCAAAATTTCCGCCTACTTTTGCATTAACATTTGCTGATAATGTTTGTGTAACATCTCCTTGAACTTTTTGTGTTAATGTTCCTTTGATTTGTTGAGAACATGTTCCATCAATAAATTGCTCGGAATTTCCTTTGATATATTGTTTAGAATTACCATCTATTACTTGCTCAGAGCTTCCTTTAATATATTGCCATGAACTTCCATCAATTTTTTGGTTAACTGAACCAGTAATTCCTTGATCTACATTACCAGAAATTTTCTATTTCACATTTCCCATAATGTACTGATTAACATTGCCATTTACTTTTTGGTCTAGATTACCTAAAACAGTTTGCAGAGCATTTCCTTTAACCATTTGAATAGAATCTCTACCAGTAACAATATTCTAATTTCCAGCAACATTTATCATAGCATTCCCGCCAATAATAATATTACAATCACCTTTGATTTCTACATTACCGTTCTTTTCAATAATTTCAAATTTATTACCAACGATTTTGTTTACTTTTGAGCCATCTGGTTGTTCTTCTGTAAAAGTACCTGTTGGGTGAGCTCTATAATATCTTTCTGAGCCAGGAGTATCATCTTTATCTTCAACATGACCACCTGGTGTTACGGTTGGAAACTATTTTGTATATTTTGTGTTATATGCAGATTTAGGTGTTTCGAATAACGGAGCACCACCTTTATCTGTTTCTAAAGCGCCTGAACCAGGTTTTGCTGTGAACTATGCAGATCTAGGATCTGGCTGGCCAGAAAATAATCCTTCTGTAAATGTTTTAGCATCATCAATTTTTAGTTTAACATCTGTAGAATTTCCCGTTCCAAAAATATCTGGAATAGAATCAAATTGCGGCGGATTTAACCCAAGTTCTTTCATGATGTCTTGAGCCATTTCATAACCAGTTTTTAGAACATCTTGTACATCGCTAAAAATTTTCATATTAGCAATTTCACCAAGCCAGTTATCAACATACCCAATTAATTCATTACCAAAATCTTTTAATTGCTTTAAGTAAGGATCAATGAATTCTTTTAATTTCTAAATTTGTTCTTCAACCCATGTTTGTACCGTATCATATAACTTTTGAATTAATTCTTCCATTTTTCTACTAATAGCTTGGATATATAAATTAATTCTATCAGTTAATGATCCTTTATAATATTGAGAACTGTTTGGAAATTCTTGAGCAAATGCTGATAAACGTTCATTCACTAGTTGTTGTTCTAAATCTGGGATTCCTAACCACTAATTAAATTCATCTAGCCATTTACCGTATGTCTAATTAACCCCAAAAATATCTTTTTGTAATTTATCAAATCGTTTTTTAACCTAATCAACAGTATCATCAACAAATTGCTCACAAGTACCAATATACTAAAGCATTGTTTCTGCTGTTGTTTTAACATTTCTTTTTAACGATTCATTTTTAATATGTTTAGTATATTTTTCATGATTCTTACATACTGTTTTAACTGCAGTTACTGTATTTTTTGTTGTATCTATAGTAGATAATACTTGTTCTAAACTGATCTACATTGTTATTCCTTATTACGAATTTGGCTAAAATCCATGCGATTTCATATAACCCACATACGGCTCTAAATTACCTTCATACATTACAGCAGCAACACGTTTTGCTCTTTCTGGTGTTTGGTGAGCCCAAGCTGACGCCAGTAAACCTTCGTATGCACCGCGCCAGTCTTTCTAAACCATTTTATTCAATGAATTTTTAAATTCAGCTAAATTACCTATACCCATCTGGAAACACATTTGGATCATCATCATTTTCCTAGGTAAATTTAATGTATTATATGTCATTTTTACATGAGGGTATTTATCTAAAGCAGCTTCATGTTTAACTAAATCTTCTTTAAATAAATCATACATCTCTTGCTGGGTTATTGATTCCCCGGGAACAATTTTTCTACCGATCATTTTCTATAAAATTTGGCACGCACCTTCTAAAGATGTTTGTACATTCATTGTAATTAAATGACCTATACCTACGGTCCAATATCCTTTCTAATCACGATATGGTTTAACTTTAGCGCCTTCTTCACATTTTAAAATATCAGCAAGTTTAAATTTTTCGGATGAATCTTCAATACCAGGTTTTGTTAAATCAGGAACATAAGACCCAGCACCACCAGATGTTGATTGTCTTAATAATTCAGTTGCATCTACAATTCCTCTAGCACGTTCTGGTAAAGAACTCTGTCCTTTATAGTTATTATATGGGAAAGTACCAGAAGGGTCCTAAAACCCTTGATTCGGGTCTTTTTGGGAGTTTTGTGTTTGCATCTAACCCATCACAACCCCAGTTTGCATTTCTGGGTCAATATACATCCCAAAAACAGATGAACCTGGGAGTAATCCATGACGTTGGCCAATCCCAGAAAACTATGCCTATGTAACAGGCATAATAGTATTCATCCACATCAAGTGTTCTGTTGGTGTTCCATCAATATCAGAAATCTATTTATTCGCAGAATGAGCACCGTACACACGAACTCTTACACGGTCTAATTGCATTGGGTCATTAATATCTTCAACAACCCCGAACCAATATGTTATTTGCTCCTACTTAATCATTTTTGCTATAAAACCCCTTCTTGAATTAAATCTTGAATGAAAGCTGGAAAATCATTAGGATCTAATGCATTAACAATTCGTTTTTCTTCATTTAATTCAATCTCATGCTCAAGATATGTAATAGGAATCATTGTTCCTTTATATTGTAAATTCTGATGATGTTTATCTAATTTATCATACCATAGTTTAGAATCCTTAGGATATTCTTCAACATTATAAAATTTTTGATTTTTATCATTTCTATGGTAATAAATTGTATTTTCTTTTTCAGGAAAATTCTTATACTTCTGTTTACAATATTCATATAACTATTCTTGCGGCATTATCCATTCGTAATATGGATTTAATAAATTATTACAAACTAATAATACCCAAAAATATTCAACAGATCCATAAAGTCTATAAGCAATATATTCAGGCCTGTCCTAATCATTAATCACAATAGGTTGTAAACGGTATCTATCAATAATATCTTGAACTATTTTATATTGTTTAACCTAAAATAAATGTCCATCTGTTGGTTTTTTGAATTCTTTTGATAAATTTGTAATTACAACCTAATTATTAAAATCAGCAAATAACTAATTAGTACTTATACTTAAATTTGTCTACTACATTATAATAACCCACTTAATAATTTATCGATTGTCTAAGAATATTGTTTTTTACTTATACCAACATTATTCACTTTATGATGACGAACAAAGAAATCAACAGTAAATGTACTAACATCTGATGTTTCGTACTAAAATTCTAATGCCTATACCTAAATCGGAACACACCCATAAAGATAATGAACTGATGTTGGTTGACCATTTCTATCATGTGTATATACGATTATATTAGTTTCAATATCTTCCAAGAAATTTTGATAACCGTATTCATCAATAACAGAATCTACCCATGCTTTAAAGTAAACATAATCCCTATTAGAAGAAAAGTTTTTGAATGTTACCTAGAATTTTTGTTCCTATTTTGTTTGAGGCTAAATCTATTTTAAACGGTGATTTTCTTCTGGCTCATAATTGATTTCAGATGCAGGTAACTAAATATTATGAACTGCAATATTTGTTTCTTGCATTTTAGAATAATCGCCTAATGCAGTTAAGTTACCTGTTGCTAGCGTTCCAAAAATAGTATCAATCGCGCCTGGCTAAAAAATTCCATACACTTTTCTGAATACACCATGCTTACGTGCTAGATCATATCCAAAGCTTGCTAAAGCACTTCCTAACGGGTTAGATGTAATTCTATTAACAACATTATTCACTGCATTACCGATGTTCTAGAGGATGTTAGTAGCCCCGGATGTTGAATATCTTGCATTTACAGAATTAGGATCCATAACAACATCTGGTATTTTTGTAAAAAATACCTAGAACAAATTTTGTCTTTGAACATCTTCTTTATGAGCTCTTTGAATGAAGGCGTTAAATCCGCCTCCATATTTCTATAATTCATTTTTGATCTACATTATGTTAATCCTTATGCGTTATTGCACGGAATCGAAAATTTGAGAGTTTCTTAATGGGAATAGTTCTCTGAATGTTATTTCCATTTCAACCTAAACCGGATCATTTGGGAATGCTCTGAATGATTGGAACATCTAGTTCGGAGTTTTGTTAAATCTGATACTTGTAATAACAGCAGGACCAAACGTCTATTGTGGAATAATACTTCCAGCATTTACAGAAAAACTTCCGGCTGATAAATTACTTTGTTGTTTAGTAAATGTTTGAATTTTCCAGACAGGTGGAACCTTAATTACAGAGAAATCTTTTAACTATTCAATCCCTTTCGCTAAAATCTATTTATCTCCAACACCTTTAGCGCCAAAACCAAAACCATTAACAACTTCACCGTTTAATAATTTTTTATATTCATTGCTAATTTCTTGAATAACATCACCTATATGACCACCGTTAGTGTCCAACTATGGGTATGCTAAAAATGTAAACAAATAATAGATTTCAGCAAATGCAATTAAGTCATTAATATTTCTAAACGTAAATGTGTTAAGATAAATCATTTGTCTTGGTTCTGAATCATTAAAAACTAATTTAGTTCTTTTATCAACAGTTTCACCATATTGATCTTGCATGATTCCACCAGTTACTTCATCTATAACCCCAAAAACTGATGAACCGATTACACCGCCTAATCCTTTAGATCTTAAATTTGCTAACCATCCATCTTTACCTTCTGAATACTATAGCTAATGACTATCAACAGCTGTTCTAGATGGCGGGAGAAAAATATTACATAATGCATTTGTATTTGTTTTATTTTTGAATACATTATCCAAAGATTTTGACTAAGATTTTAAAATCTAGTTTCTATCGCTATATAAAGCATCCCTTGTTCTATTTTCTAATTGGTATGCTGTACATACAATGCCCTAACGATAATTAGGGCTCGTTAATAAATCGTATGGGAATTGTGATTTTTGCATTTGGCCATGTTTTGGCCCAATAATATTTTTTAATCTACCAGAAGTTAAATTCCTAATCTAGGAAGACTAACTTGATTTTAATATTGCTTTTAATTTACTCATTATTCTTGACCTATATTAGTTCTTGATCTCTTATGATTTAATGGATTTGCAGTAGTTAATGGCTGATTAATAATATTTGTGTTATTATTTTGGTTATTAACTTGAACATTATTTTTTTGCTCTTTTTTCTGACTAGCTAAGAAATCTTGCTGAGCTCTATACATTTGCATATTAGGATCATACAAGTCATATTCTTGTCTTTCTTTTTCAGAAATCTGGGATTTTATTTTTTCACCACTATCAATTTTAATTCCATCTTTTAAATATTCTTCATTAAAATCTTTCGTTGCTTGATCTTTTAATTCTTGAACTTCTTTTTGGTTCTTTTTATTTTCTTCTTCATTATCCCAGAGTTCATTCCATTTTGTTCTTAACCAAGAGAATTCTTTATCATCAGTTTTTTCTTTAACGTATTCATCACGCTGTTTTTTAACTGATAACAAATTTTCGATAATTTCTCTATTTTGTTTAGCAACTTCATCGTTCTATGACTAATATTGTCTTAATGCTTCTTCGAGGTCTTTTGTATCCTAATTTACTGATACTTTTAATCCATCTTTTAATTCAACTACTTGGGTTTTGTTATCTTTATCTTCTTCTGCTTGTTTTGATAAATTATCTTTAGAAGATTGGTCCATTTTATATTCCTGGACTTCATCCCTGTTACCTAATAATTCTTTAGCAGAATCTTCGCCATTTTTCTTAGCAAATTCATCCCAACGTTTTTGTAAATCTAAATCAGCATCAGTTCTCATCTGTTCTGCAATACGCATTAATTTTTGGTCAGCATCTCCAGAACCCGGAATATAACTAACTATATTTGCAATTCCTTCTAATATTGTTGCACCTAATTTAACAATGCCCGCATCTAATTGTTTATTCCAATAAATTAATACATCAAATGGTTTTTCGATATAATTTTGGAAAAACTATGCCATGCTTTCTTTAAATTTATCCCATTTATCACCAAGCCAATTTCTAAATGAATCAAACCATTCAACAAGTTCATCCTATTTTGTCCTAATTAATGCTTGAAGAAAATCTATTGCAACAAGAGCTGTTAAAATACCGCCGATAATTAAAGTTGTTTTTACTGCAGCCACAACAGCGGCTCTTGCCATCTATAATAAAAATTTAGTTCCTTGGAAGATAGATTTACTAATACTCGTTAATAAAGCTAATGCTCTGTTCTGATTATCTTTCTCAGAGTCCTCTTTTATTTTTTTATCTTTATTATCTGGTTTTTCTTCTGGCGGTTCTTTAATAAAATCCGCATCAGGTTCAACATGTAAATCATCTTTATTCTATTGAATCGCATCGGCAAGATCTTCGTTTAAATCAGTATCTAATTGAACTAGATTATCTTTAATCTATTGGAGTAATCCAATTTGAGTAGCAGATTGTCCTAATTCAGCTTTTTCTGCTAATGTCATTTCCTTTTTAGATACTTGAAAAACTTTAGTGTTCTTTTGATTTTTTCTTAATTGATCTACAATAGCATCTGTACCATAAATTAATGAACCAACTGTAGATGAAATATCCTCAAGAAAATATTTTTGTTCACCAATTCTCTCTTCTAATAATTCAAAATTATGATCTTCTTTATTAATTAAAGATTTAAGGTGATCCCCTAAATCAATAATCTAATCATCTTTTGCGTAATCATTATCCGGGAATACTTCAATTTCTTTTTCTGGTTTTTCATCATTATTTTCATTTTGTAATTTACCAAAATCTTTAAATGATTTCTATAATGAATTCCAACCAGAAGTGATAGATTTGAATGGAGCAGTAATATTTTTTGCTAAATTTGAAATACCTGATAATGTATCTCCTAATTCAGTCCCAGAAGCAAATCCTTCAAATGACTAAATTTTTTCTAAGATTTTGTTAAGGACTTCATTTGCATCTGTATTTTTATATACATCTTTTAATGCATTTACCTGTCCTTGGAAAAATCCGTTATTTTGATTCTCCATTTAAATTAAGCCCTATTTATTTTTATTTTGTTATAAATATTTATCTTAATAAATACAAATAAAGATAGAAATAAAAGGTAGATGATATGTCAACGAAGCCGTAGGCGCCTGGGATAGGTGTAATTACATTATTCACAAAAGGTTCATCTGCAACTGGAAAACAATTTAATTTAGCAGGATCATTAGTTTCATTTGAAATTTACGAAGGATTAAATCAGCCTAATTATTAGTAGTAGATGAATTTAACCGTGTTAGACCCAGATAATACTTTATATAAAGAAATCACCGGGAACGAAATTGTTATTGTTGGTTTTAAAAGTGCATTGAATAAAGAAAATGAAAATTATGTAAAACCATTTCAAACAATTGATGCTGAAAAATATGTTGATGACAACCAAAGACAATGCGTTACAATAAGATGCACAACTCCTTATAATGTAATTGGTAAATTAGTTTATTTTTCTAAAGTTTTTGATAATATTTCTAGTAAAGACTGTTTAGAACAAGTATGTTCTGTAATTGAACGTGGGTTCTCTGGTAATCAAGTTAAATGCGAATATGAAAAACATTTTGAAGACAGTTTATTTTAGAGACCTTTAAATGTCCCGTAGAGAAATTGGGAATGGATTATTGATTATTGGGTTCATAATTCTGTTGCACAAGGTTCTAGCACTTATAGTTCTTTGTTTTATTTTTGGGATGATAAAAACGGGTTAAATTTTAAATCCAATAAGTCATTAATACAAGAAGATCCTAAGCATATTTTGATGTTAATGAAAAATAGTGCTTAGTAGTTATTTCAGCATGGCATTATTTAGAGATTTGAAGTTGAACAACAAGTTGATACTAAAAAACAATTAAAAGGAAAAACTGTTTAGCCTTTTGTTGTTAATCTTAATACATCTGAATTTGCATTAGGAAAGTCTGGTAATGATGAAAAAATGGACTCCGTCACAGACCAAATATATAACTTTGAGAATGATTTAATAGGGCAATAGAATAATAGAGTTTTCGTTCCTTTGAATTACGCGACCGAGTGGAAGCTGATGGGAACCCAAATGAATAATACTTAGATAAAAACTAATGTAACAAATCAGATCTACGAAGATACCACATATACAACATTTGCTTATGCAGAAACACCTGGCGATGTAATGAGATGCCCAGGTGATATAGTTCAAATTGTTAGAATTGATCGAAATGGTGTTATTGATAAGAATGATAGTACAAACTGGATTATTAAATCAATTAAACACCAAATAAGTTATGATAAGTATATTCAAGTTTTAGAGTTAATGAAATAATGGGAAAATATTAGAAAAAATATGAAGCATCTAGAATTTTTAATGTAACATTACTAGATGGTAGAAAATTAACATTAAAAAATTATCCAAACAAATATCAGAAACGTCTTTTATCTGCATAGATTTCTGAAGATAAAGATATGATTTATAAGGAAATAATTAATGTTTTAAATGAATAGATTCTTGAACCGGTCGATTTTGATTTAAATTAGGTTCCTTATTTTGAATTGCATAGAGTATTTTTACATTTAGTAGCTAATAGCTATTAGAATAAATTACCTATTACTTTATCATGTGGGCATGAAACTGAAGTAGAAAATGATGATCATGAAAAAGTAGTTGTTAAATGTGATGGCGAAGTAAATTCTGTTATAGATTTAGATCGAATTGAAGTACAAAATATTCAAGATCTTGTTTATGAATGTGATAATTTTAATGTTAAATTTAGATACCCAAATTTTATTGAATACATTCAATTCATGGAGCATCTACAAATTGAAGATCCATCTGCAAAATTTTTAGCTATTGCAAATTTAGTGAATTCGTGTATTTATGAAATATCTGATGATCAAGGTAAAGATTTATTTGAATCATTAGATAAAGAAGACCAAGAATTTATTATTGATACATTACCACCTGGTGTATTAAGCCAAGCCGCAATGGATTTAATTAAACCATTTATTATAGTTGCTATTCCATTTGTTTGTCCTAAATGTGGACATAAGAAAAAAATCGAGCTTAAAGGTCTCGAGAATTTTTTTAGGTAATCTTTCAACCCTAGTTATATCTTAGCTATTATAATACCGCAACAGCATTAGCAAAAGAGGGTTATCTAGATTGGATTACATATGAAAATATGGCACCTTATGAAACTGGATTTATAGTAGCATCTTATAAACGAGATATGGAGGAGAGAAAGAAAAATGAAAGCAGAAGAAAAAGCAGCTAAATATGAAAAAGTAGTTAAATATGACATTTTTGAATTAATTAAAATTGCTAAGAATATGTTAAAAGAAGACAAGTACATATTTAAAGGCGATGAATATCTAGGACCAAGAAAGAATGATACGCAATCTTAAGTATAAAAGAAAATTAGTAACAGATGCTAAGTATACTGATATTCATCGTGATTTTATGCCTTCACTAAAGGGTGATATCAGTATAGTTCAAGATTAGAAATAGATCGAACAATAGATATCTGGTATTATTCTAACAAAAAAAGGTGAATGTCCTTTAGATCCTGAATTTGGATGTAATTTACCAGATGCATTATTTGAAAACATGGATTCTGGAACAACTTACATAATTTAGCAATCTATTCAAGAAGCTATTTTAAAATATGAGCCAAGAGTTCAAAATGTTACTGTTAATACCGAAGCAAAATATGACACAAATTCTGTTCTAGTTACAATTACATATTTTATAAAAAATGTAAATGAATCACAGACTTTAGAATATGAATTAACCGGTAATTAATTTTAAGGCCAGAAATTTCTGGCCTTTTTAGTATCTGCAATAAATAAATTAATAAATGAGAAATAATAAGAGATAATAATATGCTTGAAAAAATCTTTGGTAAATGGTTTTTAGATCAAGAACAAAAAGAAATCGATCATATTGAAGATAATGTTCAAAAATAGTTCACTGCCCCAGAAAATGTTGGCGGTGCTATTGAAACCGAGGTACAAGCTGCTCAATATCATTATGATACATATTTTGGCTTCTAGAATCAGTATCTAATGCAAAATTATAAAGTAGCTAATGTTGCACAATTAATTGACCAATACAGAACAACAGCACTGATGCCAGAAGTCGATAATGCGATTGACGAAATTGTAAATCAAGCAATTGTATTATAGCCAAATGTTACGCCAGTTAAAATAGACTTGGATGAAACAAATTTTTCTGATAATATCAAAGAAAAAATTATTGAAGAATTTGAAACCGTTTTGGATCTATATGATTTTAATAGAAATGGCACAAAATTATTTAGAAAATGGTATGTTGATTCTAGATTATACTTCCATAAAATTTTAAGTAAAAATGAAAGGGATGGTATCGCTGAATTGAGATTATTAAATCCTAAAAAGATGCAGTTCTTTAGAGATATTTTAAAAGAATCTACTGGTGCTGGTGTTGATGCTATTGTTGGTTTAGTTGAATATTTTGTATATGATGATCAACTTGATTCAAAATGTTCTAATTGTACTCTAGGATCCTTACAACAAAAATTAAAAATTCCTGCTAAGTCAGTTGTATATGCTCATTCTGGATTAACCGATAATTGTGACCAAGTAATCGGATATTTACATAGAGCAATTAAATTATCTAATATGTTGAATATGCTTCAAGATGCTCTAGCGATTTATCGTATTGCAAGGGCGCCTGAAAGAAGAGTATTTTATATTGATGTTGGTAATTTACCACCTGCTAAAGCACAAGAACAAGTTAATAGAATTATGCAATCTGTAAAAAACAGAACGATTTATAATTCCGCAGACGGCACAGTTAGCAATCAATATAATAACATGAATATGATGGAAGATTTTTGGTTAACTCGTAGAGATGGTAACGCTAAAACAGAAGTACAGGCTTTACCCGGTGCTCAACAACTTGGTGAAACGGGTGATATCGAATGGATTTCTAAAAAATTATATGAAGCCTTACGTATTCCATTATCCAGAATTCCAAATGCTCAAAATCAGTCGATGTTTACAAATGGTTCTGAAATTACTCGTGATGAATTATCGTTCTAGAAATTTGTAAATCAATTACAACAGGAATTTAGTAAAATATTTTTCGATCCTTTAGAAACTCAATCTGTTATTAAGAAAATTATAACTCAAGAAGAATGGGAAGAAAATAAATCTAAAATTAAATTTGTATTCGCAAAAGATTCGTTTTTTGAAGAAATGAAATTATTAGAAGTTTTAGATAAAAAATTCCAAACATTACAAGGGATTGAAAATTATTTGGGTAAAATGTTCTCATATAGATTTGCTTATAAAAATATCTTTAATATGACTGAAGATGAAGTTGAAGAACAATTAGAAGCTATTAAAGAAGAGAAAAAACTTGGTTTATATGATGACGTTTCTGATGATTCAGATAACTAGGATAGCTTTGAGTATCATTAGAATAATTCTGATTCAGATAATTCTAATGATAGAGATGAAAATAATGATGAAGAAGATCATGATGAAGAAAAATCAGAAGAGAAAACCGTTATTAAAAAGAAAGAAATTTCTGATCCATCTGATAAAGAACGCGAATAAACAAATTAAAAATAATTTTAAGGAATAAAAATGAGAAAAACCTTATCTCAATTAATTGAAGAAACATTGGAAAATAAACATGTTTCAAAAAACGTAATAACTGAATCTAATGAAGACGAATCTAGAGTTATTGAAAAATTAACAAAAGATGTTAGAAAAAAATTTCCTGATAAATTCAAAAAAATTAAAACTAAGAGACACAACAAAACATTGTTTAGTGTTTTATATTATGACATTGATAATGTTGCGGGACGCGCTCTTGGCTATTTAGTTGTTCTTTACAAGGATCAATATCATTTAGATGATTTTGTAATCAGAGAAGAATATCTCGGAGCATTTGACGATACATTATAGTCAAAAGGCGGTACACTTGTTAATATATTGGAAAAATCTGCTAGATATTAAAAATTAATTAACTAAATAATTTTATAAATTAAAATAATTTAAAGGTAATAAAAATATGACAAGTTCACAAAATCTTATTAAGAATAACTATTTAACAGAAGCTAAAGATGAAGAAGCATTAAGAGTTATTGAAAAATTAACAAAGGATGTTAGAAAAAATTTTCCAGATAAATTAAAGAAAGTTAAATCTGTCAGGTATCCTCTAGGTTCTCTTGGAGTTTTGTATTATGATGCCAGCACCGATAAAGTTGAAGGTTACTCATTGGGTTATTTAGTTGTGCTAGTTAAAGACGACAAATCTGATTTATTTAAAATTAGAACCGAGTATGTAGGAGCATTTCCGTAGCGTAAATTATACACGCTAAATCAAATAGAAGTTAACCTACTTGATAGAAATTCATTGTATTGAATAAAAGGCCGTATTTAACGGCCTTTATTATTTTTATTACCAATGTTTATTTTCATCAAAACTTAAACCTAATAATTTAATTTTCTTATTAGTTGTTGCTACAAGTTTTTGTTTTTCTTCATGCTCTAGTTTAGAAGTATTAAATCTTTTTAATAACACTACTGTAGTGTCCTACGGTGAATCACCTTTTACATTAAAATACAAATATAATTCTATGAAATAATCAGGAAAGGCTTTCTTTTTAGTCGGATAAGCTTTAGGTTTATCCCAACGACCATCAATACCTCTAGATTTCCACGATTTACTATCTGTTAATTTATAAGCAATTCTAAATTCAATAGTTAGACCATTTACATCTAACTCACATTTATCTTCACCAGTACTTTTTAATTTTCCAGCTTTAACCAATTCTTTAACTAAAGCTAATTGTTCCGTTGGTGTACGCCAATTTTTTGAATCTCTAACTTCATCGGCAGTTAAATTGAATTTCTCGGTTAAAACAATCTAAAAATCTGTATTTACTTCTGCTCCGAGTGATTCTTTTAATAATTCACTTAATGTTTTCATATTTTTCATTAAGTTATTTTTTTTTTATTTAATCATTATAAATAATTAATAAAATTAGTACTAATTTTTAAGTAAAGGAAATAAAATAATGACAATGTTAAGCCCAGGTATTAACGCAAAAGAAACATCATTACAATATAATGTCTCTGAAAGTTCAACTGGTACAGCTGCTATTGTTGGTAAATTTAGATGGGGTCCTGCGAACGTTATTCAACAAGTAGTAAATGAAACCGATTTAGTTCAAAAATACGGAACTCCAGATAATTATTCAGCATAGTCATTTTTCTGTGCATAGAACTTCTTGTTAGACGGTAATGATTTAAGAACTGTTAGATTACTTGATATAGCGAAAGCAAAAAATGCATCTGCATTAGCAAATAGAACAACCTTTGTGATTCAAAATCCAGGTACAGGATATTCAGTTGGTGATAAAATTACAGTAGTTTTTGACCAAAAAGAATTAACAAAAACTGGTTATGTCACTGAAGTTTCAATTGATGGCGCAATTCAAAAAGCATTTATTCCAGCTGAAGAAATTATTGAAACTAAAGCTAAACTAGGATTAACTGAATTCGATCCTGTAAAATGGTCTGTTAAAATTGAATCATTAGCAGGTGGCGCTGGTGCACAAATTACAAGTTTAGGTATTGAAGAAAAATAGACGATTTTAGTTCAAAATGAATCCCAATTCGACACTTTATTAACTTCTGAAACAAAAGATCAATTTACTAAGCATAATATCCCAGTTGCTGTGGCTAAATATGCTGGCGAAGTTGGTAATGATTTAGTGATTCATGTTATTAACAAAGCTAAATATGAAACAGCTGTAAATGGAACTGTTAAATTAAATGCATTCCCATCAGGTAAACAATATTTAGTAAATGTTAAAGCTGCTTCTGCTTTTGGCCCAGAAAATGAGAATCAATTCTTATTTGTTGTCCAAAAAGGTGATCAATTAGTTGAGTAGAAAGTTCTTTAGGTAAAAGAAACTGAAAAAGATACATACGGTAATAATATTTCTGCTGATTTATATTTTAGAAACGGTTCTTCTGATTATGTTTACTTAATTTCAGAAGATCTTAATAAATTTACAGGTTCTTTAGAATTATCTGGTGGTGATTCTGGTAACAACACAACAGAAGCAAAACCTTGGATGACTGCATGGGATTTATTCTCTGATAAAGAAAATATCGAAATTGATTTATTAATTGCGGGTGCAGTTGCATCTGAAGGTGCTCAAGTTGCATCAACTGTTCAAAAATATGTTTCTGCTTTAGCCGATTCAAGAATGGAATGTCTTGCGATTGTTGATACACCATTAGAACTTATTGTAAATAAATCTGTTAGCGAAGCAACAGATAATATTGTTGAATGGCGTCGCGGTAGAAAAATTGGTCATAATGATCAAATCGTTGAACATAATATGAATATCAACAGCACATATACAGTGATTATAGGTAACGCAAAATATCAGTATGATAAATATAATGGCATTAATCGTTGGATTCCTCTAGCGGGTGATATTGCAGGTTTATGTGTAAGAACTGATAATGTTAGCTATCCGTGGATGTCTCCAGCTGGATTTAAACGTGGTATGTTGAAAAATGTTATTAAATTAGCAATCGAAACACGTGAAGCTCATAGAGATCGTATGTATACTGAAGGTGTTAACCCAGTATGTGGTTTTGCATCATCTGGATTCGTTTTATATGGTGATAAAACTGCTACAACCATTGCTTCTCCGTTTGACCGTATTAATGTACGTAGACTCTTTAATATGTTAAAACGTAATATCAGTAAAATGGCTAGATCAGTACAATTCGAAATTAATGATGAATTCACTAGATATAGTTTCAGAACAGAAGCTTCTGGATATTTAGGAACAATTCAAGATCGTGGTGGTATGTATAATTTCTTAGTACAATGCGATGAAACAAATAATACTCCACAAGTAATTGATTCAAATAATTTTGTTGCTAGTTTCTGGATTCAACCAGCTAGATCAATTAACTTCATCCAACTGAACTTTATTGCTACAGCTACTGGTGCAGATTTCCAAGAATTAATTGGAACAGCGAAAATTTGATTAATTTTAACGGGTATTTAAATATTAATAATACCCGTTTATTTAGGAATATATATGAAAACATTAAGTGAATTATTAAAAGAAGCAACTTAGATTAAAGAAATTAAGAGCATTGTTGAAAGTAAACAAAGTGAAATTTCTGGTTTACTTGAAGAAGCAACATATTCAGGTAGAGCGTGGTCTGGTAAATTATCTAGAATTGATAAATTACTAGCATGGATGTATGATAAAGGTATTCTCACAAAAGGGGATATGAATAAAAAAGATACTGTATTCCGTGCATATTACCGTTATTACAACGATGGTGATTTCCCAAGAGCTTTAATTAAACAGGATATCACTAAATATAGTCATCGAGAGGAAATCGAAGCTGCTCTTGAACAATATTTAGAAAGTTTTATCAAAACTTTATTAGCTAAATATATGCCAAAAGTTAATCGCAAACAATTTAGATTGGATGAATTACTTACAAATTTAAAAACAGTTAAAAATTCGTCTGATTCACAAAGACTATCTGATTATTGGGTTAAACAAGTTAATTTTACAAAGGAACTTGATGAATTTTCTCCGAAATTTAAAGAAAGAATTACTGAATATTATAATGCGGAACAAGAATTAACTAAAGAACTTAACAAAGTGTTAGGTGATAAAGATAAGAATTATTACCCGTCATATAGATATGAACAAAATAAAGATTTAATGACACCAGCTGTTAATAAAGCATATATTAAATTGGTGGGTGCTTCGGAAGATGTTTCATAGATTTGTTAGTTATTAATTAAATCTATTGAAATGTTAAAAAATGAATTAACAAAATAATTCCTGTTTTATTTTAGGCACCATTTAGGTGCCTTTTTATTTGAAATAAATAAATTAAATAACAATATAAAAATAATAACTTATTTTAGTAAGGTAAAATAATGGCTCTTAGTGTAACAGATATTACAAAAGCATTTAGCTCAGGTGATGTTGCAAGAAGCAATCTTTTTAAAGTTAAAATTCCATTTTTAGGAAGAGAAACTGAATTTAAAATTAAAGCTTCTTAGATCCCAGTTGCGGTTGTAGAAAAAGTTCCGCTGTCATACATGAATAAAAAGATTAATCTCGCGGGTGATCGTACTTATGAAGATTGGACTGTAACTGTTTATGTAGATGCGGATCATAATATTCGTCAACAATTAATTGATTGGCAAAACTCAGCTCATGCGATTGGTAAAGATATTCAAGGTGATATCCCAGCTCAATACAAAAAACAAGCAACAATTACTGCTATCGATCGTCAAGGTAAAGAAACAAAATCATATAACTTCGAAGGTGTATGGCCAACTAATATCGCAGAAATTCAAATGGACTGGGAAAACAACAACCAGATTGCAACTTTCGATGTGACTTTCTAGATCGACTGGTGGATTCCAGCTTAATTATAAGGAATAAAAATGAATTTAGTACAATTAGTAGAAAATAAAGACTACATTGGCTTTAAAGATAAAATGGAAGAGCTAGTTGAAGAAAGCCTTTTAAAATTATTCAAAGAAGCTAAAGACGAAATTACTTAGAAAGCAAAAGTTGAATTGGACGAAGAAGATACTGATAAATCAGATGAATCTGACGAGTCTGAAGAAACTGATACAGAAAAAGATTCTAAAGAAGAACAGGAATAATAATTATGACGCAGGAAAATATTTTTGAAGCTGCGTTTGAATACTATTCTACATTAGAAGAATCTTTTAATCAAGAAGAAATTGAAAATATTTAGATCAATATGATTAATGAAGATTCTTCGTTTGAACTTGGAACTATTATCTATCAATTAGTAAACGGGTATTCTTTAGATGAGTGTACATCTGATTTTGATGAAATGCTTGAGGATGAATATCTCGAGGAAAAATTTGTTCGTACAGTAAATGCGTCTGGTCAGATTCGAAGAATTAAAGATAGAAAAACTAGAGAACGTATGGCAACTATCACAACAGGTTTATCTAAAGCTAAACGTAGAGAAATTGCTAGAAAAACTAGAAGAACTAAACGAGCAAATCCATCTATTGGTAGAAAAGCATTAAGAAAACGTAGAAAAGCATTATTAAAACGTAAAGCATTTGGTTTATAAGGAATATCATGGAAGAGTTGTTAATTGAATCCTGGGGTGTTCCAGTAGAAGTTTTAAATTCTGAACAAATGAGTTCTTTAACAGAAGCAAAAGACTTAGACCCAAAAGCATTATATATCCAAGGTGTATTTCTGCAAGCAGATGTTATTAACGGTAATAAAAGATTATATCCAAAAAGAATCCTTGAAAAAGCTGTTGATAATTATATCAAAGAACAAATTACACCAAGACAATCTTTAGGTGAATTAAACCACCCGGCTAGACCATACGCTGACCCAATGAAATCCTGCCTTGTAATTGAAAAATTATGGTGGGAAGGTAATAATGTAATGGGTAGAGCAAGAGTTGCTACTGGTGATTATGCAGAAGGTGATAAAGTTGCTGCATTAATTCGTGCTGGGTGGATTCCTGGTGTTAGTTCTAGAGGTCTTGGTAGAGTTGTTAATAAAGGCTCATATAATGAAGTACAAGACGGTTTTAAACTTACAGTTGGAGTTGATATCGTCTGGGGGCCAAGCGCTCCTAATGCATTTGTTAAAGCTATTACAGAGCATAAAGAACTATCTGAAGATAATTCAGAAAAAATTGTTTCAGAAAAAGTTATAAATAAAACAAATGGTAATGATCATGCGAAAACTATCGTAGAAGCATTACAAAAATTTAAAAAGAAAAATGAAGATGCTAAACAGATGACATCTTTAGCTGAACGTGTTAAACAACACTTTCAGAAATAATCTTTTAAATAATATTATATACAATTTAGGAAATTATAGATGGAAAACTTACATACACTTATCACTGAAAAGTCTAAGGATGTTGCTGTAGAATTATCATCTTTGTTTGAAGGTTTAGAATTAGCAGATGAACTAAAAGAAAATCTTCAAGTAACTTTTGATACCGCTGTACAAGCAGCAGCTATTCAGATTTAGGAATCTGTTTTAGAAGAAGCAACTAAAGAATTAGAAGAAAAACACACTCAAGATGTTTTAGATATCACTGAATAGATTGAAGCTAAATATCAAGAGCGTGAAGAAGCTTTAACTGAAGCTACTCAAACTTATATTGATGATTTTTTAAGAGAATGGAAAGAACAAAATAAATTAGCGATTGATAATAGTCTTAAAGCTAAATTATTTGATTCTATTTTCGAATCATTATCAAATGTTTTTGTTGAGCATAACTTAAATGTTCCAACTGAACAAGTAGATGTTTATGAAGAACTTCAACAAGAATGTGATGAACTTCAAACAAAATTAGATTCTTTAATGAAAGAAAATAAACGTTTAACTGTAGAAGCTCAAGAATCTAAAGTTAAAGATATCATTAAAGAAGTTACTAAAAATTTAACTGAATCGCAAATTGAAAAAGTGATTGCTTTATCAGAATAGATTTAGATTGATGAAAATGTTGAGAAAAAATTAAGAACTATTGTTCAAATGGTTGAAGCAACATCTAAAAAATCAGTAAAAGAATCTGATGAAGAAAATAACGATTCTGATGAAGAAAAAGAAAAATCTGAAGAAAAAGAAATCGTTAAAGAAAATTTAAATTACGTTGAACCAGGCAGCGGTAAACCTGCTCCTAGTGTAAACCCTCAGATCGCTCAATATCTTAAATTCTCAAGATAATGCGGTTAAAATAAATATTAAATAATAAAAACAATTTTATAGGAATATCTTTAAATGGATAAAAATTTATTAGTAGAAAAATGGGAACCACTTATTAACGCAGAAGGTTTACCACAAATGCCAACAAAAACTGAAGCAATCGCTGCAATTTTTGAAAACCAAGAAAAAGACTTTGCAAATGATCCTGCTTACCAAGATCCAATGGTAATTCAACAATTCAAAACTATTTCTGAAGCTGTTGTTACTGGTGATGCTGGTTATAATGCAGATAATATCGCGGCTGGTAAAAATTCTGGTGCTGCAGTAAACGTTGGTCCGCAAATCATGGGATTAGTTCGTAGAGCAATTCCAAAAATGATCGCGTTTGATATCGCAGGTGTTCAACCGTTATCACAATCAACTGGCCAAGTATTTACTTTCCGTAAAATTTACGGTGGCAACCCATTAGATAAAAATGCGTTTGAAGCTCAACATCCAACTAATGCTCCACAAACTTCATTCTCTGGTAACTTCAAAGCTATCAAAGATTTTGATGCTGTTGCATATACCGTTGGTGACTTAGTTAAAGTTGAATTCAAAAATGCTCAAACTGGCGATGAATTACGTTTCTTCCAAGTAACTGAAGCTGTAACTCCAGCTGCTAAAACTGAAGATGAAGCTAAAAAATTAATTACCGAAGGTAAATTTGTAGAAATCGGCGAAGGTATGGCAACTTCTCTTGCTGAACTTCAAGAAGGTTTCAACGGTTCAACAAATAACCCTTGGAATGAAATGAGTTTAAGAATCGACAAACAAACTGTTGAAGCTAAATCTCGTCAATTAAAAGCACAATATTCAATTGAATTAGCGCAAGATTTAAAAGCTGTTCATGGTTTAGATGCTGATACTGAATTATCTAATATCTTAGCTGAAGAAATCATGTTAGAAATCGACCGTGAAGTAATTCAATGGATTAACGCAACAGCTCAAGTTGGTAAAACTGGTTTCACAAGAACCGAAGGCACTGACGCTGGTGTATTTGATTTCACAAATGCTAAAGATGTTAAATCTGCACGTTGGGCGGGTGAATCTTTCAAAGCATTAATGTTCCAAATTGATAAAGAAGCAAATGAAATTGCTCGTCAAACTGGTCGTGGTGCTGGTAATATTATTATCGCGTCTCGTAACGTTGTTCAAGCATTAGCATCTACTGATGTATTCATCGGTTGGGGTGTACAAGGTACTCAAACTGGTTTAAATACTGACACAAACAAATCTATGTTTGCAGGTGTATTAGCTGGTAAATATAAAGTATATATCGACCATTATGCTCGTACTGACTACGTAACCGTTGGTTATAAAGGTTCAAGCGCAATGGATACCGGTTTAGTATATTGTCCGTATGTTCCATTAACTCCGTTACGTGCAACTGATCCGAAAAATTTCCAACCTGTTATTGGATTCAAAACAAGATATGCAATCGCAGTTAACCCACTTGCAGATCCTGCTATCAATAAAGTTTCAAGCATGGCTCAAGTTTCTTCTGCAATGCCTACAACTGCATCTTTCGGCAGAAACTGCTATTACAGACGTTTCCTTGTAAAAGGTCTTTGATAATAGTTTAAAATAACTTAATTCATGATAAGGTATATCTAATTAATTTTAGGTATACCTTTTTATTAGATATGATAAATGATTTAAAAAATAAATGTAAAAATTGCAAACGGGTAGATTCTGTAAAAATAATTTTATCATTAGAAGAACTAGAATATATTAAAGATTTTTATAATTTTGATTTAGATTTCTCTGTCTTTTTGTTTTTAAATGAAATAAAAGGAGTTCAATTTTATACAAAATGCAGAACTTGTAGTAAGGATTTAACTGAACAACAAATAAAATCTAATATAAAACATAAAAATGGGTTTTATTGTTCAAAGAAATGCAATCCAAATTATAAAAATATTGATTTCAAAAAACGGGCAGAAAAAATTAAACAAACTAATCTTGAACGATATGGCGTTGAGAATGTTTCACAAATTCAATCTGTAAAAGAAAAAATTTCTAATAGCGTTAAATCATCGTCTAAATCAGCTCTAGAAAAAAGAATTTCAACTAATATAAAAAAATATGGCGTAGAACATATAATGCAACTAGATGCTTCTAAAGATAAATTTAGAATCACTTCAATGAGTAATTACAATACAACACACCCAATGAAAAATAAGTTTGTATCTGATAAAATTAAAAATAGCAATTTTAAGAAGTATGGATTTTATTATTCATTTCAAATTCCAGAAGTAAAAGAAAAAATTAAACATACGAATTTAGAACTAAGAGGTGTTGAATATCCATCGCAAGATCCTGTTGTTTTTCAAAAGATTAAACAAACTAATCTTGAACGATATGGTGTTGAGAATGTTGGATTAGTTCCAGAATTTAAACAGAAAGCATATGAAACCATGGTTAATAATGGAATTATAGGGCAGCAAGTATCAGCTGTTGAAAACGAAGCATATGAATATGTTAAATCTTTAGGAGTTGATGTAATTCAATCTGATTGGAATTTAATTTCCCCAAAACAATTAGACTTATATATTCCATCTAAAAAATTGGCGATTGAAATTGATGGCGTTTATTGGCATTGTAATAAATTTAAAGATAAAAATTATCATTTAGAAAAAACAGAATTATGCGAATCTAAAGGAATCCAATTACTTCATATTTTTGATATAGAATGGAATGACAAAAATAAACAAAAAATTTGGAAATCAGTTATTAAACACAAATTAGGTTTAACTAAAAATAAAATTTATGCTCGTAAATGTAAAGTTGTTGAAATTGATAAACAAACTGCTTTTAATTTTTGTGAACAAAACCATTTACAAGGTGGTATTAAAGGACCAATTAATTTAGGTTTATTTTATGAAGGAAATTTAGTTCAAGTTGCTATTATCAGTACACCAAGATTTAATAAAAATTATAAGTATGAATTATTAAGATTATGCTCTAAATTAGATACTACAGTAATTGGTGGTGCTTCAAAATTACTCAAAAAATATTCATCATTAATTTCATACGCAAATAGAAGATGGTCAGCGGGTAATGTTTATAATCAATCTGGATTTAAATTACTAAATATTAGTAGTCCTAATTATTTTTATTTAGTAAATGGAAAATTAGAATCTAGAAATGGTTGGCAGAAACATAAACTAAAAGATAAATTAAATGTTTTTGATGAAAATTTAACTGAGCAGGAAAATATGAAATTAAATGGAATTAATTGGATTTATGATTGTGGAAATATTACATTCTATAAATAATTTTAATTGTAATATTACCGGGGAGATAATAAATGAAATAGTTATAGGAATTAATTAAAGAAACTTTAGTCACCGAAGATTCCAAAGGAGAGTACACGAATTTCCCATATATATCGGGAAAAGGCAGGATTACTCAAATTGCAGTAAGTTTAAAATTACAAAAGAAAATCGTTGAAAAAGTTGGCGGGGATTATTTTGTAGATAAAGATTTTAAAGAAAAATACGGTCATTTACATCCATTCAAAAGTTCAAAAGATAATGGAAAAACATTCTTGGATCAAAATATTTTGAGTCCAGATAAATTCGTTGAACCGATGAAAGCATCTCAAAACACAACATATTCAGTTCGTATTGATACCAAAAAATGCATTTTTGCTATTGACGAATTTAAAACAAAAGAACAAACATATAGATGTACTTTTTATTTCAAATATATTAAAGAATAAAAAAATAGTGGCACGTGCCACTATTTTAGTTTGTAAAAACACCAAATTCAGTTGGATCTTCTAGATTATGACTGAAATCGTCAATACCATCTTGAACGGCAAATATTATCTAATGATAATTTTCAAGCTCTTCCAATTCTTCATTAAACATATTTCTAACTAAATTGTAATTAGTTTCCATATAATCGTCAAATCGTTCTTGGGTTGTTAAGTACGCAAAAATAACAAGTGCCATTACAGTGTCATCATGAAATCCAGCTCTTGCTTCATACTAAGATCCTTTTTGAACAAAATCTCTTAACTCTAAAATGGTTTGCTTATCATGTAGAATTAATTTATATTTTTCGATAAGATCTTTTAATGTACTGCATCCTATTGCTTTAGTTCTTTTCGATTGTTTCATACCAAGATCTTTCTACTAATCAACAATAACATTCTCATATTCAAGATCAATATATAAATCTTTTGCAACAGAATACCCGACAGAATTTAATTCAATGTAAACCCATGCATTATTATATTCAGTTGCTTTAGCCATAATTATCTATGGAAATAATAAAGGCTATACTTTATTTGATCTGTAAATTGCGACTTGTTCAAATGGTAATTTGGTCACGTCAATAATTTGAATGACAGAATAGTCTTGATCCCTTCCTTCAGCACAATCAACTGTAGCCACATATTTATGATCTTTTTCTGGTTCTTTATACTTGATAAAATCTGCTGAAATTTTTTCAATCCATTCTAATTTCTATAATGCAAAACCATTTACTAATGTATTTGCAGCACCTAAAAACCGACAACAGAATTCTTGTAAATATGCTTCAACCTACTATGCAGTAATCTGTGATGTTACAAAAGCAAAACCATCGTCAAATTTTCCGTCTGGGCCATATAATCTAGGTGTAACATCATACCATAATACTTCCATTAATTTAAAGTCATTTTTACCACGTTTAGCTTTATCAACCATATCATAAAAATGATTTAAACCATTAGGGGTTGAAGTTACAATTAATTTTGATCTACGGCCTGAAGAAATTGTTGGTAATACAGATTTCCACAACTCATCGAAATTTTCTACGAAGGCATTTTCGTCCATATAAATTAATGAAAACTATTGTCCACGAGTTGCATCAGGAGAAGCTGCAAATGCTGTTAATTTACATCTATTATCAAGCTCAATTGAGCCTTTGTTCCATTCAACGATCCCTGGTTGCAAAAACTCCGGTAAGAATTCAATAATTTGTTTTGTTCTATCAAGAACTTCAACTGCCATCTAATGTTTATGGGCTAATACACCAGCATTTTTATCTTCATTAAACACGAGATAATGCGCTAAAAATATCTATGTAGTTGTTGTTTTAGCGGATTGTCTAGATTGATTCGCAATTGCCATTCTATTATTTGCTAATAACTCTAATAAATCTTCTTGATAATCGTAAAGATTTATTTTAATCGTGCCGAAGTCAATATGCTAAATTACACAATAATTTCTAGCAAAATATAAAATATCATTACGGCATTTTATCCATTCTTCTTGCATTTCTTTTGTGTATGGAGTTTTAATATATGCCCGTTTTAAATTGGGTTTACCTAGATATCTAGTTCTTTTATTATCTTTATCTTTAAATGTTCTAAATTCTTTTGGATTTTGCGACTGTTGTTTAATAGGTCTAACCGGTTTTAAGAATTCATAAGCCGCAAAAGAATCCGGCATAAATTCACCCGTATGTTGAGATTTAATCATTGGAATATATCCAAGATCAATTAATCTTAAATATTCAGGGTTTCTCTGCTCTTGATATAATGCCTTTAAACGATTAATATCATCTTCAGATAAAACTCGTTTCTACCTATCTAATGACTAGATCTAAACAAAATCCTCTGGTAATAAATGTGCAGTACTTTTCATTTCTCTTTAAATGACTCCTGTACTAAATAATCATCCCTAGTGCCCTCTTGTTGGAGCAATTCTGATGGCTACATAGTTTTAACTTCTGAAAAATCTGCTTCAATTGCTTTAGGTTTTGATTCTTGATTTTTTAATTTTTTCATTTTAGAGTAATTATCTAAAATAGCGGAATTTGTTCTTGTAACAGTGTCCATTAAATTAGCAAATATTTCAACCGTTTTCGGGGTATCTGAATTTCTGACAATCTCAACCATCTGTTTAGACACTTCGGTTAACATTGCTAATTGATTAATTTGTGTTTGTCTAATAATTTGATAATCATCATCTAAGTCATGTTCTACATTATCAGGATTACTCTACACTACAGGTAATTCCATAGGAGGTAAAACGGCATCTTCTTCAAGAGTTGCAATGCCAGGAACAGATGTGATATCTAAAATATCAGAAAGATCTAAGCCATTATTAAATTTATTTTCTTCCATTTACTTTCCTTACGGTTCCTCTTGGTGTTGGATTTTCAAAATTTGGTGTTTCATCTTTACCAGTTCCAACAAAATAATCGCCGTTCCATGATTCTTCTGAGGAATCTAATGGAATAATCTGATAATCCAAAGTTTCCCATGTTTTCGAATCTTCTGGGTTATCATTTGATTTAATAGACTATCTGAAATCTAAAAATACCGTTTTAATAATATTTCCTAATGTTTCTGTAGGCGGATATAAATATCCTCTTACTGCGAATTGAATCGACCATTCAAGTCTTCTTCTTTCATTAGGACCGCCAGCTTGTTGTTCATCTGGCTAAATACCAACAATTTCAATCGGAACTTTGTGATTAATTTCAAAATCCCCGTCAAAATGTTCTTTTATTTCCTAAATGAAATATGGCGTAAAATACGGAAGAATCTGTTCTACAATTTGATACATATCATCTTGGTATCTTGTTTGAATATTTAGTTCATACGTAATTTTACAAGGCCATACATTATATTGTTTTTTATTTTTTCCAGATTCCTAAAAATGAATACCAGATGCAGTTGTTCTAGTTTTTGCTTGTCCGTCATAAATTACATCAATTAACTACACATTCATTCTTGGCAAAATTGTTTCAACACCGAGTTCAGTATCTTTACCCACCGGTTTTTGTAAAAGCTAATTAATTTTCATATTAAATGCTTCTTTCTAACCGTATGTTACAGGAACTTTAATTAATCCTTTATCCTTTCTTTTTATACTGATGTTATTAAACAAATTTGCCATCAGTAATGCATATGTTCTAAGTTGTGAATGATAAAAATGTCCAAACATATACTTAATCCTATTTATTCTATATTCTATAGTTATTTATTAAAGTAATATTACATTATTTCTGATAGACTAATATAATTTATAGGGCTAAAATATATAATGCATTCTAGAGTGTTCTAGATGCATTTATAAATTTAATGAATAAATCTATGCAAATCTGAATAAATATTCAGAAAAACTGAATAATTATACGGTGGTCTAATAAAATCAATACTTTATATGTTCTAAATAATAAATTGAAAACTTTATTCCTTTCTAAATCAATAGGTTATAAACTATAAGTTAAAAAACCCATTTTTGCTAGTATAATAAGAATTAAGTTCTGCCGGCGGGTTTAGATATATAGAAAAAGGATAAAAGTAAAAATATCAGATTGGAGCTTGCTCCGTTGACTGGTTTCCAGTCAACTAATTCAAATATTATTCAATTCAAATCTAGTACTTAAATAATATATAAATTGATAAGTAACTAAAGAGTATAGCATGAATACCAATTTAATACAGATTTAGCAATACATAAACAAGAAGAAAAAGACTAAAGAAGATTGGATTGAGATTTGTAAATTCTATGTTATTCATTACAAGAAAGCTGGAAAAACAAGAAATCAGTTTGTAAAAGATACTGGATTATCTTTATAGACTTTTGAGAAAAATCTTTAGAAATATCTAGAAGATATTAAGTTAGCTGTTAGCAACGATAAACCATTAAAAGTTTCCAGAACGCAACAATTAATAAATGATTTTAGAGCTGGACTTAAAGTAAAAGAAAAAGATTCTGGCGCTGCAAATAATAACAAATAGATGAAATGGTTTACTAAAAAAGTTTAGTCATTAAATTTCAAAAAAGTTAAAATGCCTGAGGCTGGTAAACTATACTTATATGCGTATGATGCAAAAAATAAAGATACTTTACCTGTTTGGGATAAATTTCCATTGATTTTATGTTTAGGTTCCAAAGTTGCTAAAAATGGTAATCTATTATTCTATGGGTTAAACTTGCATTATGTTCCCCCTAGAGTTAGACAAGAATTTTTAGAAATCATGCTAGTTTATTCTAGCACTAAAAGATTAACTGATAAAACAAAACTTAATGTAGATTGGTAGAAAGCAAAAAGTTTTTAGTATGCATAGAAAATGATTAAAGCATATTTACCAGGGCAAATGAAATCACCTGCTTCTGAAGTAGATCCATCCGAATGGATTAATATTATCTATATGCCTTTACAGCAAGCAATGATAAATAATAATAAAGCATAGTAGAGCAAATTGTATTAGATATGAATTATACAAATCTTTATGATAAATTAATAGAAAAAGCTAAAATTAGAGAAACTAGCAATAAGCTAGTTGGGTATAAAGAAATACATCACATCATTCCACAGTGTTTAGGCGGAACAGATGATAAAGATAACTTAGTAGAATTAACAGCTAGGGAACATTATATAGCCCATTTATTATTGGTTAAGATGTACCCGCATAATTTAGGGTTATCATTTGCTATTATTAATTTATAGAAAATCAATAATACAAATTCATATTTTTATCAAATACGATCTAAAAATAGATTATATGAATGGGTTCGTATTTTACATTAGAACAACATTTCCAAAAGTCAAACTGGAAAAATATATTATAATAATGGCGAAAAATAGATTAAGATATATCCATGGGAGAAACCTCCAGCCGGTTTTATTCGAGGGAGAGGTTTTAGCCCTACTTAGGGTATGAAATTTCCAAATAAAAATAATAATAGTGTTTTTAAAAAATCTGATGTGCAAATAAAAAATGCAAATAAAAGATGGGAAAAAGAATACGCTAAATTATGCTAGTCATTCGGAGTTTCTACTTTAAAAGAAGTGGCCGATTTAATAATTGAAGTTAAAAATAACACTAGCCATAAATGGGCTGAAAAGTGTATGGAAAAATACCCACAGCTATCTAGAAATTTATGTTATTCCCTCCCTGAAAAATTTTATCCAGATTTTCATAGAAAAACGAAAAAAGAAAATTCCTGGAAAGGGGGCGGAGCCGGTAGGAAAAATGTTCGCTAAACGGTTCTAGAAGCTCATAGAAGAAAGTTTGGAAATAATAATAGGGTAATTCATGTTTTTATTAAAAATTCATCTAGAGTGTATTTAGGAGCTATTTTGACATATGAATACATATAAAGGTAAATTTTTACCAAAGAATTTACAAAAGTATAAAGGAGATTTTCATAAAATCACATATCGTTAGAGCTGGGAATTACATTTTATGCAATTTCTTGATAGAAGTCCTGATGTGGTAAAATGGAATTCAGAAGAAACTATTATTCAGTATTGGTCTACATTAGATCGTAAAAAACGTAGATATTTCATGGACTTTTGGGTTATGTTTTCTGATGGCTCTGTATATTTGTTTGAAGTAAAACCAGATGATCAAACCAAAATGCCCAAAAATCCAAAACGTTTAACTGAGTCTACAAAATCTAGATACATTCAAGAACTTTATACTTATAAAACTAATATAGATAAATGGACTGCAGCCCAAGAAGTTTGTCGTCAAAAAGGATGGCATTTTAAAATTCTTACTGAGTATCATTTGAAAAAATATTTTGGAATGAAATTATAATGGAAATTACATCAACAATCCCAAGGTATCTTTTAGAATTTAATAATTTTGCATTTTAGATAAATGTTCAATTAGTTAATAGTACTGAAGAACAAGAGATTATAAAATAGGTTAAAATAATCCCATAGGTTTCTAGGGATACTGTTGTTATCACAGAAGGACAGAATTCTAAAATAGAAGGTGTATATAAAAATGTTTTTCAATTAGGACCCGAAGCAATAAAAACGGTAAAAAGGTTAGATAAATAGATTTAGTAGTATTCTAGTTTCGATTAGATTCCAAAAAATAAAACTGAAGATATTTTTAAATTTAAACCACCTTCGAGTTTAGATTACCCTTTATCTTATACCTGTAAAGTAATATATGATAAAAAGATAATCTAGACAGATGATACAGGAACTAGTAAAGAAACTATACAAAAAGATTTAACATACGAAAAAACGTTTTCTACAGTATTAAAGGGTAGTTGGGATATTTGGTAGAAAGCATTAAAAGAATATATTAAGGAATATAGCACATGAGTAAATTATTTGGTTTACAAATTATTATGTCTGGTATCGATGATTTGAATAATTCTATTTGGATTGTTGATCAAGACGAAGCAAGATGTATTTGTTAGGTAAATGGGAAATATGATGATCATTTAGCGCATTTTGATGATTTGAATATTTTTGATTATAAAGAGATTCCTATTGAAGAATTAAGGAAGTGATATCACTTCCTTTTATAATTTTGGTGATTTTTACTGTTTAAATGTCTTTTGATATTAATTAAACCAGTAACTTCGTACCCGCAATCTAAACACGTATAAATTTCTCTGTTAGGGTTTAATTTACAAACCTTAAGATGATTTATAATTTGAGTTGTTTGTTTATTACAGAATTGACATGTTTCAAATTTTAGATTTGGATTTAATTTACACCCGGATAAGTGTTTGTGATATTTTTCTTTTATCACTTGTTTCTAACAATATTCACAATTTATATAATTAATTACACGATTTTTATTACATTTACAATGTTCGCCGTGATATTGATTATAATTGCCAGGATCTATATATTTTTCACAGTAAGAGCAAAATATTTTTTCTGGTTTATTTTTTATTATTCTTTTTATTTTAATTTTATTTGGGTTTTTCTAGCAATATTTCTCATGATTTTTAATTGCACTAGCATGATACTCTTCCTAACAGAACTGGCATTTACTTTTAATTTGATTACAAAAATATTTTATATGCTGAGCTTTATTGTTTTCAGTTGTTTCATGTCCGCAAACCTTACATTTCCAATAACCAAATTCTTTATTTTTTGACATCTTTCCGGATTTTTGTTTATTTAGCCAATTCTAATTAGTTTCAACGTTTAATCTTTTTAGAACTTTTTGTTCCCATTTACATGCTTTTTCTATAGAGTCAAATGTTTTTCTTACTTCTATGATATCCGGATCACCATATTTCAGTCTATACTTTTTAACAACTTTCTACTATGTAAAATATTTTACCCATAAATCTTCTGGGTTTGCGTTCTTATTATACTGAACACCATAATAGTGTTTGCCAAGCTACTACCAACATATATGATAACAATAAGGTATTTGCATAAAAATTATATTAACTAATAAACTTTTGAAATTATTTATATGATGTTTCTGGCTACGCAGTTAGATTTAATTCATTAACTCCAGAACAACAACGTGATGTTATTACTAGAACATTTACTGAAAGTTTATAATTTAACATAAAGGAACCGTTTAGGTTCCTTTTTTATTTTCCGTCATTTAAGAATAAATAAATTAATAAATGAAGGGATTATAAATATGACAAAATTATAGTAGAGTCAATAGATTTTAACATCTATTCCTGATATAGTTCAAAATACTGCATCTAGTTTCGAAGAAATTAGACAACAGTTAATTACATTTATGTCAGGACAAGAAGAATTTAAAGATTATAATTATGAAGGATCTCGTCTTGCTAAATTAATTGACCTTTTAGCATATAATACGATGTACATTCAACAATTTTAGACAGCAGCTCAATTTGAATCTTGGATTCAAACGGCAACACAAAGATCATAGGTTGTTGCATCTGCCCAAGATAATATGGGTTATTTGCCATCAAGTTATTCAGCTGCATAGTTATCTGTTAGAGTTGGTTTAACACATAAATTACAACCTGCTGTTGTTCAAATCCCAAAAGGCACTAAATTTATTGGTGTTGTAAAAAATACAGATTCATATGATTTTTGTACATGGGAAAATGCTACATTATTAAAGGATGATGAATCAAAATATTATGCAACATTAAAATTAGTTCAAGGAAGAATTATTCAAAATAAATTCGTTTTTGAAAAGAACGGCAGAATTGTTATTGAAGATAAATTTATCGATCGTAATTATATCAGAGTATATGTTGATGGCGCTTTATGGACCAATTGGACGAATGATTAGATTGTAAATACCACTGGTGATTAGACAGTTTATTATCTTCGTGAAAATTATTTTGGGCAAACTGAAATTTATTTTGGTGAAGGCGAAGAAGAAGAAATTGATGGGTATTAGGTAGATCATTATGTTGGCGGTAAACGTCCTCAAGTTGGTTAGATAATTACGGTTGAGTATATAAGTACAGATGGCCCAGAAGCAAATGGTGCCAAGGACTTTAGTTATGTTGATTCTTTATCTTATGTTGAGATGTTTTTATTAGAAGAGAACCCAACAAAATAGAAAAATTATACAGGCGCAGATGGCGGTGGATTACCAGAAGATATTGAAAGAATCAGAACATCAGCGCCAATTTTCCAAGAAGCCCAAAAAAGATGCGTAACATCATCTGATTATGTTTAGTTCATTCATAAAAAATTTGGTAATATTATTCAAGCGGCAGAAGCATTCACTGATTCATAGAAACCTGGGTATGCGTTTATTTCGTTAAAACCAAAATCTGGTTTAACATTAACTGAAGTTCAAAAAGATGATATTAAAGCTTATCTTGAAAAATATAATTTAGGTCCTATTACTCCTATTGTAATGTCTCCTAATTATATTCATATTAAGCATAATATTAAAGTGTCATATAAACTTGGTAAAATGCCGGAATCCGAAGAATGGTTAAAAGGTCAAGTAATGAAATCTATCGACCGTTACTACACTGAAAATGTAGAATCATTTGGAAAATCATTTCATACATAGAAATTAATGAAATATATTGATGATACACATTATTCAATTTTAGGTTAGACCTGTGATATCCAAATGGTTCGCGAAATTGATAACTATTTTAAATCACCGGCATCTGGTATTTCATTTTATAATAACATAAAAGGATCTGATTTAAAATAGAATAAAGTTAAGTATAAAGGTAAATCTATTACTTACGATCAATTTTACCAATTATAGAAATCTACTTCTAATAATAAAACTAAATTAATTTTTGGTCCATTCTATTCAGACGATACACCAAAAACTGGTAAAGAATATACGGGAACTGATATAGACAGAAGTTTACCTGGTAAATATTATGAAGTTGGCTATTTCGATCATATTAAAAATACATTACACTATGATCTTGGTTAGCTGAATGTAGATTCATAGAATTATATTTCACAATATATTGAATTTTATGCAACCCCTAAAGATGAAAATATCTATTAGAATAATGGATAGCTAATTGTATTTGAGAATGATTTAAGACCTCAGTATACAAAAATTGTTATGGAGCCTATTTAGTAATGAAAGCACCTTAGATTACAGGTTTACAAATTTATAAATTAGCAGCTAACTATTTACATATAAGATGGCACGAAGTATCAGAAAACTTCTTTTATGAAATCCAAATAAAAGAAAATAATCCAGATATTTCGTTTACACAAAAACATGTTTCTGAAGACCCTGAATACTTTTTTGATAATTTATTACCAGAAAAAGAATATATTTTAAGAGTAAGATAGTTATTTGAAGAATTTGAGCCATAGGATTGGGTATATTCAGAACCATTTACTACATTTAAACATAATGCATTTACAACTACAACGATGGATAGATTTTATTTGTCTAAACCATACGTTAGAAAAAAATTCTATGAAAAACAAGATGCTTATGTAGATTTTAACAATGATGCTGTGATGGCATCATTAATGAACGAGTCATTTGTGTATGATTCTGAAATTGAATATGTTAGTTCTGTTAAAAATAAAATTGTAAAAGATAAAGAATATCATGAAATCCAAGGAGATGTTCCGACTGTTTGTTATCACCCGGATAGAACATGTATTTTTGAGATTGATGGCAAATTATATGCAACAGAAAAATGGCAAGCAGTCGTAAAAGTATCAGCAGATAAAGGTCAAACTTGGCAATATTATAAAGCATTTAACGATAGACTTGGGTGGCCTGTTTAGAATTCTATCGCGTGTCAAAACGGATCTACAACTTATGTGTTAGGTTATGACAAAATTTTTAACGGTAGATCATAGACTGATATCAGATGGTCTACTAATGCATATAAAATGTAGGACGGTACTTTAACATTTGCTAAATTAAATCAAAAAGAAAATAGTCTTGGGTATGAAGTAGAAATATTTGGTAATTTTGTTTAGTTACCAGGTACTTTAATGCATAAAGCAGAAGCTATTTCTTGTTCTGATAAATATGTATTTGTTGCTGGGCAAAATCATATCCGCATGATTGATATTAATAATGCTCCTATTGATATCGTTGAAAGTTCCCCAACTTTTGGTCAAAAACAATGGGATCCTAAGAGTTATGAAATTGCTACCTGTGCGAATTCTGTTATTAAGAAAATGGAATACTTAAATGATAAGTTATTCATTTTAGTTACAGGATCTACAGAACAAAGATATGATAATCCTTCTCAAATCAGAAATGTAAAAAGAACTGAATGTACTGGGATTTATACATTTGATCCAGAAACTAAAAAAATTGAAAGAGTTTTTGGTAATACTGAAGAAGAAAGATCCCATATAGATCATAATTGGACTGATATGTCTCAAAATGGTAAAGAACTGTTTTTTGATTATTATCAACCGGGTTTAAATGTTGTTCCGGATAAAGTAGATGAAAATTATACTAACCAAGGAATTGCAAATCCAACAAGATATGAAGAATCTTTATATTATCTAACAGATAAAAAGAGACATCTTAGCACATTAAGAACTATTGGTTACGAAAAAACAATAAACCCAAATGAACCTTTAAAATGGTACTTTGGGCCGCAGTCATATTACGGCGAAGCTAAGTATACTTATATGGCTCGTGGTAAAACTAGATCCTGGTTAACCCCTATTACTCATAAAGCTGTTGTTGTATATCCAGAAAGAGATCATACATATAATATAGATTTATATAGAGAAATTAATAAAGAAGTTGCTTAGAAAGGTAATATTACAATTTATGCAAAAGATATTAATTTTTCTGGATTTAATGATTACTCAAATGGTATTTTATTCTACACAACAAATGGAGTAATTATTGGTTATTATGAATTTGAATATCGTGTGAAGGGTGAAGCAAATATTTTCTGGAAACCAGAGAATGTTATTTTAAAAGCAAGCTTAGAAAATCAAATTATTGAAATCAAGCAAGAGAAATCTAAAGAAGAAGGTTTAGTTACACCTAATATAGTTCCGATGCTTAATAAAATGGGCCCTGAACATTACTTATCAGATGAAGGATTTTTTAGAACATTTGTTAAGTATTATCTTGAGTTTATTTCGGAAGGGACAACATCTCATTATTCAAGACTTGTAAATCTTATTAAAAACAAATACCCTAAAGAAGAAGACTCGATTGAGTTTTTATGGTCTGAAATGGGTAAACGTAATATTTATCTGTCGAAAGAAAAACGTGAACAGGTAACTAGATTTTTTGAAACTAGAAAATATGATTTTTATTCAGCTAAAGGAACAGAAGCATCATATAAATTTTTATTCAAATTATTATATGATGAAGATGTTGAACTTGAAATTGAGTAGAAAAATACTGCTGAATATTATATTACTGTTGATTCGGATACGATTACAGAAGATATTGTCGGAACTACAATTTGGACACCAACGGCTAAGGCTAATGTAACTTATATTGAAAAAGTATATGACGAAGGTGTTCCATTCTGGCAAATAACGATCCATAATGTGTATGGAGAGTTTATTAAAGGCCAATAGTTATCATCAGACGATGTTCCAGACTTCACTGGAATGATTTCTAAGGGTGTTAAAGGTAAATTTTTATCTAATAACAGTAATGAATACTTAGGTCGCTGTAAATAGTATTATGTAATGCGAGTTAAATCTGCATTATAGACATCAAGATATAGAGATGATGTAATGAGATTTTTACATCCAGTTGGATTTGGTTTTATCGGGGTTACGATTATTTAGATGATTATCCGAGGTGGATTAGATTTTAAACATTTTGAAACATCTGTTAATATCTATAAGAATCTAAGATTTGATGCTGGCGTTCCATTAGAATATCCAGAAACTTTAAGAAGACTCGATTCGTAGAACAATTACATCAGAGATGTTTACTTCGGTGAAATACAAGAAGAAGCAAATCCACTTTATGGTAAAAATCCATTAGAAAATTGGCCAAATTACGACACAGATGAAAAAACCATTTATAACATGAAACCATCTGAACGCCGTAAGAAATGGTAGCCGTTGTTTTGTGATTCTTGGTGTACTTGGTAGAATTGGAAACATTTAATTGAAAAACGATTAAAAGAAGATATGAGATTACCGAGAGATAAAATTAATACCATTAAAAAAATAGTTTAATTTATTATAAAGGAGAGTATATTATTTTATATTCTCCTTTTATTTTAGGTTATATTATGGAATATAAATTTGTAGAAGATATTAAACGCAAAGATCCTGATAAGTGTTCTTGCCAAGAACACAATCCGCCCTCATTTTTGTATATCCCACCAGGGCAATTATATAAACATGTATGCCCTTGGTGTAAACATGAAACATTTTTGAAATCAATGGAGTTCAAATGAAATTACATGAAAATTTACTTGCTGAATATTGCACTTTAACAATAAGATTAGAAACAGTCAAGAAAAATTTATTTGAATGGTTTAGTTCTTTATCGCTAGAAGAAAAACTTAAAGTATTTTTAGAAAATAAAGTTCCATTAGACGATATTTTGAAAAAAGAATCTTATGTTTTAAACTTTAATAAAGAACCTTGGGAACGTAGATCTGATTGTAATTATTTTGAATTTATCGAAAGACACGAAGAAGTATCTTTAGATAGAATATTCGAAGATGAAGTAAATTATTATTTAGATGATGACGGCGAAATTGTTCAAGAAGATTCTTTAAGTATTTATTTACATGATTTTCCAGTAGATGAACAAGTGAAATTTATTTTAAATGACGATTCTATTTCTTCAAGATATCTAAAACAAATGTTAGAACAAAATGTTTATAGTTTTAAATATGATTGGTAATTAAATTGTAGAGGATTCCTAAATGGAATCCTTTTTATTTTTCTAAAATAAATAAATCATAATACAATAGAAAAATAAGAGAATATAAATGGCTAAACAAGTATTAACTTTAGGGTCAGCAGTTGATGACGGTCAAGGCGATTACCTTAGACTGGGCGGCCAGAAAATTAATTCTAATTTTAATGATGTTTATTCTGAATTAGGGGATGATACAAATTTATTCCCGGCTGGTTAGTGGAAATTAATTAGATCAGCAGATAAAGGAACGATTGAAGCTAAATTTGGACAATCTTATGCGATTGATAGTTCAGGTGGTCCATTAGCAATTAATTTACCAAAAGGTACACCAGCAGACTACGGTAAAGTAATTAAAATTAGAGATGTTATTGGATCTTTTACTTCAAGACCAGTTACGATTATCGCCGCTCAAACAAATACAATTAAAGGTGTAAAATCAAAAAGATTAACTAGACGTTGGCAAGACATTGAATTAACTTTTGTTTAGCCAGGTCGTTGGGAATATCTTGAGAATAAATTAATCGATAGACTTTAGTCTACTGATGCTCCAACAATTATCAAAAAAGAAATTATTGCACAAGATAATCAAAAAGATTTTATTAATCCTTTTGGCGATACAGTTGCGTATAATACACAAAATTTACTTGTTTATTATCGTGGTAACTTATTAACATACGGAACAACTTTAACAGATGATTCTGATTACGGTTCAGTTGATAAAACAAATGCTGATAATATTTTACCGTTAGATGGAAAAACAATTAGACTTAGAAATGCATGCTCAGCTGGCGATACTGTTACGTTAATCACGTTTTTAGATGATCCATAGGTATTCCAAAGCTCATATGTGTAGAAAACTTTACAAGTTATTGATAACAGAATTATGTAGGCAGTTCAATTAGGTGGTAATACTAATGGAATTTTACATATAAATCCGTTTGAGAAAAGAATTTTTACTAGAGATGATTTAGGAATTACAGATGCAGATGGTTAGATCAACCCATTCAGTTTAGAAGTTTTAGTAAACGGAATTCAATTAACTAGATCAGATCAAATTAATACATCTATTACAGGAAAACCAAGTTTCTGTTGTGAAAAGAATGGTATTAATGATTATGATGTTCCGGATTCATTTACTTGTGAACAACAAGGCGGTGTATGGAATGATTCTGGCATTGATTTCTGTGCTGTGCAAAATAGTGCTGGTGATTATACTTCAATTAAGTTTGCGGAACCTTTAGTTCATGGGGATATTATTACAGTAAGATGGTTTAATAATACTTTAGGAACATTATTATCTGAACAAATGATTGATGACTTGATTTCTGCTGGGTATCTAAGTTCTGATTATAATTTCTTTAGAAGAAATAGAATTCAATATGCAGATATCACAAGACCATCGGAATTAACAAAACAAGCATTAGTTGATGACACTTCAGAAGTTAGATGTGCTTAGGTAACAGATTTCTTTGATTAGATTTATCCTATTGGTTAGATTTATATTAATGCTCATAATCCAGCAAACCCAAGAGATTATATGGGATTTGGCACATGGGTTCGTTTTGGCGAAGGTAGAACCATTGTTTCATGGAATGCATCTGATAGCAATGACGCTGATTTTGGTATTAATAACAATGCAAATAACGTTCATGCTGCGGGTGGTACTGGTGGTACTAGATCTAATAAATTATTACCATCTCAAATTCCAGCTTTAAACACTGATAATTTAGTTTTGGAAAAAGCAACAAATGGTGATGTAATTGTTGGCCAATGTCAAGAAGATCCTGATACAAATGGCCCAGGCTATAAAAAATATAACGAAGTAAGAGCAAATGTTGGTGCCTAGAAAGGTGAAAATAATACTGTGAATAACTTACCTCCTTATATTACAGTTCACATGTGGCTAAGGGTTTAGTAATTTTAATAGGATAATAAAATGAAGAATATTTTAAAAGCAAACGCAAGAGAAACAGCAAGAACAGTTAATTAGAATTCTGTTTAGTTACGTTATGATAACACAAAAGCAAGACCCGCATTAATAGGCGGTAAAGCTAAAATCGGCGATCCTGATATCGATGCTCTTCAACAAAATATTATCGATTCTAATGTTCATTCTGCATTAAACCAAATTGAAAATTCATTTATCCCAGTTAATGGTATTATGATCACCGCAGAAAACTATGATCCTGCTGGAAACGGTATGACAGAACGTTTAACGATTTAGCTACCTAGCTCATCTGTTGTTAATAAAGGAACATTATTAATCAGAGGTGCATTAGTTGAATTTGATGTAGGTGATGTATTAACTACAGTTACACAAAAAATTTAGGATAAACTTGCTTTATTAGTAGAAGATCAAACAGGTATTGATAAAGTTTACAGACCAACAGGTACAACAGATGTGTTAGATGTAACATATATCGATAGAAATTATCATGAGCCGATTGAAATTAATGACCAAGTACTTGGTATTAATATCACAGGATCTGTAGTTACACACCCACAAACTGGTTATGGAACTTGGGATAAAGTTGCCGTAAATAATACATTAGTTCCTGGTCTTAATTTAAGCATCTGGAGAAGAATTTCATGAGTCAAAATAGAACAAATAATATTAATCGTCATACGTAGGATTATGCTTAGTAGGTACTTCTAAATAAGTCTAACCTTACACGTGGACTACAAGTTGCGGATAATCTCCAAGATGTATTAAATTTACTTGGTGAAACTGCATTAAAAAGTTATCAATTACCAATTTCTAATACTCAAGTTGCTGGTATTGTTCGTGCAGCTACACAAGAAGAAGTTGATGCAGGTTCTGCATAGAACATTTATGTATAGCCATTAACATTAAAATCAACTGTTACTAAACCAGAAGCAACAGAAACAGTTAAAGGTATTGCAAGATTCTAGACAGATACAGACGCAAATAATGTAAATGAATCTAGAACTATTATTAATCCTAAAAATTTACATAAAGTTTTTGATACAAGAAGAGCAACAGAAACAAAAGCTGGTACTATTGTAACATCAACTCAAGCACAAGCTGAAACTGGGGTAGATGATACATAGGCAATGACGCCGTTACGAGTAAAACAAGCTGTTGCTAAATTTACACCAAAAGTAGAATTTGCTACGGCATCTGAATCTGTTTCTGGTTATACTAGACTTGCTACAAAAGGTCAAGTACAACAAGGCACTTTAAATATCGGTTACGCTGTATCTCCAAAAGCATTTGTTGAATCTAGAGCAACACAAACTGATGTTGGTACTGTGCAAATGGCAACAAATGACCAAGCTCTTAATAGCTCGGCAACTGATTTAGCAATTTAGCCAGCAAATTTAAGAGCATTAATAACAAGCACAGCATCAGCAAATAAACCAGGTTTAGTTAAATTAACAAATGATGTAAATAGTTCTGATTAGACAGCAGCTTTAGCACCAACCGCAAGAGTTGTTCCTCAGTCTAGAAGAATTAATGGTAAAGCATTAGATAATGATATTAATATTACTTCTGGTGATGTAAATTGTTATAATAGACAAGAATCAGACCAAAGATATTTTGGCCAAGGAGTTCCGGCAGGAACTGTTGTTGCATTTGCCGGTCAAAATATTCCTAATGGTTGGCTTGCATGTCATGGTCAATGGTTAAATCGTCATCAGTTTCCTAATTTATTCAATGCAATTGGATATACGTATGGCGGAGGTGGAGATGGATTCCATTTACCCGAAACTCGTGGTGAATTTATTCGTGGATTTGATTCCGGTCGTGGTGCTGATAGAGATAGAAGATACGGTTCATGGCAAAAAGCTACTATAGCATGTGCAAACGGTGCGGATTATGAAGGTGGTTATGCTCATGGATTAGCGATTGGTCCAAATTTTTCTGGACAAGGTCATTGGGAATGGGATAGACCTGGTGAACGTTGTAGATATGGTGTTTATCATTGTAGAAATCACCCAGCAAGATGGGTAGGACCTGCAAATAATTCCCATAATTATTCTAGATGGCAAGCTGCTCAAATTTTAGGTGGCGATTACGTAGATCATGGAATGGCTCAAGGTATTTTCCAACAATTTGCTAATGGTGGGGGCAATCAAGACGCTACACAGTCGTTGGCAAATGATGATAGAATTGGGAATGGACATGTAACGTATGGTTCTAGACCTAGAAATATTACAATGCATTATATTATTAAAACATAATAAAAAGGAGCCAAATGGCTCCTTTATTTTTATTTGAAGAAATCTTTAATTTTTTGAATTAAACTTTTCTTCTTAGTTTTTTCTTGAAGTTCTTTAATTGCTTCGATTAATAATCCAATTACTTGGTTGTAACTAACAGTCATATAATTTGTATTTTTATCAATTCTAACAGCAGATGGTAAAACTTCTTTTAAGTCCTGGGCAATTAAACCAGCAGAAGATTCCCATATATCAGTTCCAATTTGATTAACTTCATACGTATATCCAGATAATTTTTGAACTTTTTCTAAAGCATTATCAATTTTATTTAGATTACGTTTTAGACGTTTATCAGATCTGATATTAACATCGTTTACATCTAAGTTACCAACAAAATATGCGCCGTTTCTTGAATGGAAATGATTTGCTTCCATATTTCCGCCGGCATACATTTTTCCTTCGGCGAAAAATTCGCCATCATGTCTAAATAGCCATCTTCGTTCTGTTCCGTTGTCTTCTCTGATTTGAATAACACCGTTTCCCCAACCAGTTGTACTAGACTACTCGTACCCAAATGATAATGCAGCGATCCAACCACCCTAGGCATTTCTTACTCTGCCTCCCAAGAAAGGAACAAACTCATGTTTATTGGATGCATTATATTCATTCGCCCAATACGCGGCGTTTCCATCGTTATATGCACCTGCCCAAGAACCACCTCTTGAATTCACTCTTATATCATTAAAGGTTTTTGTTCCCGTAACAGTTTGAGAAGTATTAATCGTTACTGCATCTGTAATACCATAACCGTCAATAGTCTAAGGTTTTCTTGTTAAAACATACCAATCAATTTCATCTTTAAATGCGATTTCACCGGTGCGTCTTCTTAAAGTAGCTACATTTATATTAGAACCGTTTGCTTCACGATATACAAATTGAAGCATAGCTGCATTTAAATGAGGTGTTGTTTCAATTCTTGTATATCTACCTGAACTATTAAAAAGTGATATACCAGACCAATCACCCTATGCAATATCTAAATAACCAGTGAGTGTTCCTCCGGATTTATTCAATTTATTATTTTCAAGCTCATTAGTTTTTTGTGTTAACGTATTATTGACTTGATCTAGATGATACTGGAATGCAATATAACCTAAATTTTCATTGTTAATCTATGCTAATAATCTGTTATTACTAGATGCGCCAATAAATACTTGACGATCATCCATGCCAGATTTACCACCTTTCACAACAGCATTCTAAATATTATATCCTTCAACGGTTGTCGGTTTATTAGTAATATGATTCCAAGCAGGTAATTGATCTTCAGAAAATAATAATTTTCCACCGTATGTAATTCTTCCATTATTTTTAATAGCAAAGAATTTATTATCATGTGGATTATATAAGAAAATATTTTCATCATTTAAACCGAATGATGCAACTTTAGATTTATCAGTTCCGATATTAACAAGTTTAACATTATTTTGTACTACAGCATTAGGTAATGTTAAATCACCGGTCATTGTATCACCGGCTTTTGCTACTTTTGTTTTTGCAAGATCTAAAGCTTCAACCCCTTTATCAAATGCTGTTTTTGCAGCTAATGAAGTTGCCGCGATTGTTTGATCCTATGAAGTAACCTAGTTATCAAGTTTTACAATACCAGCTAATTTAGTGCTCTAAATAGGAATAGTTTCTGAATCATATACTAAACGATCTTTATAATATAAATTACCAACTTGATTGTTATCAATTTTTAAATTTTTATCTGAATAAGAAATTGTGGTTAATTTTCCATCAGATCCTAATTTATACTAATTAGATGCAGTTACTGTTGTGGTGATAACACCATTATTCTAAATCGTATTTTTTAGATTTTCGATTTCAGAAATAGCAACCTAACGAACCCATTTAGTATTCGCTGCTTGCTCCTAATTATCATTCTAAGGAATTTCTTTCTTAACTAATAGATTACCATTAACCGTTAATGTTTGAGCTTCTAATGCGTTAATAGATGCATTCTAAGCGCTGATTTTATCTTTATCTAAAGAAAGAATATTATTTCCATTGACTTTTAGATCAATTCCTTCATTTTTGAATAAAATTTCGTTAGAATTCTGTTTACCTGCTAAAGTTGTCTGAGATTTGATAGAACCAACACGTTGATTATCGGTTTTGAAAATAACAGATGACTAATTTAACCCATCAAATGTTAAATTACCAGTCATCTAGTCGCCGGATTTATCAACTTTATTATTATTTTTTAAGTCATTGAAGTCAAGTTTACCATCTGCATCAATAATAGTTTTACCAGTAGGTGTAACTAACGGTTTATTCAAAACAACATTTCTTGTTCTTTGATCTCTAGAATCATCATAACCTAACACTAAATCTGCGGGTTTATTTTTAGAACCAGCTGAGATATTTGTATTCACAAACCCATTGCTATTAGTAAATGATAATCCTGCGCCGCCATCAACTCTTGCATAAAGTTTATTAATGTACTAATTATCAATACTCAACTGAGTAAAAAATCCATTACCAAATTTTCTGTTCTATAACCCGATACTCTATGAATTATCGGAGAACGGCAAAATATTATGAGCAGACTAAGCAGTTACTAAGTCTTTATTATTTGGTCGGATTTCAGTTTCACCGTTTTTTACTAAGAAGTATTCACCACCGATATCAGCCCACTGTGGATAATTCCCTGTAGTTACAACAGTCCCAGATACTTTAGGAAAAATAATGTTCTAACCGGTTGAAGTCTAAAGAGATAATTCACCAGCTTTAGATAATTCCATTTTAGAAGTATTAGCACCTAAAGTCAAATTAATTTTAGGTGTAAAATATTCATCACCGGCTACATTAAGTTCTCTATTAATCGTAGGTCTATTTACTGTAGCTGCATTTAGCACTTCGCCTTTATCCACGTCTGGTTTAGCTGAAGTCTAAAAGATTTTGCTTGTTTTCTTGTAATACAAATTTGTTCCGTCATCCGCAAGGTTAAGATTACCTGTATGCCAGATTGTATTACCTGCAATTGTCTAGCTAGAATTTAATTGCATTTTACTTTCCTTTAAATTATACTTTTTATATTAATTATTTAAAAATCAATAGATAAAATAAAAGGCGGTTTACCCGCCTTTATAAATTATTAATTATTCTTGAAGATCTTCCGTATAAGGTATTAACATCTAGGATTTTTTAACACCGCTGTTTATTTGTTTTAAACTAGTTTTAATTTTCTTCAAGTCATCGATATTTGTAATTTGAACTTGCTCACCAGAATATAATTGAACCGGGTCATTAACACCTTTAACTAACTGAATAGCACTTGTACCTGCTTGTGTTAAACCATCAGTTGCAACCTTAGTGATATAAATTGGCTCTGCAATCATAGCACCATTAATTCCTATAACTACACTATTTTTCTTTTGAACTGGCGTTTCTAAAATAACACTACGATCGCTAACTTTTTTGATTCTAACTGTATGTCCTTTAACACCTAAAATTTCAATAGAGCCAAGACTGTTAGCATCCGCATAAGGAACTGCAACAGCCACGTCTGTATTGATCGTAATGATACCCGTAGCGATGATTTGCTGTAGATGATCTGCATTTCTAGGAGCCGTGATCTAGGCTCTAATTGTAGCATCACCTTTAATTGTTAAAATACCATTCTTAGCAGTAATCAGATTTTCGTCAAAAGTAAAACCATCGTCTGTGTATAAGAATTCTTTCCATTTGTTGTATATGTCTTGTGCTGACATAATACCTTGAACTACAACATTAATCTTTTCACCTGTCATACTGAAAGTGCATGTGCTATTATTTTCAATAGGTTTATATTCTTCATCAACGGTTAATTTAACTTCAGCTGCGATTGTTGGTGTGCCCAGTGTTGCACCGATATCTTCCGTCTGATTGACTATTTCATCAGTGTAAGTCTTGATAGTTGGGTGGCGTATTGTTCTAGACCAGTTAATAAATTCAGAGTTTGGTAAAATTACATTAGTTGGGTCTAACACTCCGGTTGGTTTTGATTCACGAGCATTAGTTGTAACTTCAGTCAGTAAATCGATGTAAGGTAACGCTTCGCCCCCAGCACTTTTCTTGAGCTTTTTGTTTTCTAAATAGATGAACTAATCTAAATACAAAGACTCTTTTGTGATGGCATCTCTATGTAATGTTGATCTATCATTTATAAAACTTTTAGCAGAGTTTGGTATATCTGATTTCATTTTGTATCGTATCTTAGCATCTGAAATATTAAAAGATTCATTGATACAAACAAACCTACATGCTCTACCATCTTGACCATTATTAACATAATTCAGTCTTAATTTGCATGAGAAGAATGCTAAAGTATTATTACCATTAATCCACGCATCACAGTCTACTGAGTTCTATTTCTGGGTGCCATCATATAAACTTAAACCGCGAACACCTATATTACCAGCACTCCAATTTAATAAATTTGGCCCGCAGTTTTTAAATGTAATATCATTTAGTTTAACACCTTTAGCTAATTCAATACACCATAGACCTTCAAACAAATTGGGTTTGCCAGGCAATCCACGAATGACAGTACCCGGGTTTGTGTATAAAAACACTTGTTCTGATGGGGATCTTCTTCTAACATGTAAGTGCATCCCTTCGATTTTATTTGCAGTAAAGTTTACACGGCCATTCTCTGGCAATACCATAACATTAGTGTTGATAAAATTAACATTCCCTTCAGTAACACGTCTTTGTTTAAATGAATGATTAATAAGAATATCACAACTATCGAAAGTTACTTCACTATTTTTACCAGTTATAGTGTTAATTCCAGGGCTGCTAGATCCTGGTTTCTCTGGTGTAGTTATTAAGATTTCATCTTTAAATAAGACCTTTTGATTTTCTTTTGTTCTAAGGTACGCGCCAGTACCATTAGACGAAGGTGGAGTACTAATCACTCGATAATTAGGCGTTGTTTGATTAGTTATATAGTCAAAATTTGAATTATCTGTTGTGCCTGAAAATGTAATCTACATCAGCTTATTTTCCTTTTGGCTAAAATATTATTACCAGTTGGGTCAGAACAAATCGTATCATAACCATCTTTAATAATTCTGTATACTTGGGATGGATTTAGTTCTTGATTTTCATAAAGGTAATAATTTTGTTGTTCATTATAATTTTTGAATTGATACTGAGTAATATAATCAATCCAAGATTTTTCATTCGTTTGAGGACTTGTATTAGGAAGATTTAATCTATGAGCTATAGATCCAGTTGCATCTGAAACATAAGTGTCAAATCCAGAACCAGCTCTTACATAATAAACCGTATTTGGTTTTAATTCTTCTCTAGACGGCAGCGAATGAATTAATTTTTCAAATCTAATTAATGGCATTTCGGTTGCCTCATTATAAAATTCTTTATTTCTTATATATTTAATTTTGGTTGGATCCCACGTAATTTTTAATCCAAAAAGAATTAAATATCCATCACCCTGTTCTGAAATATTATCTTCATTTTCTACTGTAAATGTTACAGGATCCCCATTAAAGGGAACTAATTTTAGCGATCCGGTATTATACTATTTTGCAATAATCTAAAATTTACCAATTACTTCAGTTTGTTTTATTGAACTACGGGCTAAATCAAAAATATAAAATTTGTATTTAGCATTTAATAAATCATTTGCTGTTATTACATTTTCAATATTATACTAATTAGTGATATCAAAAATGGCTTTCATATGATACTCGGCATATTCCCTCACACGCCCCGCTAAAGTATGATATCCAGTTAAATCTATATGTTCTGTCCATATACACATCATCGACCCCAATACCTTTGATGTATCTTTTAAACGAGTAAATGTATTTTGATAACCAAAAACAGATAAATCCCATCTTTCAATCTAGTCTCTACCGGCGTAAACCGAGTTCCAGTTAGTAAAATCTCTTGTATCGTTAGGAACAGAATAACAAAACCAAGCAGTTGAGTTCCATAAATTATTCCCGTAATCTGAAATTTCTTGAGCAGTTGCTCTTGTTCTTAATCGTTCTGCTTCTACTTCCGATCCTTTTGTTGCTTCGCCAGATTGACTCCAATAAACAACATCTATCCTTGTATTCAAAAGACCTTTTTGTAAAATATCTTTGGTGATAAAATCATTCCAGACTTTTGTTCTGCAATTATATGTTTCTAAAATCCACAACTACAAATTATTAAAAAAATTACATACATTCACGGGAGTATTTTCTGTTCCGAATTCAAATTCATCTCCACCTAAATGAATCGTTTTTGTATTAGTAAAAGCACCCATCAATTCAGCAATTAATTCTTTCACTAACTTATAAGTTTCGGGGGAACCTAAATGTAATTGGTATCCCCCTTCGTGGGTTCTTACTGAATTCCAGTAATCCCAATTATGATTGAATAATAAATCAAGCAGTTTATTAGAATGAGCTGGAAGTTCCAATTCTGGAATTAATTCAATTCCTAATGATTTTGCGTATTCAGAAAGATCCCGGATTTCATCTAACGATAAAACACTTTTATTTTCAAGTCTTCCTTCTGAATTAGCTGGATTGCCTAATACTTTCGATTCAATAGCGTAATGATTAGAATCACAGAAGTGAAGCTGAACATATTTTCCCCCAAGTTTTGCAACTTGTCCGATAATAAATCTGATATCCTGGTAATCAAAAGATTTTCTAGCTATATCTAACATTAAACCGCTTGACTTCATATTACCAACTTACTGAATCCCATTGAGTTTTAACAGCTTTACCTTTATATGTTAATGCTCCGCTTGCATCTTCATTTAATTGATCTAAAACTGTTTTATTTTCATGACTGTGCATGTTTTGTACAGCTTGATCGATTTGTGCAACTGTAGAATTTGGTTTATCAGCTAAATTTGCCCAAGATAAATTCAAGTCCATTGACTCAGTTTCAGAAATTTTAATCCATTGATCATTATTTCTTAAATATCTTGCACCGCCACGAGTAACAGTTGAATCCTAAGATGCATCAATAACATATACTTCAGATCCATTAACAACTGCGGTTAATAAATCACGTTCAGTAATGCTTTGAACAACTTTTAATGAACCTTGAGATTTTTTGAGTTCTTCGATTAAGATTTTTGCATCTTTTTCAGAAAAACTTCTACGTGCTTTACCGCTTTTCTATGTTACATATACCTCAACATAGTTTTCATTTTCTTGATCAGCAATTAGATAAATCTAATCAGCTTTAAGACTAGCAGGTAACGACGTTTCTTTAAAAATTTGGAATTGTGCCATTTATTTTTCCTTTACCAATTAGTTGATGCCCACTGAAATGTTTCGTCCTCTTTAACCTTTACGCCTTTCTTCTTCAAGTAATCAGTAATCCCTTTTACTTGCTGAGATAATTCATGAACCGGTCTATTTAAAACGCCAACATCGTTTTCATCTTTATATCCAGTAAGGTATTCACCGTCTTTTATGTAGTTAATATTTTCCATGAATACACCTATGAAATTTAAATAATATAATAAATTTATTTAATAAAAGGTTTATTCACGTGAAAGAAAATCAACATCTAAATTAGGCCATTGATGTTACAAAAAGATTAGACTATATTCGTAATGGGGAACCGTTAGCAGGATATATTTCTGAGAATGATGTTGGGCCTTTGAACAGAACAGCAAAACAATTACATGATTTTATTATTTTCTTAAAAGATGAAATCGTGGAATTAAAAGGAAAAATTAAAGAACCTGAAGTTACTGAAGAAGTTAAAACAGAACAACCTACTCAATTAGTAGAAATTTCTGAAAGAATTGACCATATTCAAAAAGTTGTTGCTGAAAGATTAACAGAATCAGATAAAAGACTCCAAAGAATTGATAATGATATAGATCAATACTTAAGAGCAAAACCGTAGAACTTCTTGGACTACAGCACAATCCAACAATTAGAAAAAACAATCGAAACATTAGAACGTAAAGTTCTCGAATTAGAAAAAATTAAGGTCAAAGAAGTTTTAGCAGAAAGCCCTAACGGATTAACTGAGGAACAAATTGCTCCTTATATTGCATTAATTAATTCTTTAGAATCTAAAGTAAGAAAAATTGAAATAGAAATTGGTAATTATGATAGAGAATAGAATCAAGGTTCTGGATTAAAAAATCAAGTTAACCAATTATTAAAAATTACAGCAAGAACAACTGATTTATTAAATTCATATTCAACAACTTTATCACAAGCACAAGAAAGTAAAATTATTGAATTATTAGATGCTAAAATCTAGCCATTAAAAATTAAATCAGAACAGTCATTTAGTATTTCAAAAGAAATTAACGAAAGAATGACCGCTCATGAAAATAAAATAAATCAGTTTGAACAAAAATTTGATGTTTTGGATTTATTAGAAAACCAATAGTTATAGAGTTTTTTAGTTGATATTCAAACAGATGCTAAAGAAGCAAAAGCTAGATCATTAGAAAATAAAACAAAATCAACCGAGTTAGAAGAACAATTAACATCAACAACTGATAAAGCTGATGCTAATAAATCTGATCTTGACAAATTAAAAACATTAATTGGTTCATAGGAATTAATTACCAATTAGATTTTATAGACTTTAGAAACTGTTGTTGGAACAATCGGTTCACCTACAGTTGAAAATTCTATTGTTGGTCAATTAACTCAGATTCAGACATTAAAAAGCGAATTCTCTGAAAACATTCAAAATATCAATTTGATTATTGGTTAGAATGTTCCTGGGCAAGAAACTGGTTTCTATAGATTATTAAATGAAGCTAAACTTGGTAAAGTGTCGTATTATAAATTTAGAATTCCAGATGAAGCTAAAAAATATAAAAGACTTTAGATAACATTACCAGATTATATTGCAAATAAAGGTAATTCATTTATTGTTAGAACATACCAAGATCATAAGAATTTTATTGTTTCATATGATCAAGCATCTAAAAAATTATTTTTGGATTTAAGCCAACTTTAGTCTGCAACTGATATTATTATTCTTCCAATTAAAGTTGAAGAATCTGGTATTTCTGAATCAAGTATTGAATACATTGAATTAAAAGAAGGCGCTGAAGCATGAATACAATAATTAGTAACCCAAGACAATTAAAAGATCTTATTTTACGTCGTTTAGGTGCTCCTGTTATTAATATTGAAATCACCGAAGAACAAATCTATGATTGCATTTACAGAGCTTTAGAATTATATGGTGAGTATCATTATTCTGGTCTAAATAAAAACTATTATATTATTAAAGTCTCTGAGGCTCAAGCAAAAACTGGTTTATTTGAAATGCAACCTTAGATTTTTGCTGTTACTAGAATCATTAGAACGAGTTCTGGTGCATTTTTAGGAATGGGTGGTGGTACTATGTATACATGGGTTTCTGATTTCGTACAGAGCATTATGGGGAATAATATGAACTAGGGTCAATGTTATTCTGCATAGACTTTATCTGGTATGGGCGGTAATTTATCTTATTATAGTTCTATGATGTCCGGTTTAAATTTAATGCAAGATGTATTAAATCCATTGCCAGAATTTTTTTACAATACACAAAACAATCAACTCCAAGTGTATAAAAATTTCTAGGAAGGCGATTTGTTAGTGATAGAAGCTTATACTAAGTCCTTCGATAACGATTTGGACTTTTCTGATAATTACTACCGAGCAGGTAACGTCATTTATGCTGGTGAAAAACAAGAACAAGTATACGGCCAGACTAGATACGAAAATCCGCAATTATATGCAAGAGTTGGATCTGGGGAAATTGTAACTAACTTATACTAGAATACAAACGATCAGTCCGCTTTTGATAACAGATGGCTTAAAGATTATTCGACTGCATTAACAAAAGAAGTTTGGGGTCAAATTTTATCAAAACATCAAGGTATGAGTTTACCAGGTGGGGTTCAAATTGATGGTAATAGATTAATTCAAGAAGCAAAAGAAGAAATTCAAAATCTTCGCGAGGAATTATATCAATTAACTATACCTGATATGATTTTATATGGGTGATTTATGTTTGCAAAATTAGAAAATCAAAAAGATTATATTTAGAGCACTAATAAAGATTACTTTTTAAATCCTTATTTTAATAATCATAATCATGATGGGCAGCAAACTTTACAAGATATTTTGGTTCAAGAATCAATTCAGTCTAGAGGGATTGAATTGGTTTATTTAGAAAGAGATCAAACGAATTTAGATTTATTATACGGAGAAGATCCACAGAATGAATTTAATAATGCTAAAAAGTTTGTTGCTTATTTAGAATCTTTTGATGGTTATTAGGGCCAAAATGAATTTTTCTAGAAATTCGGAATGTCTGTTAACGATGAAATTACATTACAAATAAATCCTAATTTGTTTAATCAACAAACTGGGACATTTCCTAAAGAAGGTGATTTATTATATTTCCCGATGGACAAAGCATTATTTGAAATTACTTGGTGTACTCCTAGGGATTAGTTTTATCAAAATGGTGTTTTATAGATTTAGAAGATTCAAGCTCAAAAATTCATTTACTCCCATGAGAAAATAGATCCTAAATTACAAAATACAGAAATCAGTTCTGATATGTATAATTTAGATTTAAATGAATTAACTAAATTTGAATCAGATGATTTAGAATAGCTATTTGGATTATCAGAACAGTTAGAAAAATCTACTGATGTGTATAAAGATCAATTAAAAGAAGATAAATTTATTAAGAAAAGTTTTGAGAAGATTAATATTGACACAAGCCCAGTTAATGGACAAACCAGTGAAGATATTGAATTTTTAGATGAGGATTATTAATGAGAACAAATGTTGAAAATGCTTTTAACTTTCCAGGTTGGGCTTAGAGACTTGGGACTGGAAGTATATCATGGAGAGCAAGAACTGAATTTGGTATTAGTTAGTCATTTTGGTTATAGTCGTTGAGAATAAAACGTGTAACTATAACTTTAGGAGATGAAGATATTTGGAATTCATTTGGTCGTGTTAGAAATGTACGCCAAGACCCAGTTAGAAATTTCATTCTTAGTAATGTAGATGCTTATACAGAGTTAACCGTGATATTCACTGGTAGATTTGCACATAATAACATTTAGTGGAATCCTCATAA